CCTTATGTAGCAACACTTTACAACATTCTCATTTTGAGACGGGGGTGTGCCGAGGTGAGGCATTTTGCTACAGGTGACGCATTTTGCTACAGCATTTTGCTACACCACCTTTGGGGTCGCCGTAAGTGCTTGAATCATAAGGAGTTACGTCGAGCGGGGCGGGCCGATTTTGCCGTAAGTCCTTATGGCACAATGGTTTGCGTCGAATTCTTAGAGGATCGTACCATCCCCCCTTATGCGGTACAGTATGCCGCCTATGCTGTACAGATATATACCCCCGCCCATATGTTGTACAAACATAGCCGAATAACCATGATGAGCAACAAGGCGGTGAAGTGTATTGTATACCTGATTCGTCATATCAAGCATTCTCCACGATCACGCTCACAACCTTGTCGGTATACATGGACCGATAGCCCACAGTATCATCGTTGACCAGAATCAACGTTCCCTTGTTCGGAATCTCACGAACGCTAACCAGTTCACCGGTGAACGATTCGCCAGTACTATAGACCACGCTCAACCTATCGCCAACATTGAAAACCATCTTTTTCTCTCTTTCTCAGGATACCTTTGCGGATTCTGCCTTGTAAATCGGATAAAACTGTTCGAATGAAAGGTTAGTATACTTCAGCACACCGGCCACGTACAGGTCATACCGATCATGCGTACCTTCGGTCACCGTCCAAACGATATACCGATAGTCCTGAGTCCAACGCTTCATCTTTTTCTCTCTTTCTTGTGTCTTGATTCTACCAAACTTTTCTGGCCGCATCAACCCCCTTTATAGGGGATCAGTGAGAAAACTGAGCGTCATATTCCGATTCGAGCATCGCGTCATCCGCATGAATCGTTGCACGACCATCGGAACATTCGACCACCATCCGATCACCAAAGACCTCGACCACCACACCACAGTATTCGGGCTGATCGAAAACAAACTCCCACACCACACGATCACCAACCGCGAACCCGTTTCCGTTTTCCATTTTTCGCTCTCTCTTTCTTTGTTGTCCTATATATATGCACACGCCGTGCCATTCGAGAAAAAAAATACGATTTTCCATAACCCCTTGAAAAATATAGGGTTACAGCATTCTCAATTTGAGACGCGGTAAGGATCACTGTAGCATTTTGCGTCACACTGTAGCATTTTGCACAGCATTTTGCTACACCACCTTTGGGGTCATCATAAGTCGTTACAGAGTAAGCACTTACGTCGAGCGGGGCGGATCAATGTTGTCACAAGTCTAGTCCCCATAAACACTTAGGGGGTTTTTTCATTTTCTCGTGGTTTTACAACACAGTCTCAAAAATCCCCAGGACATTCATAAGCAATACGGACTCAAAAATTTAAATGTATCACCTAAACTTTCTTATTAGCCCGTAGATTCTTTCTGCTTCTACCTCTCTTTTGATACGATATGCTAAATCTTCTGTCTCTATTAGAGTCTAAAATTTCTGGATATTTTTTTCTAAGATCTAACTTTCTTTCCCAGCTATATACAGCATAAGATATTTTTGTATCTTTCCATTTTTGATTAGCTTTCCATCTGTCAGAGAAGTATTCACTTAGCTTTACTGGATCAGCATGAAATTCCAACCATTTCTTCTCAAATAATTGTGGAAAATTCCCCCTTTTATCAAAAGCATTGTCTCTATGATTTCCTTTTTCTAGATGATCAGGATTTTTACACTTAGAGTTACCACACTTGTGTCGTATTAATTCAGGATATTCTCCATACTTCTCCCAATAAGCCACTCTGTGCGCATAAAAATATTTCTTTTCACCAGGCCCCCAATCTCTAAAAGCTACCACCTTTAGCTTAGCATATCCATACTTATCCACATATCTACTTTCCCAACAACCGTTATTCGTTAAGATACGATCTTTATACGAATTAAGAGTTATAGCTTTTTCTAGCCATGGTAATATATCTTCTTCTTTAGTAGGTTTCCACGAATTTATCAAACAAGATTCATTAAATTTTGCTAATACTTTAGATTCATGTTCCAACACATCTTTATCATCACATTCCTGCACAATTCCCATATGCATAGTATAGTTATTATTTGTAAAAAATTCTAATAACTTAGAAGACGAATGTTTTTTTAATTTTAATGTACGTATATGGTCATTTAATCTTTTTTTAATATTCGCACTACTGCCTATATATAATTGAATATTATTAAAATTTGTTTTACTAATAAAATATATAGCATAAACACCACTAATATTATTTTTTATATTATCCAGATTCTGTATCTTATTCCATTTAGCTATATGAGAATGATTTACTCTGCATTTAATATTTCTAATTTTCATAATCAAACTTAATGTACTTTTAGATACATTATAATATTTAGATAAATAGTTTAAACTTAATCCTTCTCTATATTTATCTACGAATTGTATTTCTTCTTGAGATGTTAAAAACTTTTTTAACTTTCGTTTTTTACTATCTTTAGATTCTTTTGGTCTCATAATTTTATGTATGTATATAATAAAAGGAGCAGAAAAATCTACTCCTCTTACTACCTAGTCTTTGTTGAAAATTTATATACCATCAAGAAAAATGTAGCTGCTCAACACTAGTAATATTTTTATTTTTAGACGGACGACCTCGTGGTTTGTTGAGTTTTAATTTTCTGCGTTGTCTTCTGATCATAGCAGTATTAATATTAGAATTAGTTAATTGACTTAATTTAGCAGCTAATTCTTCATCATTGGTGGTTTGATAATTATTAGTGATAAAATCTAGCTCTTGTGCGGTCCATTTTTTATAATTAGCCATAATAGTAGTTCCTTGTAAAAGTTGACAAATTGTAACACAATGTTATTATATTAACGTTTGACCAATTTAACGCAAGGTGTTTACATGAAAAATAACCCACAACCAACTCCCGTAGATTCTGTGTTAGTAGCCAAAGCTTCAGGATGTTTGAATATAAATAATGATTTACAAATGTCTGATGGTAAAAGTATAGCACAATTAATATATGAAGAAGAAAAAAACCAACAAACTACAAAATAATGTAACTGAAGAAGAATTTTTACAAGTTTTAGATAATATATCAAAAAGACTTGCTCATAAATTTAAATTCGGATATCACAGCTACGAAGATATGAAGCAACAAGCTGCTATATTTGCTCTAGAAGGCTTAGAGAAGTATGACAATTCTAGACCTCTTGAAAATTTTTTATGGACCCACGTAAGAAACAGACTATTTAATTACAAAAGAGACAACTTTCAAAGACCAGATAAACCATGTTTAACTTGTCCATTTTACGATCCATCAAATAAACAATCATTTAATCAGTGTGCTAAATTTTCAGATAAAAATGACTGTGCAGAATATTCGTCTTGGTTTAAACGTAATAATAATAAAAAAAATATTATGAAACCAATAGGCATAGAGGATCTTACAAATCAGAATATTTCTACAGAACAATCCATTCCCGATATGGTAGCCAACGAACAAATTATTCAAATACTAGACAAAGAGATTCCTGCACAATTCCGCGCATCATATCTCAAATTAAAATACGGAGAAAAAATTTACAAACAAGATCTTACTAAACTAATTAATTGTATCAAAGCTATTCTAACAAATTATAATTACGATGTCTAATTCAATACCTAAAAAAAGAGGCCAATTAAGTCTTGAAGAAGAAAAATATATACGAGATAATATTAGCACACTAACTATTGAAAATATTGCTAATCATTTAAATCGCAGCATAGCCCCCATAGAAAAATATATTCAACAAACTAAATTAACGCATACATCATCAGATGATCAAATATTAAAACAAAAATTATATCTAAAAACTTTTTGGAGCGAGATAGAAAAACAATTTGACAAAGAGACCGGAGAACTAGAATACTTCGAAAATACATGGGTCGGACTAATTAAACAATTTAGGGAAGATGTTCTTCCTGCTGAAGAATTACAAATCAAACAATTTATTACTATTGATATTCTTATTAATCGGAGTATGAAAGAACGTAAAAGACACATAGCAGATACTGAAAAACTACAAAACGAGGTTGATAAAGAATATGCTAAACCAGAGGATCAAAGAGATATTCCGAAATTGGCCAACCTGGAAACGCAATTATCGTTCGCCCGTAACAGCATCGCTAATTATACTAATGAATATACCAAGCTTCTTAACGAACAACAAAAAATTAGTAAAGATCTTAAAGCTACTCGTGAACAAAGGATCAAAAGAATAGAGGACGGCAAAAGTTCTTGGGTAGGACTTATACGAATGCTTGAAGATGAAGAAATAAGAGAAAAAGAGGGCAAAGAGATGGAAATTTTGGCTATAGCAGCAAATCAAGTAAAAAACAAACTATCCGATTACCATTCATATGCTGATAATACTTTGGACAGTCCATTTTTAACACCAGAAACTATTTTACAACGAGAGGACTAAAATGCAAACGGCCATTATCACCGGCATCACAGGACAAGACGGTAGCTATCTAGCTGAACTACTACTAGAAAAAGACTATAAAGTTGTTGGAATGTATAGAAGAAGCAGTATTAATAATTTTGATAGAATTCATCATCTAATAAAATCGCCCCATTTAATTTTAGAAGAATGCGATTTAACGGACCCGTCCGGTATATGTTCTTTAGTAGACAAATACAAACCAGATGAAATTTACAACCTTGCTGCTCAAAGTCATGTTGGATCATCTTTTAAAAATCCATCAACCACAATAGAAATTGATACTGTAGGAGTTGTTAATCTTTTAGAAGCTATTAGAACACGTTCCTCATCTACCAAGTTTTACCAGGCTAGCACTAGCGAAATGTACGGTAAAAATTACGACACATCCAAATACGACGAACCTTATCAGGACGAAGACACCACTTTTCTGCCTCAGAGTCCTTATGGTGTTGCAAAATTAGCTAGTCATAGACTAGTAGGTATTTATCGTGAAGCTTATGGATTATTTGGTTGCTGTGGCATACTATTTAATCATGAAAGTCCACGACGTGGTGAAAATTTTGTTACTCGTAAAATCACTAAATATATTGGAGATCTAGTTAATAATCGAACAACCTCAAATCTACAATTAGGTAATCTTAGTGCTAAAAGAGACTGGGGACATGCTAAAGACTATGTTAAAGCTATGTATTTAATGATGCAGTATGATAATCCAGATGATTATGTTATAGCTACAGGTAATACATATAGCGTATACGATTTTCTTAAACTATCTTTTAATAAGATAAATATGGATTATAAGAATTATGTTACTATAGATGAAAATTTATACAGACCAGCAGAAGTACAGTATCTTAGAGGTATTTCATCAAAAGCACAAAAAACACTAAACTGGGTTCCAGAATATTCTTTTCAGGAATTGGTTTATGAAATGGTAGACAATGATGTGGGAATACTAGATCATGTTTAGAAATTTTAGAGATCCCAAATACAAAGAGTGGCGTAACAGTGTATATTCTAGGGATAATTTTAGGTGCAGATGGCCTAATTGCGATAAAAACAGAAAACTTAATGCTCATCATATAAAAACTTGGTCTGATTATCCATCTTTAAGATTTAATGTTAATAATGGTATTACTCTGTGTAAATATCATCATGATCTTATTAAGGGTATGGAAGAAATTTATGCAGCCGTTTTTTTAAAGATATTAGCAGATGATAGACTTCAGTAATTTTCATATAATAATAGATACCAGAGAACAACATCCATGGACTTTTGAGCACATGACTAAAAGCGTATCTAAATTAGATACTGGAGACTATTCGCTACAAGGATTAGAGCACCTATTTTGCATAGAGCGTAAAGGTAGCGTAAGCGAGTTTGCAAATAATATAACGGAAAAAAGATTTAAAGATGTTATTGATAGAATGAATAAAATTCCTCATGCTTTTCTGTTATTGGAATTTGAACTACAAGATGTTCTCGTTTATCCAGTAGGATCAAATGTTCCTAAAAGAATGTGGGATAAATTAAAAATAACACCAAAATTTATTTTAAAACATATAAATGAACTACAATTGCTCCATAATATTAAGGTACTTTTTTGTGGCGATGCGAGCAATGCTGAACAAATGGCTATTAGTTTAATGAGAAAAATATATGAACTCCACGGACAACCAAAAAAAGATATTTAGTGATGCATGGTTAGGTCTTGGAGATTTATCCAAGGTAATTATTTCTTCTAATCCTATGATTAATAGGAACGAAAGCGAAATAGAAAATCCCGATCTTCATCTGTTAAAAATATTAAAACAAACCAAATACATAGGGTCAACATGTAAATTATTATTTGATATAGAGCTTCATCCGATACAAATAGCGATTCTACAAGAATTCTGGATTAGACCATTCCCAATGTTTGTTGCTAGTCGTGGTTTCGGCAAATCATTTTTAATGAGCTTATATTGTATACTAAAATGTATTTTTGTTCCTGGTACCAAAATAGTAGTAGTTGGTGCGGGTTTTAGACAAAGCAAAATACTTTTTGAATACATGGAAAATATCTGGCGTACGAGTCCTATATTACGTAGTATTTTTAATGGTAATGATGATGGTCCACGACGAGATGTAGACAGATGCACATTACGATTAGGAGATAGTTGGGTTATTGCTATTCCTATGGGTGACGGCTCAAAGATTAGAGGCTTAAGAGCTCATATTATTATAGCAGACGAATTTGCCTCTATGTCCTCGGAAATTTATGAAACAGTAGTCTCCGGTTTCGCTGCTGTATCTGCTAGTCCTATAGAGAATGTAAAACAGGAAGCTAAGAAAGCAGCAATGATAAAAGCTGGTTTATGGAATGATCAATTAGAAACACTATCTTATAAACCCAGTAATCAGGCTATTATTAGCGGAACAGCAGACTATGGATTCAAACATTTTGCTAGTTATTGGAAAAGATATAAGAGCATTATAGAAAGTAAAGGCGATATCAATAAACTCAAAGAAATTTTTAATGGAGAAATTCCAGATAATTTTAATTGGAAAGACTATAGTATTATAAGAATACCATACGAATTAATTCCAAAAGGATTTATGGATGATAAACAAGTAGCACGAGCAAAAGCAACAATCCATACCGGCATATATAATATGGAATATGCTGCGTGTTTTATTAATGATAGTGAAGGATTTTTTAGAAGAAGTCTAATAGAAAGTTGTGTTGTTAGCGACACAAATCCTATCTCTATTAATAATAGAAACATTTCTTTTGATGCTACTATAGCAGGCAATACTAATCATGAATATATTTATGGAGTTGATCCGGCTAGTGAAAGAGATAATTTTAGTATAGTAATACTAGAAATACATCCCGATCACTCCAGAGTCGTATACTGCTGGACAACTAATAGAAATAATTTTAAAGAAAGACAAAAAACAGGATTAGTACAAGAACATGACTTTTATGGATTTTGTGCAAGAAAAATTAGAAATCTAATGAAAACCTTTCCTCCCAAAATAATAGGCATGGACGCTCAGGGTGGTGGCGTAGCTATAGAGGAAGCTTTACATGATCCATACAAAATAGAGCAAGGCGAACAATTAATCTGGCCAACTATTAACTATGAGAAAAGCAAAGATACGGATAATCAATCTGGTTTGCACATACTTGAACTCGTTCAATTTGTTAAAACAGAATGGACAAGTCAAGCTAATCACGGATTACGCAAAGACTTAGAGGATAAATTATTATTATTTCCTCGTTTTGATAATCTAACACTAGGTCTAGCCTTAGACAAGGAAGGTAAAGATATATTATCTACTAATTTAAACTCTCCTATTTATGATAGTTTAAGCGAATGTATTCTAGAAATAGAAGATTTAAAAGACGAATTAACAACTATAGTAATGACACAAACAAGTTCCAGCGCTGGCGCTAGAGACAGATGGGACACTCCAGAAATTAAAATGAATAATGGCAAGAAAGGACGATTACGTAAAGACCGTTATAGTGCTTTATTAATCGCTAATATGTTAGCTAGACAAATCAGAAACACTTTGTCTCAACCATCTTATGATATTATCGGAGGCAACAGAAATACTATTGTGGACCAAAAGGGAGATATGTATAAAGGACCAGAGTGGTTTACCAACGAAGCAAATAACGATATTTATTTAGGAATTTACAAATAACAGTGTAATTAGAATATAATAACATTACATTACAATTAAAAAAAAATAATATGAAAAAATATCCAAAAAGTGATCAAATTCAAGATGCAGAAACTATAGGACAGGAAGCTTATGTAACATGGGGCGATGATCTTAGCTCCAAACAAGAAGCTTTGAATAAATCCTCAGAATCCATGTCTGAGTATACAATGATAGAAAGAGCTTCTGCGATGAGAAGGTATGGTCTAGATTATTCTAATTTAGATACTAATACATCTGGTCGTCCAGGATTAACCAGACTAGATTATGACTTTTTTCGTCCTGACGAGGCCGTTCCTAGGCAAATTAAATTTATATTAAAAAAAGCAGACGATATTTATCAAAGAGTAGGATTGGTTAAAAATGTAATTGATCTTATGGGAGATTTTGCAGCTCAAGGGATTAGAATTGTACATAAAGATAAAAAAATAGAAAAATTTTACAAAAAATGGTTTAATAAAATTAGAGGTAAGGAAAGAAGTGAAAGATTTCTAAATAACTTATACAAGAGTGGAAATGTTATTATTAATAGGCAAACAGGGAAGTTAAGTCTAAAAGTAGTTAAAGATCTATATAAATCTATAGCAAAACCAGATCTACTTATAGATAGTATAGAAAATATCAAAATAGAAAAAAAAGAAATTCCATGGAGATATACTTTTATAGATCCTATATATGTAGAGGTTGCAGCCGGATCGTTAGCCTCTTTTGTTGAAGATAAAAGATACGAACTAGTACTACCGGCTACGCTTAGAAAAATTATTAATGCTCCAAAAACAGAATCCGAAAAACAAATTATTGCTCAGTTACCACAACAAATTATAGAGGCAGCAAAATTTAAGAAAAATTATCCACTAGATCCGGATAAAACATTGGTATTTCATTATAAAAAAGACGATTGGCAAAGATGGGCTTTTCCCATGGTATACTCTATTATGGACGATATTACTGTAATTGAAAAATTAAAATTAGCTGATATGGCAGCTCTTGACGGAGCCATAAGCAATATAAGAATTTTTAAACTGGGCAGCCTAGAACATAAAATAGCTCCCACCAAAGCAGCAGCAGCTAAACTAGCTCAAATTTTAGGAAACAATGTTGGTGGAGGAACAATGGATCTTATTTGGGGACCAGACATAGAATTATTGGAAAGTAAAACTAGTGTACATCAATTTCTTGGAGAAGGCAAATATATCCCTCATCTCAATGCTGTTTACGCAGGACTAGGTATTCCGCCCACTTTAACCGGCACATACGGCGCTGCTGGTACTACTAATAATTTTATTAGTCTCAAAACATTAACTCAAAGACTTCAATATGGTAGAGATATCCTCACAGAATTTTGGACTAACGAAATCTTACTTGTTCAAAAGGCTATGAATTTTAAACAACCAGCAAAAATAGAATTTGATAGAATGGACTTAAGTAATGAAGAAGCTGAAAAAGCTTTACTAATTCAATTAGCAGATAGAAATTTAATTAGTGATGAATTATTACAAACCAGATTCGGTTTAGATCCTGATATGGAAAAATCAAGACTAGTAAGAGAGAAAAAAGAAAGAAAATCAAGAAAAATGATACCAAAAGCGGGACCGTGGCACGATCCTAATCCAGAAAATGCTTTGAAAAAAATAGCTTTACAAAGCGGTATAGTAACTCCTAGCGAAGTTGGTTTATCACTAGATCCAAAAAAGAATGGAGAAAAAAATTCTTTGGAACTCAAGCAAGCTTTAACACCAACAAAGTTGGCAAAAGATTCCTCAGAATCTTTGCCAGGAGAACCGCAGCAAGGCAGACCCAAATTATCTAAGGATTCCACAAAAAGAAAACCCAAACAATTTTCACCACAAACCGGCGCCAAGCTTATGGTATGGGCAAACCAAGCCCAGGAAGAAATTAATAATATTATTAATCCTATAATGCTAGATTTTTTCCAAAAGAAAAATATGAGAAGTTTATCCAATGAACAACACAAAGAATTAGACAGGTTAAAAACCGGAATATTTCTATCTTTAAAACCTTTCTGCTCAATCTCTAATGAAATAATTATGTCTAATATTAAAAATGTAAATTATCATTTAATTGATCAATATAGTGTATGGTTAAAACAGCTATCCGCAGATTTTAGTCGAGATCTAACAGTTGAAGATCAAAAACAAGCCAAGGCTTCTTTTTATAGTTATCTCAACCAAGATAAAGGCATATAATATATGATTATATATGAACAAGAAAATAGTGATGGATTATCAGAAAAAATTTCTGGCTCTTTTAGCATAGCATACAATTCATTGTTATCCCCATTTACTGTTGAAAATAATAAGTTTCAAGATAAAATTGCTGCTTCTTTTAATGATCCGGATCTATATTATGTTCAATCTATTCTTGTTAGTTCTTCCTGGAATCGTAATGATGATATTTTTGATAAGCAAGAAATATGGGCTGCTAGAAAAACACCAGAAGACAAGCCAACAAATTTAGAACACGATGAGAATACTATAATTGGCCATATAATTTCTAATTGGACAATCGACGACGAAGGAGAATTATTGCCAGAAACTATTAATATGGATGAACTACCAGATAAATTCCATATAGTTACAGGTTCAGTAATATATAAATCGTATAGCACCCCAGAACTTAGAGATAGAGCAGCAAAACTTATAGCAGAAATAGAAAATGGCACAAAATATGTTAGTATGGAGTGTTATTTTAATGGTTTTGATTATGGTTTAATCAATAAGGTTAATGGTCAATATAAAATATTAACAAGAAATAATGACACAGCTTATTTAACAAAATATTTAAGAGCATATGGTGGACAAGGCGAACATGATAATTATAAGATTGGTAGGGTATTAAGAAACATCACATTTAGTGGAAAAGGTTTTGTTGACAAACCAGCAAATCCAGATAGTATAATTTTTCATAAAGAAATTATAACAAAAGCAAATATAAAAAATGAACATTTGACAAATTTAGGTGTATCAGATATTAATCCAATAATTAATGTAGATATGGAGAAAAATATTATGAATGAAAATTTAGAAAAAGAAGTTGCCGAGATAAATAAAAAACTTGATACAGTTTCAGCATCGTGTGCTGATCAAGTTGAACAAGCTCGTTCACTAGCTTCTGAACTTCAACAATCCAACCAAGAATTAGAGGCAGCCATGAAAGAAAAAGACGAAATGGTCAAGAAAGAAAAAACAAAAAGCGAAGAACTCCAATCTGCATTCGACAAAGCTCTTTCTGAAAAAACAGTTGAGTTCGAAGAAGCTGCTAAAAAATGGAAAGAAGAAAAATCCATGATGGAAGAAGATATGAAGAAAGTAAAATCAGAACTAGATGTCGCTATGGAAGCCATATCAGCTTACAAAATGAAAGAAGAAGAAATGGCTAAAAAAGATAAGATGTTAAAACGTAAAGCATCTTTAGTCGAAGCCGGTTTAGAAGATGATGTAATTGCTTCTACACTAGAAAAATTTGAAAACATAGACGATGAATCTTTTGAAGTTATGGCATCTTTATTCATGGCTATGGCCGCTAAAATGAAAAAAGAAGAAAAAGCAATGATGATGAATAAAAAACTAATGTCTTCTGAAGAAGATACATCGCTAGAAACAGCTCTTGATACTGTTGAGACAGATGACGCAGTAAGCATTAGTGTTGGTAACGATGAACTAGAAGCAGAATCGTCTCATGCGAGTATTCGTGCAGAACTTGTAGAATTTGTAAGCGCTAGACTAGGTAAAACCTCGAAATAAGGGAGAAAAAATATGGCTCTTAAACCAGATCGTGTTGAATTACAAACAGATGTGTCTTTTTTCATGAATACCACAGCTACCAGAGGCGGTGTCGCTTCGGTATCTACCGGAGGTTCCGGAGTTGCTATGGATGATGCAGCCGCTGTTGTAGCATATGCTACATCCACAAGCGGAGCAAAACCAGTTGGTGTTCTTTTAAATGATGTTGTTAATCTAGATTTAACTAGACAACATATTAATTGGCATAAAGATGAGGTACAAGTAGGTGGCAAAGTTACTTTGCTACAAGTTGGTCAAGTAACAACCAATATGGTTGTTGGTACTCCAAGTGCTGGTGCCACAGCTTATGTAGGCGTTAGTGGTAATTTCTCTGCCACTCCTCCAACAGATGCTTCTACAGAAGATGAGGCTTACAGAGTTGGTAGATTTTTAAGCTCAAAAGATTCAGATGGTTATGTCAAAGTAGCAGTAAATATTGCCTAATAACAAATAAAGGGAGAAAACAAACATGTCAGCAGTAAATACCAAATCTTTTCAACCAACTCCAGAATTAACTGATCTTTTGATCAGATCTGGTTCACAGCACAGAGAAACATCTCTTGCTGCTAATTCAGAGTTTGCTAAAGCTTTAGAACAACCATTACGTCAGGGTATTCTTAACGGCAATATTCTTGATGGTATTTTTGAGCCAATTACACTAGCTCAAAGTGCTACTCCAGAATTTCCATTAGATTTCTTGGCTCCTGGTACAGAAAAGGACTTTGTGGCATACACAATTCCTAATCATGGTTATATTCCAGAACGTCATGTTGAGGGCGATTATGTTATGGTCCCAACATTCGATATTGGTGCAAGTATCGATTATCTTTTAAAGTATGCTAGAGATGCTCGTTGGGATGTTGTTGGTCGTGCTATGGAGGTGCTAGAAGCTTCGTTCGTTAAGAAAATGAACGACGATGGCTGGCACACACTATTGGCTGCTGGCGTTGATCGCAATATCGTAGTATACGATAGCGACGCTGCTGCTGGTCAATTTACAAAGCGTCTTGTTAGCTTAATGAAAACTGTTATGCGTCGTAATGGTGGCGGTAATAGCGCTAGTAATAATCGTGGTATGCTAACAGATCTTTATGTATCCCCTGAAGCTATGGAAGATATCCGTAATTGGGGTGTTGATCAAGTTGACGAAATTACTCGTCGAGAGATCTACACAGCTGCCGATGGTAGTATTAACAGAGTATTTGGCATTAATCTTCACGATCTAGACGAACTTGGTGATGGTCAAGAATATCAGCTATTCTATAGCAATACTCTTAGCGCATCAATGCCAACCGGTCATGCTACAGAAATTGTGGTTGGCCTAGATCTTCGTAAGAGAGATAGTTTCATAATGCCTATTCGTGAACAGGTTCAAATTTTTGAAGATGATTCTCTTCATCGTCAAAAACGAGCCGGATTCTATGGTTGGGCAGAACAAGGCTTCGCCGTTCTGGACAATCGCAGAGTCTTACTTGGTTCACTTTGATACAATTACTTATTTTTTTAAGTCTTGATAAGAAAAGCCGCTCTTTTGGGCGGCTTTTTTTATATAAGGTGTATCTCTTACTAGATACTCTCAGAGGGGTATAAATATGTCAGCAAGCCAATATAATTTTTCTATAGAAAGAGGATCATCTTTTAGATTAGCAGCAACATATAAAGATGCAGATAATAATATTATTGATTTAACAAATTGGTGCGCTAGATTAACTATGTATACTCAATATAAAGATATTTCTAAAAGAAATCTATCAACTATTAAAGTTTATTCTACTACTAATATTGATTATACATTATATAAATTTTATATAGATGGTCCTAATGGTAAAATAGTACTATTATTACCATCTGATACCACCAACAGTTTCGATTTCGATACTGCTAAATATGACCTAGAACTACAATCTCCAGACGATTTTTATAGTGGTGGTGGAAATTATACTATCAGATTATTGTATGGTGTAATATCTATACATAAGAGATATAGCGAGTCAACAACAGCATTGGATTGTCAAACATGAGCAATATAGTAGTTGTAGAATCTTCTACAGAAGATAATATTATTACTATTGATGAAAATAATGTTTTTATTGAAATAATAAATACAGAAAAAATTTTAGCAAGCGATCTTCCAGACGACATACCTTTTGCAAAAATTCAATTAGCAAGTTTTGGAAATGGTTTTGATGGTTTAGATAACTATCTCGATCAATATTCTTTTGATTGTGGTACTCCATAATATATAACAATTTAAATAGGGGAAATTAATTATGCCTAGAGATACTCTAATACAAATTCGTAGAGGTACAGCGTCTTCTTGGACATCATCAAATAATAACTTAGGGTCGGTTTTATCAGCCGGAGAACTTGGTTACGAAACAGATACAGGCAGAATAAAAATAGGCGATGGCAGTACCATATGGAATAATCTACCATATTCTTTTATCAGATATAATGATATAGTATCCGGTAGCGGGATAGGATTAGAGGATCTTACCAATGCTAGTGGTCAGGTCACGGGAGTCAGAGTATATAATAAGATTCTTGCTGGTGCAAATATAACATTAACAGCTAGTGATGGATCCATAACCATAGCAGGATCATCTCCTGTTACATTATCATCTGGTACCGGTATACATATAGTTAAAACTGGAGATGATTATAATATTAATGTTAGTGGACTAACATCTAGTTTAATCAATGACTTTAATAGTGCTGTTGACGCCAGGATAACAGCAGCTTCTATAGACGAAGAACAAATTCAAGATATTTTAGGTAGTGGAAATCATACTAGTACCGGATTTTTAAGAAATGGTAGCGGATTAGCATGGACTTATGATGATGCGGGAAATACTCTAAGTATAGGTGTTACAGGAATACCCTCTTCGTTAATTAATGATTTTGCTAATGCGGTTAGTGATCAGGTTGATACTACCCTCGCTGCTGGTACCGGAGTTATACTAAATTATGATAACGGAACAAATACCTTAACAATACATACTAGTGGTTATTCATATCTAGGACATACTCATACGTGGAGTGATGTTACGGACGCTAGTGCAACTGTTTCGTTAAACGAATTAGCATATCTATCCGGTGTTAGTGCTGGTTCTGCTAGTTCCAATCGAGCTGTTGTATTAGATAGTAATAAAGATATTAGTGGAATTGGTAGTATAGTCACAACCGGTAATATTACCGTTGGTGGAGACTTAGTCGTTAATGGAACAACAACTACAGTAAATAGTACTATTGTTGATATTGGTGATAATATTATAAGAGTAAATGCATCTGGTTATGCTGGAGATCAATACTTAGCAGGATTAGAAGTAAATGATCTTGGTCTTAATCAAGTAGTTGCTCAGGCTGTTTATGATAGAATGACATTAACATGGAAACTATTTGGAGGAAATGTTTACACCAGTGGTGATTTTATTAGTAACAGTCTACAAGTAACATCCACAGGCTTGGTTACTAATCTAAATGCTGATTTATTAGATGGACAAGATGGTAGTTATTATAGAAATTTTGCTAATTTAAGTGGTTTACCCAGTCCAATCTTAACTGGTATTTTAACAGGAGATGTTACCGGTACAGGTAACGTTACTTTCACAGAACTTGGTAATGGTATTCTAAGTATAAATGCTACAGTAGCTCCAAATAGTGTCGTATTAGGTACAGATACTACGGGCCAGTATGCTAGCACAGTTAGTGTAGTTGGCACCGGATTGTCCGCTACGGCTGCTAATGTAGACGATGGTACATCGTATACAATCACCAGTAATGCAACACCTGATAATATAACAGGAACTATTGTTGCTAGAGATAGTAGTGGAGATTTTAATGCTGGACTAATAACAGCTACTGGTTTTAGTGGTAATGGAGCAAGTATTACTAATTTAAATGCTAGTAATATTAATGCTGGAACAATTGGAGTCTCATATTTACCAACTAATATTCCAGTTACTAATCTGACTAATAGTGGAGTTACAATAGGTAGTACTACTATTAATTTGGGCGAAACCAAAACTGCTTTTGCTGGATTAACAGCTTTAAGCGGAGTGAGTACTGGTAGTCCTTTAGTATTAACATACGCCCATATCGATGGCGGATCTCCATAATTTTACTGGATATTATCATAGTATTCTCTATAATAAAAGGTAAAACTTAATGATATAGGACAACAATGCCAATCAATAATTTAATACAATTTCGCAAAGGAAATAGTTCAGATTGGCTATCCACTAATCCTATATTAGCAAGCGGCGAACCAGGATATGATTCTACCAATAATATATTAAAAATTGGTGATGGAATTACAACCTGGTCATTATTGTCTCAAATATCCTCTTCTGATATTTATGTTTATGCTAAGAACGCTACTGGTGGACCGTTAACCAAAGGACAAGCAGTTTATATCAGTGGTGCCCAAGGAGATCATCCGGTTTTAGCTCTAGCTTCTGCCGCATCTGAAACTTCTTCTAGTAAAACATTAGGATTATTAAAACAAAACTTAGACAACAATGAATTTGGATACGTAGTTACAGAGGGTGTACTTAACGGATTAAATACAGATAGTGCAGGATCTGCTGGAGATAGTGTCTGGCTTTCTCCGTCAACGCCGGGTGGATTAGTTTATGGATTAACCAATAAACCGTATGCGCCCAATCATATGGTATTTATTGGTTATGTGTTAAGAAAAAATAGTAATAATGGTAGTATTTATATTAAAGTTCAAAATGGTTATGAACTAGAAGAATTACATAATGTTGCTGTTACCGGAGTTTCAAACGGTCAATTTTTACAATATAATAGCTCTAGTGGACTATGGGTTGGTAGTTCTAGTGGTAATTTTTCTACATTATCTATTAATGGAACTGGCGTTAGCATTAATGGACATACTCATACGGTTTCACAAATTACAGATTTCAATAGTGGTGTTAGCGGCTTATTGCCAGTTAAAAATATAGTGGCTGGAACAGGAATTTTCTTATCTTCTTCTGATGGATCTTTTACCATCAATGCTACCGGCGTAACTGGAGGGTCCAGTTTAAATACAGAAGATGTAATGGATATTATTGGTACGGGCATTATTGGAGGTACAGGAATAAGCGTTAGCTATGATGATACTAATGGCAGTGTTAGCGTTAATCTCTACGCTTCTGCGATAACGGGCTATGAAATACTATCAACAACCAAAGATACATTTAGCGTTAGTCCAAATTATTTAGTTGGTAATTTATCAGTATATTATAATGGTTTTAAATTATTATATGGTGAAGATTATACTGCGACTGATGGATCAACTTTTGTATTATCTAATCCCGGATCGTCTGGTGATGTTGTAGAGTGGGCAGGTTTGGGCGGTCCTGCTCAGTATGCATCGTTAACTCATTCTCATGGTAATATAACCAATAGTGGATCTTTAGGATCAACGAGCGGACTAGTTTTAGTAACAAAATCTGGCGGGGCCATAGATGTTGGATCTGGTTTGTATTATGATTCTAATAAATTAGGAATTGGTACTAATAGTTTAAGTGGAGTTTTATCATTAAGCAATGGTTATTTTAATAGTGACGGCGATTCTAAGCAGACTTTATTAACTTTGCGTAATACCACTTCCAATGATTCTACAACAACATTGTATACTGACGGATCTTCCAGCAAACTAGTATTACCAGTTAGCGGAGTTTGGAACTTTAATATTAATTTGACCTGTTTGAGTATATCTAACAGTGGTGCTGCTGGATGGAATTTTAGAGGGTGTATTAAAAGAAATAGTAGCACTACAGCTCTAGTTGGATCAATTATAGAAGAAAACTTTATTGATAGTAGTCTTAATGGAGTAGCAGCAACCGTTGTAGCTAACACCGGAACATCTAGTTTAGATATTAATGTTAATGGATTGGTTAGTAATAATATTCGTTGGACAGCAGCAACTAATTTAGTTCAAACTTATTATGGTTAATTATTATGAGTATTAATTTTAACGATCATGATATTACTACTAGTGGAATTATAACAGCAGCTAGTGGATATTTTACTACCTTAACTATTAATAATAGTAATTTTAATAGTAGTGTTAGTGGATTGCTTCCTACCATAAGTAATAGTGGAGATAACAGAATATTAACCAGCACCGGCTCGACGGTTGGAATTAATGCTGAGAGTTATTTAACTTTTTCTGATGGTGTTTTAGACGTTGGTAGCACCGGTAATGCAATACCTTCACAAATTAACCTATATAATAGTGATTCTAACGATACTGTTGTAAGTTTAAGATTATTTGATACAAATAATAATTTAATGGTTTCTATTGGTTCAAACGATGACTCCGAATCTAATGATATCACTAGCTCTATTTATCCATTAAATATTACTTCATCTGAAACTTTTACTCTATTCACTAGTAAGAATTTAGATATTTATGCTACAAGTGGAACCACATTAACTGGTGGAAATTTACGAATAGCTAATCAAACAGCCAGTACCATCGCAAGTTTTGATAGTAATAAAAATGTTGTTTCTCTTAATACTAGTACTTATCCTAGTCTTACAGAATTGAGTTATGTTAAGGGTGTAACAAGCGCTATTCAAACTCAAATTGACTCTAAAGCAGCTATTAGTACAACCATTACCGCAGGAAGCGGATTAGCCGGTGGTGGAAGTCTTGCGGCGAATAGAACAATAGATATAGGTCAGGGCGATGGAATAAGTGTTAGTGCTGATAGCATAGCTGTTGATAGTACTGTTATAAGAACAACCGGTGTTCAAACAATGAGTGGCGCTAAAACATTTACCGCCGCTACAGTTTTCTCAACTGGCGTTACAATTAGTTCTAGCGGCACAAATGTTCCACTTACTATTACTAATGATGGCACAGGTAATAGTTTTGTTGTTAATGATGTTACTGGTGATACTTCTCCGTTCGTTATTGATAGTTCTGGAAATGTTGGAATTAGTACTAATCCATCTTATCGCTTGCATGTTGCTGGTGGCGGTGATCCATTATTAGTTTTAAATGCTGATAATAGTCAGACATGTGCTATGTGGTATCAGATTAATGGCAGTAATAAATGGTTTACATACGCTAGAACCACCGATAGTGCTTATTGTATCGGAAGTCCATCGGCTAATCCTGCAATAACTGTATCATCTACTGGGCGAGTTGGAATTGGTGTCACACCAGCATCTGCTGGTTCGTCTGCCCTACAAGTCAGAGGCGATCTTGATATATTTGGTAATGGTAGCGACAGATCAATCACATATAATATGGGCGTTGGAGATGATGGTATCACAGGATGGTATAGATCAAAAATCGCATTTATTCCATCCAGCGATACAAATAAAGTATCTCAACATATTGCATTCTTTAATAAAGATGGTGATCTTGGAGCATCGACGCTTACTGAGAGAATGCGGATTACTACTGATGGAAATGTTGGAATAGGAACAAGTTCAGTCAGTAGCGGATTTAAAGTTGATATTAGAGGTCGTATATTATCCTATACAACAGCTAGTGATGGACTGATAACAACCCAAGGTTTACAAACAACAAGTGGTGGTACCGGCAAAGCTGCTATTCAAATTGATGTTAATGGAAAAGGTGGCTTTGCATGGCAAAACGATGCTTCAAGTGGTACAAGATCTCTAAAATTAATAGAAAATGCTGGTTATGGAGCTAGTGAAACCACATTATGGACAGTACAAAGTGGTGGTAATACTGGACTCGGAGCATCTCCCTCTAATGATTATAAATTAGTTATTGGCGGCGGAACAAGAACAGATTCATATACTACAAATCCATCTTTAGTAGCTATAAAAGATTTTACCAATACCAATACTGGAGATAATCTATCAAGCGCCACATATAGTTATGCTACAACTAATGGTAATTATGCTATCAGAAATGTAGCTATAAATACATATTTTAAGATTAATTCTGGAATAACAAATAGTGGTAGTAGTGTTGGTATAGCTAATAATAATCTACGTAATTATGCATTAACTAATGATATTGGCACATTAAGTGCATTATATGGTATATATAATCAATATGGTCATTATAATACTTCTGCTGTTTCGCCAGTAACCACAACAGCAATTGGAATACAACATATACTATGGAGAGCTACCGGAACAATAACAAATGCTTTTGATATTTATTGTAGCGATGCTAGTTCTGGTGCTACAGTTACTAACAGATGGGGTATATATGTAGAACATACTGGTAAAAATTATTTTGGTGGTAATACTGGCGTTGGGGTATCGCCAACATATCGTTTTGAGGTAAGAGGATCTGGAGCTACTAGTTCAACAGTTTCTTTTTATGTTTCGAATAGTAGTGGAGCAGCTCTTTTATATACCAGAGATGATGGGGCCATAAATACTGGTACAGCAGCGGTTTCTCCATACAATAATACCACCGCCACTGCTGCTAATATGGTGGTTGGTAGTGATGGATTTTTATATAGATCAACATCATCATTAAGATATAAAACCGATGTAAATGATGCAACTCATGGACTAAATGAAGTTTTACAATTAAAAAGCGTAACATTTAAAAGCTATAATGATGGCAATACAATATTTGGTGGTTTAATTGCCGAAGAAGTAGATAAAATAGGATTAACAGAGTTTGTACAATACGATAATGAAAATAGACCAGATTCTATACATTATGGTAATATGGTTTCCCTTTTAATTAAAGCTATACAAGAACAACAAATTATGATTAATAACTTAAAAGACCGTTTATCCATACTAGAAGGAAATTAATATGTTACCAGTTTTAAGCCCAGCAATAGTATCAACAGTTCCAGCAAAAACATATGATAAATTATGGGTTGAAGAAATAATTATTAGTGCGGGAACTTTGGGCGGTGAGGCTACTGCTAGAGTTCGTTTGAAAAAATTTGGAGTTTTTGATGGTGTGGCCGAATATATGCCGGGAGATAACGGAACTTGGTTAGTTATTGATAATTTATTAAGTAAAAGTGCAGAAGATAGTGACCTTGCAAATATAGTGCAATCATTACTATTATATATAGGAAAAGCTGGAGCAGAACAGGGTGTTATTGCTCCAATTAACAGTCCAGAATAAGGGGAAGAATTATGGAATTAAATCAAGGTGATATTCAGAATCTAATGGTGGTTATTGATCTTGCTACTCAAAGGGGCGTTTTTAAGGCCCAAGATTTGGTGGCTATTGGTCAACTTTATGAGAAACTAAATACTATTAATAAGAATTTAACAGAACAGAATAAAGATAAAACTACTAGTTAAGGATATCTATGGTTAAAATATTAAATTATGCACAAAATATTACTAGAAGTAGTAATGATAATCTATTAATAAACGGTAATTTTGACGTTTGGCAAAGAGGATCTCCATTTTTTGCTGGTGGATTTACCGCAGACAGATGGTATATGATTAGTAACGGAGGCAATCAAGCTTCACGGTTAGCTGGTAATATTGGGTTAGACAACGCATCTAATTGTATAAGATTAAGAACATTATCTTCGGGATCGTATCCGGTTTTAAGTCAAACTATTGATAGTGATACTACAGTAGATATTAGAGGCAAAACTCTCACATTTAGTTTTTATGCTAAAAAACCTTCTGATAGCAATTGGAGTGGTCCGGTATATGGTAACGTATATTATAGTCCTAATTTTGATAACATAAGCAATGGTAAAATAGAGATTATAGATGCTAAATTTAGTGGTTCCTTAACTTCTACCGATTCTTGGACACTGTTTAAAAATTCTTTTAGTGTTCCGTCCAATGCTTCTACTTTACTAGTAGAAATATATCCTAGTGGTGGATTAGATAATAATTCTATTATTGATATAGGTAGAGCTAAATTGGAAATTGGTAATGTTGTGAGTAATTTTAAGCCTATTACTTATAATGAAGAATTAACTAAATGCAAAAGATTTTACCAAAAAGTTGATGCTACTCTTAAAGCTGGTACCGGAGCTGGTAAAAGTAGTAGAAAATTTGGAGTCAACATACCGTTACCTGTACCACCACGATCATCTAATCCAAAAATTAGTATATCTCAAAATAACAACATTTTAATAGATAGTTTTAGTGCAAGCATTACCCCAAACTCTTATCTTAATCTTGTTGCTGACACGAAGAATCTTTACTCTGAACTAAATTTACAATTAATTGTTGATGATGAAATTGTTTATGGAAAAGAACCAGGAGTTATTACTAGTGTTAATATTATAAGAGGTACTGGTAAAGTTGATTTAGACTGGAATGCCCCCACTAATAGTGATACTACTATAAGTTATGCTGTATTATATGGTAATACTCCGAATAATATTATTAACATATCTACTTTTAGTGATTCATCAGGATCAATAACGGGTCTAACAGATAGTAGTCCCTATTACTTTAAATTATATAGCGTTAATTCCTACGGCCAATCACCACTGTCTAATATTTTTGAGGTTGCTCCGGCCTATAATGTTCCTTCTGGATTAACATCGTTAACAGGAGTTTGGGGATTTGATACAACCTATCTGTCTTGGGATGGACCAAATAATAATGGAGGATCACCGGTAACAGGATATCGAATAGATCGATCAATGTATAGTAATTTTCCTGATGTTGAGGATGTTCCAAATTATAATTCTACTTTTTATGTTTCTGGTTCGTTAAGAAACTTTAGTATTAGTAAGTTTAATCCTGAATTAACAACTACTGGTAATTATTATTTTAGAGTAGCAGCAATGAATTTGGCTGGTACTGGTACTCCATCGTCTTTCACACTAAGCAAAACAACACCGTCCGCTCCAACAGGATTATCATCTCTTGTTGGTAATGCTGCTGTTACTCTTAATTATTTACCACCCAGTGGTAATGGCGGATTAATAATAGATCACGTTAGTGTTGAAAAAAGCTCATCAAGTTCTTTCACCTCAACAACCGGCTCTTTGCATGTGGCCAACTATGAACCAATTACTCTTAGTGGACTAACAAATAGTGTTAATCACTATTTTAGAATCAGAGCACACAATGCTTCCGGATACGGACCGTATTCATCAACAGTATTAGCTATGCCAAACAAACCTGTTACTGTTCCTAATGCCCCTCAAAGCATTAGTGCTTCATGGGTTGACGACGATACTGTTCAAGTATTAATGTCTGCCCCAACAGATGACGGCGGAACCCCCATAATTAATTATACGGTATACTCATCATCTGGATCAGGGTTTGCTACAAATTTAACAACTAGTATAACACAAAATAGTGTTCCTAATATAAGTTTTGATGTACCAATAACTGGTAATTATAATACATTTTATTTTAGAGGTAAAGCCAATAATAGTGTTGGCTCTAGTTCGTATAGTCCTACTGGTTCGTTAGCTAAACAAAGTCCAAATGCTCCAACATTAACCAATATTTTACCAGGAGACGCATCTGCTACGCTATTATATTCTCAACCAATATCAAGAGGATCAGCAATAACTGGTTATCTTATTGATTATAGTACAAGTAGTAATTTCTCTTCTAGTACCACTACAACATCAACAACTCTTAGCAAAGTCATTACAGGATTAACTAACAATACTCTTTACTATAGTAGAGTAAGAGCGGCCAATATTATTGGTACTGGTAATTATTCTAATACCATTAGTTTTATACCAGTAAGTCCTTACTCCGCACCCACCGCGCCAGCCAATGTCACCATAACAGAGTTGAACTACGGTTCTGCCTCAAACTCTTTACCAGTAAATAAGTCAAGTTTTTATGGTTATGCACTATATGCTGGGTGGATATATTCGGTATTAATAGATAATTCTTATCAAACTGCTAATTTTAATTACGGAAACATAGCATTTACTGGACAAGTTTATGGATCTAATCCATACATGAGTTTTTCTGATTTTAGACGAGCAGCTGTTCATGCTGGAGTATTTTCATCATTATCTTCTACTGGAATATTGTATATTTATGGTGGTATCACTAATGACTTTTTGGTTGGTTCTACTAAAAATAATATCTCTTCATTAAATTCATTATCAACAATATCTCTACAACAAACATTTAATATTATTGGAGCATCAACCAATACTGGATGTTATTATACTAAAGGAACATCTGCGGGAATAACCACCAACACCCACGCTCCGGCACTACACTGGTCTGGACCAGTTAATAATGGAGGATTGCCCATTACAGGTTATGAAATTCAATATGCTGCTAACAGTTCATTTTCTAGTCAATTAACAACATTATCTGTTCCTGGCAAACTTAATTATCATACTCAATGCATAACCCATAGTGGAGTAGATTTATATGCTAGAATAAGAGCGTATAATGCTACAGGAGTATCCCCATGGTCGAATACTGCCACAATATTAGGCAAGGGTCTTGGAGCACCACAGCCACCAACCTCTGTGATATCATCAGCTGTTGCAACCACAGGAATATCCATATCTTGGACAGCTCCTAGCAATCCTGTTGGTAGTGGTTTTGATAGTCCATCGAACATAGGATATAAAGTACAATACTATCAACCAGGAAATTTTCCGACCACAAAGCTCACAACATCCACAGCGATTACTGTACCAGTACAGCAAGAAGGTCTTTATCTGATACGGATACAAACATATAATAGTACATATAATAGTAATTTTGTAGGATCCGCAGTTAATGTTATTATGGGGAACGCTCCAACAACTTGGGTATTCATTATTAGTGCCCCCTGTTGCAATGCGGCTAGTTCTGATCAATTAGTAGCTAAACTTAATGATAATTCAAATCAATTGGGTAGTACTTTTAGTAGCTGCGCTGGAGCTAATGGCGCTGCTTTTATAATTGCTGATTTTGGTGGAGTTAAAAATGTAACAAATATTTTTATTCGTCCGCATTATGTATACGGAGCATACTATTTAAATCATGCATTATTAGAAGGCAGTCAAGACAAAGTAAATTGGACCACGATTCAAAATTTTGCTACTACGAGTCCTGCTCTTTTTACAGATTCTACTACTCAAAAAACTATAAGCGGAAACTGGAATTATAGATATATTAGATTAAAATCTGGAAGTGTTTCGTGTATTGATTTATCGGAATTTAAATTCTCATGATATGCGATTATGCCAATATATACGATTATTGCTGTAATAAATATTCTTATAGTTATACTAGTTTTAGTATAATTGATAACTATGTAGCAGCAAACACTGGATACGACGGATCAGTTTACCGAACAGACAAAACTACTAATGAAACAGTTTTATTACAGCCAAATTCATCACTACAAATAAAAACTTGTGATCTTAATGATGAAAACCCTGAGCTTAATGCGTGGGAATGTTACTTGTGGTACAAAAATAATAATTGTGGACCAGTTAGTGATCCTCCGTTAGAAGATTACCAATTAGCTCAGATCGATCTTATTAATAGCAACTATGATAGTACTCTAGATAATGGTTTATTAATCACAATATCTAATTTTGCTACTGATATTAGTTTATCAGTAAACGGAGCATATTCTAATACTACCATTTCTGAAACTACAAATTTTAGCATAGTATTACCAGCAAAAAAAGACGACGTTATTAACTTTAGCAATATACTATCACTAGCCACACTACTAAATGCTAATAATGATTCGTCTCCGTTGCCGCCGTTGATAGACTACTATAATAATGCTCATTTTTTAAACTATTATAATCTAACTAATATTTTGTCCAACTATTTTAATAAACTAAAGTCTTATAAGATAATAAAAGATAACTTGATAAATAATGTATTAAACTCTAGTACAATATCCGATATTCAAAAACAAACTTTTGCTCCGTCTTACACATCAACCTTAACCTCCGATAAAAACACAAACTTATCCAGTAAAAATAGTACTATTGTTAAATTTAGTTCATTAAGTTGTGAAGAAAAAGAAAACTTGTGCGATCCGCCGTGTGATCCTAGTAGCTGCCAAACTTGTGTAGACGGAAATTGTGAGAGTTTGTGTTCCGAAGGAGAATGCTGTAATAATGGCGTATGTGGAGCTTGTGGATGCTGGGTTTGCGGAGAAGATGATCTATGTGATCAAATAAATCTACCTTACACATCAACTGCTAATATTGTATACGATGAATGTTCCGGCAATATACCAGATGATTTTGGAGATAATCAATATTCTGGTAATTTGTATGCAACAGAATATGATTGCTGTATACAATGCGAATCTTGGAGAGGTCCTGGAGGATGTTCTCCATGATATGTAATTATCAAAATATAACTGATTATTGTTTAAATAAATTTACTTATCAGTATGCTAGTATTCCCACAGCAACTAGCGGAGACTTGACTACTAGTGTTATTCGCACAGATAAAGACTCTGGTGAGGTTGTAACTATTAGCCCAAACACTGATTTGTATGTGCTGCCATGTGATAACAACGATTTGGTAGAAGTAATATCAGCATGGGAATGTTATCAAATTTTTATCAACAATAATAATTTAGTTAGTAAAGTTGATACAAGCATTGTTCAGAACAATAAACAAACAAAAATTACTAATACTTATGATCTTAATCTTCAAGATAGTATAAGTATAAATTTAGATAATTTTAATACTATAATGCTAGACAGTTCTACTGAAAATCAAATTCATCTGGGTAATATATTTTGTTTAGCTAATATACTATACAACGAAGATACTAATAGTGTTATGCCATATATATTAGACGTTAATAATATAGCTTATTATTTTAGTTATAATGATCTAAAAAGCTTACTAAAAACTTATTTTTATCAAGTAGCTAAAGTTAAAAATATAAAAGACGATTTGTTATTTCAAGTATCAGCAGATACTAATAGTGAAGATATAAATAGTAAATCATTATGTAAAAATAAAGTAGCTGTCAATATATTTAAAGAAAATAAAAGTATTGATATTTCAACATATAAAAATCCAATATTAGTTAGTTTACCACCAGAAATTTGTGATCCTCCGTGTGATCCAGCTAATTGCCAAAGTTGTGTGAATGGAGAATGTGTGAGTAATTGCTCAGAAGAACAGTGTTGTAATAATGGCGTATGCGGAGATTGTGATTCATGCGAAGGAACTTGTTTTCACGAAGAGTCTGGCGGTTTATGGTCTCCGCCCCTTTTTGCGGACTGTGAGGTTTACGATGGTACGCCTATCGAAGCAGAATGTAGATGTAATAGTCCCACTTTCGATCTTGGTCGTCCACCCAATCCAGGAGAAACTTATACATCAAACTGTTATTCGTGGCCATAAATATAAATCTAGAAATATAATATGATATGTAATTATCAAAACATAAACGACTACTGCTTAAATCAATACTCTTATCAATTTATTGGTACAATATCCAATAATGGAGTTGTATCCATAGACAAGTCGGAAACTGCCCCAGTATTACGTACCGATAAAACTACTGGAGAAAATAAAGTTATCTCACAGTTTTCTAGCAATATTATCAAACCGTGCTCTAGTTCAGACGACAACGAAAGTACCACAGAATGGGAATGTTACATTATATATAGATACATAGGAAGCGGATATATTAGTGATCCTCCATTAGATACCTTAAAAAACGCTCAAATAGATATTATTAATAACTCTTATGACAGTTCTTTAGATGAAGGTATTTTAGTAAATATTAATAATACAAATGTGATATTAGGATCAACTATGGAAGATCAGATATATTATCAAAGTATTTTGAATTATTCTCAAGCACTATACGACGACGACTCTGATGCTGTTATGCCATCTTTTAGTGATTCTGAAAATAAAGTATATTCAGTATCATACGATACTTTAGTTTCTATTTTTAAAACCTACTTCAATAAAGTAGTATATTACAAAAATCTTAAAGAATCTCTAGTCTCTCAATGCTTAAGTTGTAACACATTATCAGATATAGAAACCTTGAATTGGTGCGACACTAAAGTTTTGGTTAGCAATATACAATCTACAAAAATAGTAACTAATGTAGAAAAAACTAGCGTTCAGAATTGTGAAGATATCACGGTTAGTGGACCACTGTGCGATCCTCCGTGCGATCCGGACAATTGCCAAAGTTGTGTGAATGGAGAATGTGTTAGCTATTGTGCAGAAGAAGAGTGTTGTAATAATGGGGTTTGTGGACCTTGTTGCTCTACTGATCAAGATTGTGGATATTGTACCGGAATGATCGGGCCTTTTCAACAATACACACAGTGCGATCCTCCTACAATTGGTGCCGGATGTCAGGATTGTGAAGAACTAGAATCGCTATGTTTCGAACTGGGCGGATCTTACTCCAGAACCGGAGGAAATCCTGATTATTGTTCTTGTAACGATGTTGTATTATTAGTAGGAACAGAAGACAACTGCACCGCTGCTAATGTGCAATATAATGGTACATTTACATTTCAACAAGGATATTGTTGTGATAATCAGTGTCAACCTGTGTCTTGTAATTAGCGAATATTATATATAGTATTCAAATTTTTTAGCATCAGGCTCCCACCAATTTTTTAATTTTTCTATCATTTCAACTGTTAATACATCTTGATATTTTGGGGTGCTAGAGCCTATAGCTGGATCAAACTGATTGCTACTTAATAGCTGTCCTTTGTGATGTAATATATCTAGACTAATTAAATGATCTTCTAAAAATTCATTTTTAATAATATAATCATATTCTAAATCTTTAATAATATCACATTGATTAGATCTATAAAAATAAAATTCATACCATTCATTTGCTACAGCATCAACAAAATTTTTTAATTGTGTTATTGGTTGAAAAGTCATTACTTGTTCTTTTGCCATATGAGCCCATAAACTTACTAATCTTTGTAGCGGATGTCTTACCACAACAACCACCTTCCACTTAAATGGCGCTTGTGGTAAAATGATTGAATGATGATCATAATATTTTGGATCATTTCCGCTAGGACCAATACAGAAAACTCCCCTATACGGAACTCTACATAACGTTTCAAATAGTGCTGTGCTACCAGTTTTTGGTAAAGTAATAATTGCAGTTTGTTGTTGATATAATAATATCATTATATTATCCTTATATTTTTACGTTTTTCCCACAATGAATGTATAACACTATCGGTATATGTGGTTTTATTCATTAATTTCATTAGTATCTGAGTTAAATCTTCTTCCCCATTAATACGATCTCTATACAATATACACCCTTGCATAGCAGACCTTACACAGTTATCGAATATTTTACAAATAGCCTGATTATGTTCGCTCTTTTTTCGGATAGCTGCTCCATCCCATCCCACCATCTGCCCAAGATCCGGAGGAATATTAAATTTTTCTAAAGTTGTGCCACAACAGCATTTTAAACCATTTTTAGAAGCTAATCTATTATGATTAAATCTGGTATTTTCTAATGTTTCTGGAAATATTCTATCAAAACACATTATTAAATTTTTTACATTAATATTTTTAATATTATTGTCAGTATGTTCACTCACAAATAATATTTTTTGCTCCACCCCTTGTTGCTTAAAAAAATGTCCGGAACTATATCCTGTTCCATGTAAATCCACAATTGTTTTATTATTAGTGATATTTAATACATATTCTTTATACTCGTCACTATATGGATAATAGTAACTATTTCTACAAGATTCCAACACTGGCACATTAGTATCAAAAATACTATCATATATTTGTTTCCAAAAATAACAATCTCTATAAGAAAAAACTATATTTTTAGGTAATAAATAACTACTATTAATAAGTAATGGAATATTGTATGATGCTTGCTCTGTCCATAGTATATACTCATCGAATCTAGACGTATTAACAGGCTGATCGATCCATTGTGCAGACATATCTTTTTTACTATATTCATCTAGCACAGTAATACTATTTTGATTTTTATACAGATAGTAGGCCGTCTCTGAAAAAATATCTTCTAATATAATTTTTTCATTATTTTCATCAACTTGATTTAGTAAATATATTTCTCCGTTTTTCTCTAGAATCCAGTAAATACCGTAACAGCGACTTAATGATCCTTTATCAAATATTATTTCTTTATATGGAATAAAATATGGTTGGGATAGTCTAATATACTTAATCCAATATGCTAAATATGGCGAGTATCTCTCTATAATTTTTTCAGTATTTGTTAAATAAGAAGATCCATAATATATAGTATTTATTCCATAATTTCTTGGATTTACAACATCAGAATGTAAATTATCTCCTATATGAAAATTTATGTGATATTTTTCTTTTAGTTCATTCCATATGCTACCATCCGCTTTTTTCCCATATGTGGAATATACTTTTACATCCTTGTCTAAGCCATGATATCTTAAAATATCTAAAATTTCTTCTGATGATAAGTACATATCAGAAACAATAATATCTCCGTCTTGTATCCTATTGAAATTTTCTTTTATAGGATAACTATATTTTTTTTCTAGTTCTAATTCTAGCGAGCTATCGCGGCCTGGTAAATGTTTGTATATTCCTTGTAAAGTTTTATTAGTAGCTATTTTTTCTGAATGAATCCTTTTTTGTACAAAATCACTATCATTGGTATTGTGTGATATAAGTTCAAAAATACTTTTTGGATAATGATAATATCTTGACACTAGCGTATCAAAACAATCCCACGAAACTATCATAAAAAGTTGCCTTTTGTAATTTTATTACTACTATATAGTAGTACACTTATAGGAGACAGCAAATGAATTTAGATCATCAAATTACTATTCAGCCACCACCTTTTACAGATAATAATGGTAAATTAGTAGAACCAAAACCGTTAGTTTTTAATAGCTTAAACGTAAGCTATATTGATAATCCATCTTCAAAAACAGTATTTGCACACATTCAAAATATACCAAATAGGATTCTATTATTAAATCCAACAGAATACGAAATTTTTGGCGATTATACACAAAATCAGATAGAAAATAAATTACGAGAAAAATTAGGTAACAATATAGCTAAAACTTTACGATCACTATTCCCTCAAACACTGGAAGAAAATCCTAATGGCCCAGGTACTATTCTATCCGGAATGTTTGGTACTCTTGGTATCAAAAGTTCACCAACATGCTCTTGTAAACGACACGCACTAGAAATGAACGCCAAAGGAAATCAATGGTGCGAAGATAATTTATCTACTATTTTATCGTGGTTAAAAGATGAGAGTTCCAAACGCAAAATTCCTTTCGTAGAGAGTTTAGTTTCTTTAATAGTTAAAAAAGCTATAAGAAAATCAAAACAATTAGGCTACGAAGTTAATCAAGCCTAATCAATTAAATATACAGGCCGTATTATGGTGTATAAATATATATTCATTTCATCATAAATAAAAGGCCAAAATATGTCATGGCAAATAGAAATTCCTATTATAGTTAGAACATTAATTAATGATATTAGCGACTCTAATCCAACATATTCTGATGATCGCGTCCTACAAGCAATCATTGTAGCCGCTAAATATGTTCAATTTGATGTTAATTTAGAAAAAAAATATACTCTAGACATAGCTACTCCAACTATTACTCCTGACCCAACTATGGAAAATGATGATATTTTTATTAGTTTGGTTGCTTTGAAAACAGCCTGTATATTCGATCAAAGCACTTTGCGCACCAAAGCTGCTCTAGAAGGTATTAGAGCTGCTCTAGGGCCAGCTAGTTTAAGTGTTGGTGGAAGTTTAGCTGGTTTAAAACTCATTATAGAACAAGGTCCGTGTGCTGCTTATGATGAACTAACTTCTCATTGGGATGTTAAAGAGGCTACGGCCATTCGTGCTGTACTTAGTCCATTCGTTGGTAATAATTTTGATTCTAGATACTTACAGGATTATGCATATAGATCTAGATATTTTTATTCTTAATAATAGGATTTTATTATGGCAGCAGAATATAGTTTTTCTATAGAAAAAGGAACAGCATTTGTTATTTCTTTTGAATATCAAGATAGTGTAAATAGTCCCATTAATTTAACCAATTGGTGTGCTAGATTAAGATGGAAAGACAATAATAATAATATTAAATCTTTTGTGACAAATGTTAGAAATAGTGAATATGAATTTTCTTTAGAGCCATTATTAGGTAGAATAGTATTAAAAATACCAGCTTCTCAAACGGCGCTTTATAATTTTACTAGTGCTGTTTATGATTTAGAGCTTCAAGAACCTAATGACTTGTATAGCGGAGGCGGTAAAAAAGTTTTTAGAATTCTTCAAGGTAATATTACTCTTATAGAAAGAAATGTTCCGGAGGGTAGTGCTTTTTCTTGTAGTTTTGACCAACAAGACGATTGCGGAACCTGTGAATGAACCAAATAAGTATAAAAGAAATTAGTCCAGAATATAAATATCTATTAATTTCTCAAAAAGATGATTCTGAGACTATTAGCTCAACCAGGCTAGTTATTTCTGATAATTATACAAATAGAATTAGTTTTGTTAATATATCTCAAGGAGAAAAAGGCGATACTGGTCCTGTAGGCCCTCAAGGACCACCGGGACAAGATGCTTTATCATTTACTGTTTTATCTATCGGTAGTGGAGGAACCAATAATACTAACTATAGTAGTGGAAATATTTTATTTTTTGATGGTACAAAAATTACTACTACAGAATATTCTATACAAGATATTTTAGACGAGGCTCAAACTGGAGCTAATGCTATCACTGGAATTTTGGCTGGTTCTGGTATACATAAAATACAAAATGGTAATAATGTTACTTTAAATACTAAAATTGGTGATGGTCTTCAAATAGATGCCAATAATGCTATTATTGTAGACAATTCTATAGCACGAATAAGCGATTTAACAGCTGGCTCTATAGAGGGCATTATACCCATATCGAAAGGTGGTACTAATAATAATTTTTATACTCAAAATAGATTAATTTATTTTGATGGATTTAGCCTAAAGTCATTTCCTTTGTCTACTGGTAATTTTTTATTTAGTGGAGTTGCTGTAAATATAGTTGCCGGATCAGGATTAATAGGCGGTGGATCTTTATCTATTCCTAGCGGAAGCATAGTAATTAATATTCCACAATCAGCAGATATTCTGGTTGAAGAAAATTCTGTTTCTTTGACCCCAACTGGTACTCCGGGAACATATTCGAAAATAGTTACAGACAGTAAAGGAAGAGTAATACAAGGATCAAACCTAACTAATGCCGATATTATACAAATTTTAGGCTATACGCCCTTTCATGCTGGTAATGATGGAATAGGATCTAATTTAGATGCTGATTTACTAGACGGTCAACACGGATCATTTTATAGAGACGCATCAAATGTTACCGGTATTTTGAACACCACAGTACTTCCATCCTCCGTTGAACCTGGAACATATACTAAATTTACTGTAGCATCAAACGGATTAATTTCCGGAGTTTTTTTTGCTAATCAAAATGATATAATATCATCCCTGGGTTTCACTCCTGTGTCTAGTACAGGAACAAAAAATATACTAGGTACAACAAATCTAAATGGCGATGTAAATATAAATGGAGAATTATCTATATATGATAATTTACCAATACTATCGACCAATAATTCTTCTATACTACCAGATACTCCAAGAGGTATTAGTTTTATTTATGGGGGATTATTCACTACAAAAACCGGTATAATAGCATATTATCCAGCAGAAGATCAACTTAAATTAGTTACTAATATATTTGCGTCCGGTGCCGATACAGATGGCGGTGGTAACCAAGATGATCTTAATGGAGGAAATGCAGAATCTATATTCTTACTACAAAATCTTGATGGAGATGCTTCCACAGTATTATTGAGAGAGATTGCTGATAGTTTATATGTTAAGTTAAATGCTGATGAAGATATCAATGGTATAAAGTTTTTTAATGACAGCATCTTTTTCAGAAAACCACCGGTTCAGATTAGTAATCCTATAGGTAATACTAATCCTCCTTTAGTAATAGGTGGAAATACAATCAAGGTTTCGAGTCTTAATGCTGATTTACTAGATGATCAACATGGTTTTTACTATCGCAACGCATCGAATATTACTGGTGCTTTCAGCTATAATAATGTCACATTCGATCATATAGAAGGTACTCATAATTTTATTCCTAGATTCAATGACACCATCAATGATCCGGCCGGTAGAATATCTGATTCAAATTTATATCAAGACAATAGTGGAAATATTAGAACAAATGATGAAATCAATGTCATAATTGGTACGAGTAATCCTAAAACTTCTATTAATACACTTACTGTTGGCGTTGGACATATTGTTGATGGAGATAATAACTTAGTTGTTGGAACTAATAATATAGTTTCTGGTAATAATTCTATAGCCTTAAATAATTCATGTATAGTAGATGCAAACAATTCTATCGCAGCCCATAGTTATGGCCGAGCGTATGTTTCTAATCAAATGGCTTTAGGTGCTTTTTTAACTAAAGACGATACTAATAAAGATTTGGAGCATGGTCAAAATACTAGTATCAATATGCATTTACCTGGAACACAAGCGGGCAATACCTGGTCCGCCCTAACTCCTACAATAACAATTCCAGAAAATAAAACTTTTGCATATAATGTTGATGTTTTAATAAGTAGGGCTTTTGGAACAGGTGTTGCTCAATATAGATTCGACAGTGGAATATTTAAAAATGCCACATTCAGAGATTCTAACAATGTTTTTACTGTAGTTAATGTAACTACTCAACCACAACTAGCTAAAAAGAATGAAGTATTTAATAATTCTCAAATCAGAAATCACTTTCATACTTTCGAACATACCAACGGATCCAGACAGCTTCAAGAAATAAGAACAACACACCCACCCCTACAATATAATCCTGTTATTACAGAGAATACTCAATCATCATATTTTTATACAAAGATTCATAAACAATGTTCCGGTACATACTATAAAACTAATCATGGAGATCTTGTTTTAGATGTAAATAAACCAATTTATAGTGGAATAGTAAATTTATCTGAAAATACTTATGGTATTAAAATTATATCAAAAAATCATGGCGTTAGAACAAATTCTAATGTTAATCTACTATTCGAGAATGTTACGGGCTCTCTGCTACCCCTAATAAATGATAATTACAATGTTTTTTCCGTAATCAATCAGGATACTTTTTTTGTAGAACAACCGTATTATTCGGGTTATATCACTTATTCTTCTGGACTAAATACGGATTTTGCAACCATCACCGTAGACAACAAAAGCATATCTGCGATAGATACTAAATATCTTTCTTCAGGAATCAATGCTACTTTAACAAATAATACTATATCAAATTTATCTGATAATAACTTTATTCGTAATTTAAGACTCGATACTCCGATTATTATCCAGTCTGGTTCGTATTTCTTTAATAGATTAGTAAAGAACTATAATTCAAATACTATAGTGATCAACGACCCTATTGCAACAGGCACAGGATCTCAACAATATGTTATATTAAATGGATTAATGAAAATATATCATATAGATTTTTCTTTTAATCTGTTTAAGAAAAGCAGTAAGTTTTTAGCAAAAACAAGTGTTGATGGTGATCAGATAATAACAGCCAGTTCCACCGGAGCTATTGCTAATTTTCAAGGATCAAATATATTTGGGGATAATATATATAATTTTCCAATTATTGAATCATTCTATACAACTGGCAATGCTTTACTACAAACGTATCAAAATACACACGCTAGAACTGGTTTGGATTACACTTCTAAACCCACGATTGTGTTAGAAAATATACCTATTCCAAAAAGATCGTCTTATGGATCCGGAATTCCCGTAAGAATAGCTCCTTTAACTAATAATTCTGGTTCGGTCTTTCTTTCTCATAAACAAACAATAAATGGTTCTTTTTCATATAATACTACTCAATTTAATCCATATAGATCAGTATATAAAAAATATGATAATAATCATATGATGGTTTACTATACTGGTATTGATAAAAGCTTAAATCTTCCATTTACTCCTATCACTTATGAACTAGTTGACGGATTCAATTCCGCTGATAATGATTTTTTTAGTCTAGTAAATATAAATGATAAATACTATTTACAAACAACAAATGTATTTAATTATGAAACTAAAAATATATACAATATTAGAATTAAAGCTATGGATAGGAAGTCCAAAAATTTTCTTGAAAAATCATTTACTATAACTGTTAATAATACAACAAGTCCTTATAGTTTATATAATATTCCTAATCAAGAAGTTTATATTGATAATTTATTTGATTATACTATTCTTAGTGGTGTGTTTAATGAAGAAGAAAATGGTGGTCCATTAAGTTATTCAGCCAAACTACAAGATGGTAGAGATTTACCATATTGGTTATTTTTTAACTCGAATACGACAAGATTTACAGGAGTACCTTCGTATTGTGATCTTGGCACATATAATATTAGAGTATTTGCATCTAATAATGCAGATACTATTTCCAAAGATTTTTTTATTAGGGTAAAAGATCCTACTTTCGAGACATTATCATACGAAAATAATTTTGATACTACTATTACAAATATTACTTTAAGTTCTGACAATATTAATGAAAATTTAATTTCTGGAACTATATTTAGTGAGTTAAATGCTATAGGTTCGTATCATCCTTACATAGAATTTTTAACGGGAGAAAATTCTTTTACGGGAACTTTCTCTCAGAATTCGGATATTGTAGAATGTTTTAACAGATTTGTGTCTTATCCAACAACAATAATATCCGGAACAGCAGGACTATTACGTAAGAATTCCTCCATCTCGGTTCCTGCGAATCTTGGACTTTCCGGTCTAATAGCTACTAATGTTTATAAGCCCTTCGCACTAACCGGCACTCCGGCACTATCAAACGGAAATATTTTTTTAACAAATGCATATAATGATTATACTGACACTTTTTTCTCTGGATTACAAATACAAACAGATCATCCTTTCCTACCTAGATTTTTTACTACCAAATTTTTTACGGATTACTATGCGAATGTAGGAGCTAGACAAGCACTAGCTTTAGAAACGAAAGAAGACGATGTGTGGAGAGATCTTATTTTAGCAGAAAATAATGATGTTATCGTATTAACACATTCTCCATTGACCAATACATTATTATCTACAGAACTTAGAGAATTACTCGCTACAAACAAAATACCCTTAACAGACGATGAAGAAAACGATATTTTAATAGCTAATGATAGACTAACCCACAATACTATATGGTCTGTTCCATATACTGGTTGTAATAATGGACTAATAGTTGATGATCAGATTATTTTATCAACTTCTAGAAATTCCTTAATTAATCGTAGTAATATAGATAGCTTATTAGAATTACACAATACCAACAATCCATCTGGCCTATCTCTAATGTCTGGTTCTTTTGATATAGAAGTAGAACAATGGTATATAAGAGATTCTATATATAATCCAGTTTTATCTTTATATGGTTTTGGTTCTCCTGATTTTTGTACTTTATTAACAGAAGATAATATTGATCTTCTATCCTCAGAATCCGCAGCACCAAGTCATATACTATCAAACAACGAAAAAGATCACGGTAGTAGAGTAATACTAGATAATTCTTATGAAATTTTAGATTCTAAATATGCAGTAAAAGATAATGGTAAACTATTAGCTAATTCTGTTTTTGATGATCTAATATGTGAAAACCAAGACAATCTTGTTCACGACTATGCTATAGCGTCCAGATCAGGCCACCTAACCATATTATATCCCGGACATAGACAAAATTACATAACCTTAACTTTTCCAAAAATTGAGTATCATCGATTTTTAACTGAAAATGAGGAATTATTTAATGATCAAATTGGAAATATTCTAACTACAGAATCTCGCAAAATCTCTTACGATTTTTCTTATGCTTGGGGCAAACTAATTCCTTTTGATTTATTTAGCAATAGATACTTTATTAGAATGAATAAAAAATATTTGGGATCCAATACTACTAGTTTGGTAACATATTCGGAAACACTGCCTATTAATAATAATTATAGTATTAGCGGCCTAAAACAATACTCATACGTTAGTCAGAGTGGAGATTGTCCAGTAATAACATTTATCACAGGTGTCGGTGGATTCGAATCCACTACCTACTCCACTGGTAATTACATCACAGGAGTGGTCGATCTATACACTGAACCCGGAACAGGTACTATTACTCTAAACTTTAATAAAGATATCAATCTAGACAGCAGAGATACCAACAACTTATATCTGTATAATTTTACATCTACCAATAGTAATTTGCAATTACCAGTGATTGGTCAGTATACAGATATTTCTATATTAGATTCTAATACTATTTCTGTCAATAATTTATTTTTTAAGCCCAATAGTGGTATACAATCATCATCTCAAGCCACGGGTTTGTTTAGTTGTAATCTAGACAGAAACCATGAATATATTCTAGATAATAATACTATCAATAGGATACCCATAGTTTTTAGAAATACGATTAATAGATTTGGTAATATTGATACATCTGAATCTAACAGACCTAAAAATTATACTTTCGACATATTGAATATTAGTGGTAATAAAATATATGCTAAAGATAATTTAAACTATTTACTCAAAGAAAATAATAGACCATATTATTTAGATCAAGATATTAAAAGTAATTATACTACAAATGGTATTGCATTTAGTGGATCATTGTTTAAAAATCATCAATATATATATGATATTAGATATAATCAATTTAATTTAGATAATATACAAAAACTAATTAATTTTAGATATAATTATCAAGATCAAAATATAGTACTTACTGTTCCTTCTGGATTTATTGTTCCTTATGACTATTTGAAAATATCTTTTCCAACAGGATTTGACTATAGTAATTCTGTAATATCTGGATCTGTCACAAGGTCTTCTGTAATAAATAGTAACAATGTTGATCTAGAACCAGACAAAGATCATATTTTATTAGAAACATCTACTAGTATAGATCCGTCTAGTAAGCTTATACAAATAAAATTACCAGCATCACTTCCTGTGACTTCTTCTAGAGCAGGAACTTGTGTAGTTAATAATAGTCCTATTAATAGACTACAATCCGGCCTATTGATTAATTATCAAAACAGTGACAGATACGGATACGAAATAGATTCTATGAAAGATGGTTTTAGTTTTAGTGGTGTGGTTCCCAAAAATCATTCTGTTATATCCACAAATATTACTGGTCTTTTGGATTCTAATCATATAGGACATGCTTCTATTTTTACTTCCGGTAATGCTCTATGGTACTCTGGAGCAAGAATTCTGAGACAAGCAAATCATAACGATATTGGATTTAGTGAATATTATCTTATCAATACAAATATTAGTAATTTAGCACCCGCTAATCTTAGCGGTGTCGGATCGTCTAGTTCTCCGTATTCATATAAAATAGCTTCTTCTGGTTATAGATATTTAGAATTTTTATACTTAGGACATAATACAAATAATATTAATATTACTGGAATATTAAGTATGGTTTCTGGTGCATTATACATATACCATACTAATCTAACAGAACAATTTAATCAGTATAGATCATTGATTGATCAGGACCTTACGGTTAAAGATACTCTTGTTTATAGTGGAATTAATATTAGTAATAATATTGGTTTAAGTTTGAACGTTAATAGATTTGATAAAATTAAGATAGAATTATTATCGACTACTGGTATTAGTAATTTTGATTTTAGAACATATGTTTCATCTGATATTCTGATTAAACCGTATATATTAGAAAGTTCTGGTACCTTAAATTCTAACTTACCCTTTTATCCTTTCTTTAATCCGGATCCACCCACAGTAGTTTATTCTCCACCAACATACTCTCCTATAACAGATCCAAAATATAATATTTTTACAGACACTAATTTTTACATTCTGCCGTATATCAAAGTTACAAAACCATATTGTGAAGCAGAATATAATAAAAATCAACAACTATTTTATAACGGTAATATTATTGATTTATATAATTTTGATAGCATTAAATCTTATTTATTGATGGGTGATGAGTTGGAAATTATAGATTTTAATAATACTCCTATATCAATCTCGGGAGATGTATGTAAACACATATTTAAGTTTAATCCTTCTAACGAAGAACTTATTGTTAGTGGATTATCTATAGATGGTGCTTTATCTATATCTCCAAAAATTTCTTCACTCTCAATAGAAAATAATTATAGACATAATATTCCTTTTGGATTATCTTATAATCAGCTTTTATCTAATACCGGAACAATACGTTTTGTTAAATGTAATTCCGGGAATATAGATGTATATGATTACAATAATTTATTCTATCATACTTATGGTGGTACAACAGCGTCTTTCCCATTGGATAGTAGTGGCTCATACGTACAACCTCCACAAACTGGTTCATACAGAGTGATTTATGATCCGGATTCTTGCATGTCTGGTACTCTTTGTGTTTTAGTATCGGGATATAGAATTAATGCCTTTAGTGGATTCCCAGATATACGTAATCGATCCAATTTTTATAAGACCACAAATATTATAGATAGTAATGGAGTAAAAGGAGCTATTAGACCATACGGAACAGATAAAAGAATGTTTTTTGATTTTAATGATGGATTTCCAGAAATAAGTGACTTTTATTCTGTTGAAGACTTGATACAACCCAATATGCTTTCTATAAAAATACCATATAATAGTAACTACATTAATAAATCTGGTTTAGTTTTAATTATAGACAGTCATCAGAATATAAAAAGTCATTTAAATCCAAATCTCGACAACTCTTTCGTCACTAGTTCTGCAACATGTAATATAACTCCTTCAACAATTTTTAATTATTATGATAGAGACGCAAAAAGATGGAAACACACAGTTCATTTACAAGGACAACAACCAGCGTTTGGAGGATATGATCTTTTATTATCTGGCAAATCTAGTAAATTGTATTCTATAAATCCAGAACCTATACAAATTTCAGGTATATCATATAGCATAGATGATGGTAATACTTTTTATACTATTACTAGCGGATTGACTATTCCGGATAATCTATCCGAATTAACACTTAAAATTACAACATTACAAGGCGACCAACGACTTTTTGAACAAGATCAATTATCAACTCCTAAAGTTTCTATTTCTGGTTTAAGTAATTACTATGTGGAATTTAATGAACCTGGATTATACGGATGGCATGGCAAGGGTTGGAATATAGGAGTTAAAATAACAACTCCTCCTCCCAAAATTTATTCCAACAAAGATATTATACTAAGAGTAAAAGATCTTACCGGATTTGATCAAAAGACAATAACCCTAAATAAAAGAATTATTCCCGAAGTTAAGCCATTTGCCACAGGATTTGTACTTAATGGTAGCTCATGGCAACTAGGCTTTGATGTTACAAAAATAGATATAGAAGATAAATTATTTAACAACGAAATCAGTGTCGATGTAATCGATACTCCTGTCTCCAATAACTATCAAATTTTACATAGTGATAATAAATCAATAGTAGTGGGTGGTAGTACAGTTGGTGCTACTACCGGTATATATTATCCTAAAATTATTTTGACAGATATTACTACATCTCCGTATACTATACTGTCTAGTGGTTCCGGCGCTCTAGTTGTTGGATCATCTATTACACAAAAACCACAGTATACTATTCAATTAAATAATTTACAATCCACATACTATTTTGATCTTACTAATCAGTCTGATCTTATGTTCGATATTCCTGCGGATCTTGGTCCAGAACCTAATCAGGTACTTAACAATCTAATTATTACATTTAATAATGATATTGCTTACTCCTTAATTATTGATTCTTCTTCCTATAATTATGATACCAAAAGAATAGAAGTGGTTGCTACTCCAACAACAACAGGAAATAATCCTGGTTATTATAACCAACCTAATAAATTTATTAATCAATCTGTTAGTATATCTATCAAGCAGCCAGTATACGATAACTTTGGTAATTATACATATCAAACATATAATAAAACTGCTGGATTTAATACTGTATTTTATAAACCGGTTGGTTTTCAGCCAATATCTCAACTATCAACTATTCCTTTTAACATTACTAGTCCTTGGTCTATAGAATTTTATGTATTGAGTGGTATTTGTCAATTTGATCCTCAATCACAACCTAATGTTAGCATATTTAATACTCCTAATATTGGAAGCTATGAGAATACTCCTATAGAATATAATCTCGATTATGATTATGATAATATTTTGAAAAAATGGAAAGTTACAGCCTCTTCAACTAAAGATGTTTTTAATAGGTACATAGATCAAACTGGAATATATCCTATATCTATTTATATAGATGATGATTTTTCTAGTTTTGTAACAAATAATAGTTTTAGTATTAGATATAATCCTGTTACTAAGATGAAAAATATTAATAATACACTATATAGTACTCCTGATAGTATTTTTTATACCAAGGTAGATATCGAAGATACTCTAGAAAATACCACAGATTCTATATCTTTTCCGCCAACGCTTAAAGAGAGTAGTATTACATTATTATTTAATAAGACAATAAGAAAATATGATACGGATTTAAATATATGGCAAAATTCTTATATTTCAGATAATATGACAGATAAATATGATGCTCAGCTTAATATAGAAAATAATATTTTATCTGTTAGCTGTCGAGGCATAGGAAACGATAAAATTATCGCAGTTGCAAAATTAAATACTATGGAAATAGAAAGCAACGAACTACAAGGTGTTCCTCTTACTATAACTGGTGTTGCTGGATATTCTCCCGGAGGTGCGATAGAGGTTGAACAAGGAGAAGATCCTTGGATACTAACTTTTAAAACAATTGGAGGATTAGCGCATATTAATTATCCACCAACTATTATACTAGAGAATATGCCAACTTTTTGCTCCGGATTTAATCCTTTAATAGATAATCAATCGCAATGCGCAAAAACACCAGTATGGAATCCTAACGACATGGGTGGTTCGTGGTCTTATATGTTTTCTGGTATACCATCTTGTACGCTTCTTGGTCTAAAACCATTCTCTATTACCGCCATAGATACAGATCCGTCCCTACTACCATCTTCACCGTATTTGCCAGACACAGATTACCTAGAATATGCTTTTGAATATACCGCCGGATCTTTTTCTACGGGCGAACCGCCCCAGATAGTACCTGCTGAAGGAGGTAATGATATTATTAAACCTTTGTGTAATGTGTTGTATACTAAACAAATTGATTTTGGACCAGTTCTAGAAACATCTTTGTGTGGAGTCGGTCCTACCGGCATCAAACTAATAAATATTAGCGGCACACTACCTTCTGGTTTATCATATACAGTATTTTTCCCCGAAGAACTAAATTCTCCTGTGGCCCCATATTCTAATTTGAGTAGTGGATATTTAAGAATAGAAGGCTACCCATTAACTTTTGCTAGTGGTGGTGCATATTCAGAAAATATAACTCTTAAAATAACAGACGCTAGAAATCTATCAACTTCCTTAAAAATAGAGTTTACTGATAGTTCTACACCAAATGATCCTGATATTAGTGTCCCTATTTATTTTGATACCGATGAATTACTACTCACCCCATCTACTGGAACAAAAATTGTTACTGCCAATACAGTTAATGTATGGAGACCATCTCCATCTCCAGAGTCTTTAGTTTGTAGAAGTATATTGCCACACAATAAATGTCAGACTACACAAGTATTTTATTCTGGTTTTCTCTCTTTAGATACTCGCATATATTTAACTTCTTTGGATCAAAAGGTACCATTGGCTGTTCAGGATGATATTTATATAAGTTTTGAAACACCAAATGATAATAATAATGGTGCTTATACATTAATGGAAAATGAAAGCGGAATTCATATTCTAGGAAAGGTCAGTTTAATATCTAGTGCTACAGGCATAGCTAATTTAGTTTTAGCAGACTATAAACAGTTAAATATTTCTAATTTTAATACATTTTTCCAAGGATCTATTATAGATAATACTACTTATTGTTTACTTGGTGGCGGAAGAGCAAAAATGGACAGCACAGGAAAACGCGGATTAATGGGCTTAATAGGACCGTCTTATAAAGCAAGTATAACAGGATCAACCTTTTTTGATAGTAGTAATTCTAGACTGAGTGGTCTTGAGCTAACAAGAATAAATACTCAACTGCCACAGTCCTCCTTTGTTTCATGGTCAGACTGTTGGCAAACAGGAAGATTATATATAAGTGGTATCGTGCTACCCTCCATAAATGCCGAGATAACGGATCCGCCTCCTGCACAAAATAGATTATTTACATTTAACAATCTTGTAGAATCTTTATTTCCTCGTCTTGCTTTTGGCGATACAGAAACACAGAAAAACCTAATAGAGAATCAGAGATCAAAGACACTAAATTATTTCATTAAAGATCTTATATCCGGAGTTAATATTTCTGAAGGTGCAACCTCGCCAGGCAATCCGTTTTTAACACCAATATTAAATAGAAATTCTGGTACTGTTTATCAAATTAAAATATGGAACGATGCAGATATTTTTCCGACATATAATTATCAAGCTATTCCATATTCTGAAAACGAATATATTTGGATTCATAAGGGAGATTTATTCAACACTTTACCATCTCAAAAAACCTTTCCCCCTATCATTACGCACGGATTTGATAGTATTTCTGTAATTAATGATTTGGATGATCTTGATCCGAATGGTACAGTTATGGATCCAGTTTATGGTATAGCTATTGGGGGATATGTTCCAACAGATGATGGTATAGGAATACAAATTCCCTATTCACACACAGGAGTACCGAACAATGCTTCGCCTTGGTCAGTCACTAATTATAAGCCAATTATTAGTGGTATAATGCAAAAATCTTTATATCCAGCCGGTACAGAGGTAGAAAAAGTAGATACTATAAACAATGAATTGGTAATAAAAAATAATAACATTAGTTATAATGTGGATGATCAATGGTGCATAGATAAAAATAATTATATCTCTACGGCATTGTATTTCTTAGATAATCCTGGAGAAATTTTTGTTTCATCTGGTAATAATACATTTATATATTTACAAAATACCGATTCAGCTACCGGATGGCTTAAAACATTTTCCTCTGGAGATATAGTATTTCCATACCAAAATATAGAAGATGATAATATAAAAATTATGCCTTATAATATAGTATATAATGCAGAGGGTAGATTTACTTTTCAGATCACCGGCAGATGTAACACTAGAGAAAATGAAGATTTAGTATACAAAATTGCTACTATGGAAAATCCAAACATGCCCATCTTTGATAAGATAACATATCCATCATTAGATTTTATACCTAAAAAATATTTTCAAAACTATCCACTTTATGTTAATAAATCAATTCAAATTATTAATAATAGTGTAATAAAAACAAATAATTTGTTATCCTTTAATATATTGGGTGGGGAAAGACCCATAAATAAGAATTTTCCAGATATACAGCTAGCCGCTGGTATTAATGGAGATTTCGGATATTGTGGGTTTTGGCGTAATACCACAGGTACCGGAAATACTATTGTGGATGAATATGATTCAATAAATGATAGACTTAATATTAAACTCATATTAAGTTCAGATTATGGTATTAATTGGTCTGCTTACGATACGATTAAAATCAAGGTGACAGACAGCACAGGATCAGACACACTGATCTATTCTGTTTAATAGGATAATTTTATGGCTACAATAAATATTACAGAATTACCACTAAACAGAATAACTATTAATCAAAATACAGATGATCCTAAATTTATAAGCACAAATGTTGTTATTACAGAAAATATTCCTCCTATTACAACTATTATAGCAAATGTTGGTGTTCAGGGACCACCCGGTTCAGGACTGCCCGGGCCAATTGGTCCTCAAGGACCACCAGGAACTGGGTTGGTCGGCCCCCAAGGTCCTGCTGGTCCTAAAGGAGATAGCGGCTCCGGCATATTATCTATAGATTTTAGTAATAATACGAATTCTATTACCATAAATGAAGACTCTTCTACTTTATATCTAATTGGCGGTGCTGGTATAGATATCGGAATCGACAATGAAACACAAACTATAAATATAGGCAATACTCTTGTTGGACACCAGCATATAACTTCCGATATTATTGGCTTTAATGAATTTGTAGACGATAAAGTAGCATCATTATTACAGGCTGGTACAGGCATAGGTCTAACGTATAATGACGAAGATGCCAATAAACTAATTGTATCTGTTACGGGCTTAACAACAGGAATAGATGTTCAAAGACAAAATTCAAAATTACAAAGTATTTCAGATCTAGTAATAGAGTCAGGAAAATTATTACTAGCTAATAGCAGTTCCACATTCGAAGCGATTACATTGTCTAACACCAGTAAGAACTTTTTAAATGACCAAACAGCAGCGGAACAAAGAAATACTCTAGGATTAGGATCAATATCCATTTATGATTCTGGAACTTTTGCTAAAATTCAGGGTGGTAATACTTTTGAGGGTATTCAATCGTTTGGTGATGGTCAGATCAATAGATTTTCCGCATCTATTAATTCGCAAAATAGCAACTCTTATGAGATACAACAATCTGATAATGGCAAGATTATAGCATTCACCGCCAATAATAGTAGTGTATCTGTAACTTTAAATAGTAATATTTTACCGGGTTTTAACTGCTTAGCCTTGCAGTTAGGTTCGGGACAAGTTCGGCTCAGTGGTTCTATCAACAATAGATATGGTCATACAAAATTAGTTGGCCAATATTCTATAGCTACTATTGTTAAAATATCTAGTTCTCCATATATTGTTGTGCTTTCCGGAGATACGACCAGCGATAATTCTGGACCATGATAATAGGAATAAAGCATGATACTACCACCATTTTTCGGTATATCATCTAAATATGATGTAGATTTTATTAAACAATTAATTGTAGACTATTTACAACAAGATAGTATGGTCTACAAGAATCCAGTGTCTTCTAATAGCATTACTTTTTTACAAGCAGATGGAGTAACGTATGCCATTGTTATTCCTGCATTAAATATCACATATCTAAGTAATGATGTGCTATCTTTACCAAAGCTTAGTGATGGTTTATCTATTAGTTATAATAGTATAGACATATTATCATATGATCCTCCTCCGGAGTCACCAGAGCAAACTAATTTTATCTTTTGGTTAGAAGAAGACTCTCAGATAGAATTAGCTTGGAGTGTTCCATATAATAATCGATGCGATATTACAGAATATATATTACAATATGCTAATGTAGAAGAAAAAACTAGCTTCCTAGACGAAAACTATGAACAGATTTTGGATGAGCTAGGCAATGCTATAAAGATGGAGTCAAATATAGATTCATATAGATGGTATACTTTTGATAAAGAATATATATTAATTCAAAATAGATTTAAATTACTATACGATACAAATGATTTTTTTGTTTCCGAAAAATCTAATGGAATAGGTCTGGTAAATACGTCTGTTGTGACCGAATTGACTAATAATGAACCGTATCAGTTCAGAATTGCTGCTAAAAACTGTGTTGGTCTTGGAGACTTTGGATATAGTAATATTCTTTTTCCCTTATCTATGTCTCATATATATTGTGATATACTTTTATATTTGAGACCTAATTCAACTACTGATATATTTGCTTCTTTAGCGGATTATTCTTGTTACGACAAGAACTGTTTACCTATAGCACAGCCGTTAGTATCGTCCGAATCCGCTTTTGGTGCTGGCAGTTTATATTTTAATGGAAATTTGGATTCTTCATTAATTCCATTTACTTATCCACATATACAATGTATTAAAGATAATTTTAATTCATGGTCATTAAATAATGATTTTACTGTCGAGTTGTGGGTTAAACCAGCAACATCAAACCCTGTTGGAAATCAGACCATAATATCATCGTATAGTCAAAAACCTGACGCATCTACTAATCCGATTAATAATCATTATTGGAAATTATACTATAATAGTAGTGGCATTGTTTTTAAAATGGGTATTAGTAATACTAATTTTATAGAATTAACAACCAATTTCCCTTTGTCTTCATCATCTTTTAGTCATGTTGCTATTTGTAGATTTAATAATTATATTAGATTATATATAAATGGCAATAAGTATGATAGAAAATATTATGATAAAGATATTATTATAGATAGTGACTATGCTATTCTTGGAGGAGATCAAACTATCAATTATATAGTTTCTGATACTCAAAATATAGATAGGGGCTTAATAGCAGAACCTTATATTGGTTATATAGATAATGTAATGATTAGTAAATCAGCCCGATATGCCAAAAACTTTACACCTTCGGAATACACAAATGAATCAGATTGCGATTTGTGTTCGGAACTAGAAGCCCCATCTAACTTAACCGTATCCTATATTGTAGAATAACTACATATAGCTAGGAACTATAACACCCGTAGATTGTGGACCTTCTCCGCAATCATTGACCGCATTTATGGTCATTGTGCCACCATCTATGGACAAATCACCAAAAGACCAATAGAATGCATTACTATCATATGTAATATAGCCATTAGTAAAATCTCCAAGATTTTGATTAAATGGAGTATTATTTATCTTTATTCCTGTTATATATATATTGTAGCCCGTTGCTGTTGGACCCTGATCTGTCCAGCTAAGAGTATAGTAACCGCCTCCGTTATAAATATTAATATTTGTTGGAGCATCTGGAGTTCCAAAATTACCGGTAATGCTGCTACTATAAGATCCAACTGTTCCGCTAATATTCAGGCCAGCGACACCGAATTCGTAAGAGTAACAATTTGTGCCCGTTAGAGAGCCTATAGTGCCAGAATTACTATTGAACAATGTTGATGTTGTCCAGTTTTCTTCTGATGTATTTTTATATCTAACATAATATCCTGATAGCGGAATTTTATTTGTCATATCTAAACTATTCCATGTTATGTTACCCGTTGTGGAGTTAACGGATAAGCTTAAGCCCGTTGGGGCTTCTAATACCTCAACATATTGAACAGATAGTCCTTGTGGGGCATTTGGTGCTTCTGGAGAGGTTGTGCTGATAATATATCCAGTAGAGTATGGCCCAATACCCACAGCATTGATGCCGGCGATTCTTATTGTATATTCGGTATCTTCTACTAATCCGGATAATAAGTATTGAGAATTACCGCTAGTTGACAAGCCAGTTGCTAATGATGAATTTCCAGAATATTCAATATAATTACCAGTAATAGAACATCCACCATTATTAGGCATAATCCAAGAAAGATTAATAGTAGTATCTGATGGAACACCAGAGATATTTGTTGGAGCATAAGGCAATAGTCCCATTATACCGCTAGCAGAACTACTAAATGGTCCTGTACCAACCAGATTGCTTCCTGCTACTCTAAAGTAGTAATTTTCACATGTGTCAAGACCGGTTACAAAGCCTGATGAGGCTATAAATTTTTCTATATATTCTGTCCAAGTAGCATTATCTTGACTATATTCTATTATATATCCGGTGGGTACAGCATTAGTTGGAGCATTCCATGTTAGTAAAAATTTTTTAATCATATATAAATGCTACTATTAAAAAAGAGTATAAATAGATTTAAACATTAAATACACCTATTTACGTTATTGGAGCATATTTTTGATTTAGGGGTATTATTAAGATAAGTATGGATTCATAAGGGAGATATAATGGCTATTTTATTTTTTGATGGATTCGACAGATATACTATTCTTAAAGATTTTGATCGTAATTATTGGTCATACGAACCATTAGATATTGTAGATTATGAAAAATATGCTTTTGGAGGATATTCGTATAATCATAGCGAAGATTCTTATAGTGCTGGATCTTCCGAGTTTATGGAATATATGACCGGATACTATTCTTTTTATTCTCCAAACGGAGCCAGATTACCATCTGGTATATTTAGGGATAATATCGAAAATAGTTTTAATGGTATTTATATTAGTGGAAATAGTTATCCGGGGTTCGGATCACCACCAGGATTTTTATCCTTACACAATCTTAATATAGCAGATCCTAATCTTTTAGCCCCTATAACTTATGTTCAACTTAGTGGTTTCTCATTACCGTCTAGTGGTCAAAGTTTTTTATCCACTAGAATTCTTGGCATAGAAACTAAGGATAGTTCCTATCATAATTCTGATAAAAATGGAAGATTTGAATATAAACATCCTTTGGTTGCTTTTTGTAGTGGCAATACAACAGGACTATTATTAAGTATTATTAAAACAACCGGAAATCATTTGTCTCTGATAGAAAATAAAAAAATGACTATCGGGTTAGAAGTATTTCAAAATAATGGCATTAGCGGTATTTTTGATTTGAATATAACCAATGACCTAAATAAATATAGAATTAGATCGTTATATTCTACCGTTAATGGCTATACATCTGGCATTTTAAATGATAGAATTTTGCTGATAGATAAAAATTTATCAGAAGGATTTGATTACGAATATGGATCGGAAAGTGTTCCTATAACGCCCATATCTAGATGGTGTCATTTTCAATTTGGAATTATACAAAGCGGTTCGGATCCATATATCCAAGTAAAATTAGACGACATAGATTTATTATCTATTCCTGTCGATACCAACTTATCTGATAAAGATTTATGGGACGATAAAATTTATATAAGTGGATTTGATTTTAACAATATTAGATTTTTTAATAGAACATATAATGGATCTATACAGTATGCTACAACTAATACAGAAAATATTGGAATTAGTAGATACTATCTTTATGGAGCTGTAACGTTATTGGATGATATTGTACTTTCAGACGGTTCTGGTGTTCCTAATACTTTTTTGGGTTCTAATACTAAAGTAATACCATTTACACCCGGCGTAAGTGCTAATACTTCTACTAATGGAGTTTATAGTGACGGCTTAACAGAATGGAGTGGCAATACTTCTTCTACTAGATTAGCTTTAAAAAATTTAGATGGAGATAATGGCAAAATATTTTCTTCTGTTTCTGGTGCCATAGCTGCTGTTAGATATACTAATTCTAATATGATGATACCAGACTCTAATTCGCTCTTTAGAATGCAAACAGAAGATGCTATAGGTGGAATAAAAGTATATGCACAAGCAAAAAAAGAATTTTTAGATAGTAGATATTCCGTAGTTTTAAGAACAGGCATATCAGATCCATACTCTATTGATAATAAAGTATTTTTAGACTTTGAAACATCATCTAATAATACTATTATAGATTTGTCAAGAAATAGATATGTTTTTACAAAATCTGTACCAGAAATAGAATTATCTAATATAAATAAATTTGGAGATAAAAGTTTAAGACTACTAAGCGGACAATATCTCTCAACACCTTCTGTGGAATTACAGAATAGTTTAACTTTAGAATGTTGGATTAAACTTTCTGGATTAAATAATAGCCTAACTCTATTTCACAGATTTGCACCAATAGGTCTAACAACAATTTCACCTAATTTAGTTGTTAGTACTGGTAGTATAAGTTATAACGCTTTCTATTCCCAGTTCGGCACTGGACAATTAGTATTGCGCTTTCCAAATAGCGGAATACAAGATACCGACTGGCATCATGTTGCTTTGGTATCCGATACTTCTAAGGTTGTTGTATTTCTTGACGGAATATCAGGAACTTCATATAGCGTATTTTCTAATGCGGATCTATTTGGAAGTAATACATCATTAACTAATTCTTTATATTATTGGTCGTCCACTTCACCATATAATAATTCTATTAAAAACTTTACTAGTAGTGCTAGTTTAGCATCTTTATTCACATATATTTCTGGTAACGGATATATAGACGAATATAGAATTACAAATACACAAAGATATAATACTAATTTTATTCCTCCAAGTGCTATTCTTACAGAAAGAGATGATTATATAACAATTGGTGATCCTCAAAATATAACACGTACAAGATATGGTAAAGTATATCAATTTTATGAATATGTGAATCCTTCAACAGATAGTCCCTGGACAACCGGTTTAATAGCTAATCCCAGCGGATTTATACTAGGTGTTAAAAAATTATGACAGTACTTAGCAAAAGACTACAATATTCTAATAATGACTTTTTAATATATCAACACTTTGTAAATACTGAAACAGAAACTTTTTTCTTAGCCAATGAATCACCAAACGAACCGGAATATCCACATGTTTATGTTGGTTATTACAGTGGCATACCTCTATCACCATCTTTAGATGAAGATAATAGTATAGCTTCTCTACAATCTGGATACTATTCTGTTGTTTTATTAAGTAGATTCGGTATACCTAGAAATACTTTGATTGCTTGTAATATAAAAGCTAGTTACGAAAATGATATACTTAATAGAATAAGCTCCAGCAATGTTATATTAAATATAAAACCATTTGCTCAAAATAATAATAATTATGATATTAATGACTATAGAAGCGCTGATAAAATATCGAATACTATAAATGATAATGTTTCTAATAAACTTTTTGAAATTTATACTTTAAATTCTTTTACAGGATTGAATTTTAGTTCAGCATGGTCAAAAAATACATACGGGGTTATTCATTTTAATGCTTCTGGATCGTCATCTGGTATAAAAAATATCATCATTGATTATGTAGATTTAGTTTATAAAGCTAGTTTACCATCAGCACCTATAAATCCAGCAGCATCCGGATCCGATTCTTCCGCATATCTTAGTTGGTTTGAGCCGCTGGATAATGGTGGAGATAATGTTATATATTATGCAATAAAATATACTGATACTACAACAAATATTTCTAATACCATTACGACTCCATCTAGTGGAACCAATTTTTTTCTATCGAATTTAACTAATGATAATGCGTATGTTTATAGGGTTGCTGCGGTTAATAATGTTGGTACGGGTACTTATTCAACAGAATCCAATATTTTTATTCCAGAAAAAATTCCACTGCTATCCGCATTAAATTATAATAGTGCTAATTATACAAGAATCAGACTTCGTAGAGATACATCTGCCAATTGGTCCGATATTGATCCTATATTAGCCTTAGGAGAAGCTGGTTTCGAAACAGATACTAGATATTTAAAAGTAGGTAATAATGTATCTCCATGGAATAATTTAGATTATATTAGAGTACCAAATAGTTCAATATCTTTTCCGTCTCCTCCACAAATTATTTTACCGATAGGTGATTCATTAACAGTTTCTAATCCAAGAATTAATTGTAATTTATCTAATAGTGAACTTTTAAATATTATCGGTATAGATGGTATAAATATAGAGTATTTCACAAGTAGCAACTCTATTAGAATTAGTTTAGATAAGTCATTTTCTCCCTTCAACTCCGGTACATTAGCTAGTCCTAATAGCGTTGGAAGACCCGGAGAAGTATATTATGATGAACAATTTATGTATGTTTGTGTTGGAATAAATTTATGGAAAAGAATTTTATTGGATACTAATTATTGGTTTAATCCAAATAATATGGCCATATCTAACAATTCCGGGTTTTATCCCAGCATAACAAATATTACGACTTCTGGTACTAATATACAGTATACTAGCGACGGCGATCCATATCCTGCTAAATCATCGAACAATATGACTAATGACGGCATATCTCCAAGATCTGCATTCTTTAATAACTATACTATTAGTGATCAGAGCTACACACTATCTTTTAAATACAGGGCCGGATATAACTTCTCAGACCCTGAGATAGCCACTTCGGGGTATAATGGAATATTAAATAATGGAGTTCTTGTATCAGCACCTTCGGCTAAAAATGAAACTATTGGCCCATTTGTTGCCCCATCCGGATTCAATTTTAATCGAAGTTTTTTTAGTAACTTTTTTGTAATAGATAATTGTGGAGGATATGTTAATTCTAGTGGATTATATGCTTATTATGATGGAAGATTTTTAAAGAACTGCTGGAATGATAGTAAAGTATATAATAGTAACACATATTATGCATTATCTTCATATAGCGGCGATAACTTTAGACATTCAGACGGTCATTCAAAAATTTTAGGATTTTGTTTTGATGGATATCCAATATATGGTCCATTTGGATACGAAGATCCAACTGATGATAATAGTTCTATATTATTATTAACCAGTTCATATTTAGTGTACGATAATGATAATCATAGACCAAATAATTGGAAATATAGTAATAGTATTACTGTTAATAACTTTAACTATGTATTAGTTGGAGGAGCTTTTATTCAAGATTTTTACTATGCTCAAAATTCTGGTATATTAGATCAATATAATGGTAGATATACTATTACTCCAGACTTTCCTCAAGGTACTTATGCATACTTTTTAACATTTACTAACAGCGGTTTGCTAATACCACAATATCCGTATATAGTCGGAAACTATAGTCGTAATCAAAAATTAAAGGTATTATAAATATGTTTAACAATATTTTAAGCCAACAATTTAAATCTTTGTTTAATGAAGCAATAGATGAGCTTATTAGTCAAAATGGATTGTCCGTACCATGCACACTAGTATATGATTCTTTAAAGAAAAGCTTGTGTCCAAATTGTATTTTTGATCCTATTCAAAATAGATCCAACAACGAGTATAATAATACCGGACCGGTACCATTTCCTACTCTTGGTATATGTCCGATATGCAATGGTTACGGTATTATTGATATGTCTTCACAGGATACAGTATATTTAGCGGTTATTTTTGATAGTAAATATTGGTTCAATTGGGATTATAAGTCTGTTAATATTGGTAATAATATGGCTCAGTCTATAGGTAAAATAGAATTACTGCCTAAAATTCAGAATACTAAAGAAATTATTTTAGATACTAATGTTGCAGGATATGGATCTAGAAGATATAGCAGAAGTGGGGATTCTCAAATTTGTGGATTAGGAAGTAATAGATATATTATAACAATGTGGGAAAAAATAATATGAAAATTTCTTTTAATTTACTAGATAGTTCTTCTAGTATACAACAAAAAATATTAGATAGTATTGTTGATTATTTATCTCCAATTATGCAAAAAACAAAAAATTCTTTACAAAACTCTTTACCTCAATACATAGAAGATGCTGTAACGGGTCAGCCAGAATATATTTCTTTGCTGGGTGGTCAGTTAAGATCAGAACTGGGAGTACCAGATGCTGGATCAAGACTTAATAGTATTTTTTCTGAGTGGAAAAATAATGCGGTTGTTATATATAATCCTATAGCTACTAAAGGATCATCTATTGTTGGTGGATTTAGTATAGATATGATAAAATCAGATTTTTCAGACATACTATCACTACCGTCATCAGAAGTAGTAGATAGTATTAGTGGATCCATTATACCGTGGTTAAAATGGCTACTATTAGATGGTGGAAAAATATTGATTAGAAATTATAAAGTTCAATTAGGTAATAATCCTAGATCTCGTACCGGCGGGGCTATTATGATACAATCAGATAAAGAAAATTGGAGAGTTCCCGCACAATTTGCAGGAACAGCCAATAATAATTGGATTACTAGAGCATTATCAACCTATGATCAGCTTATATTAGATCATATACAAAATACTCTGGAGAATAGTTTATGAGCTGTAATCATACTAATGTATTCAATAACGTAACATCTGTTGGTGATAACTATCTTATTAATCAACTAGAAGATAATATAAAAACATTTTTAGATTATGGATTTTTAAATATAGGGGGTTTTATTAATATAGACATCCCAACTTCTGGATTATATGGGGGTTCTTTACATATTTTGAAGCCAACAACTCAACCAGGATATCAACCAGGACAAGTTTGGCAAGCATTTAAAAAAGACTGGGTTTATGAAACAGGAATATCCTATAATACTTATTCGCCCACGATAATATCCGGAGTTCATCTCAACAACACCTTTTATCCTGCTCCAACTGGATCCGGTAATATTAGTTATACCATTAATTATCCATTAGGACACATTATATTTAATAAAGGTTTACCATCTACTAGTAATGTTCAACTAGAGTATTCTTATAGATGGTGTCAAGTTTATAAGAGTAGTTCTACTCAATGGAAAGAATTACAAGAATTATCATATAAGCCCAATCCTCAGCTTAATTATACTCAATCTGGGGATTATAATATCTATGCGGGTAATAGGATACAAATGCCAGCGATTGTTGTGGAGCCTATAGCTAGAAGTTTCTCTAAGCCGTATCAGTTAGGTGCTAGTGATTTTGCTATAGACCAAGATATATTATTACATATTTTTACAGAAAATAAGTCCGATAATAATAGAATAGTAGATATAGTAAGATTACAAAAAGATAAAACTATTTTACTGTATGATACTAATAAAGTGGCCAAAAGTGGAGTTTATAGTTTAAATTATAACGGATCATTAAATTCTAATAGAATTTGCTATTCTGAATTATTAGTAAATTATTATTGGAATAAATGTTATTTTAAAGAAATTAGTGTATTAAATATGGAAAGCTCAAATCAAAATTTATTTTGGTGTACAGTAAGAGTAACATCAGAAGTAATCATATAAACTATTTTCTGGAGATCAAAACATGTCAAATAGAATCTACTATGCCTGCCAAAGCGTTCAACTATATCCTCCTGTTGATATTGATACTACGCTATCATCGGCAACTAATAAGGCCACAATAGAAGGTGATCCTTCAGTTACGATTCAAGGTTTACAAAGCGTTGGCATGAATACCAACTTTAACCTTGAGCCAGTTTATCAACTAGGACAGCTTAGTTTATATGATAACTATGAAGAAATTCCTGAAGTAGAAATTTCATTAAATAAAGTTTTGGATGGTAGAGCAACATTATTTCAAAGTGCTATGGGCGAAGGTAGCTTAACAGAACTACAGAATCGTGCTTGTGGAGTTGTTCTTACCCTATATCCTGATACTGTACAAAAAGCTAGTGGCGTACCAACTGCTAAGGTAAAGTGTACTCCTGCTTATCTAAGTAGTGTAACATATACTTTTCCAAGCGAAGGAAACTTTACAGAAGAAGTTCAGTTAGTTAGTAATAATAAAGAATGGGAGGCTAGTCCAGCTAGTGCCGATACTAGTCCAACCGATGAAGACGCTGGTAATGATCCTGGTATTATGCGTCGTCAACAAATAGATTTGACTTTGAGCACATTACCAACAGGAGCAAGTGGTGGTATTCCAGTTGGTTATAAAATTCAAAGTATCAATGTTACTGTGAATCTTGGAAGAGAAAGCATATTTAATCTTGGTGAAAGAACTCCAAGTTTCAGATATATCAATTTCCCCGTAGAAGTTACTTCCGAATTTGAAGTTATTGCTAAGGGCGGAGATCTGGTTGGTGTTGAAGAAGGCGACGGTAGTGCTTGCACAAATCCCAAAGCTTTGATGAATAAACCTATTGTGATAGCACTATGCGATGGTACAGTAATCGATCTTGGGGGCAAAAATAAACTTACTAGTGTTAACTATACTGGCGGAGATACTGGTGGCGGCAATGCTACAATCACATATAGTTATCAAACGTTTAATGATTTTGATTTTACAGGCCCAACCGCCTGATCATAGTAGTTAATCGGCTAAAGACACACAGGAAGGAAACTATTATTATTAATAGTGGAAATATACAAAATAGAACAGATAACAAACAGAATACTATCTGGTAAACAGATAATAGTATCAGAAAATGATATTTATGAATTAAGATCTGCTAGTATAGATCTTAAAATACAAAGTGATATATTATATAATAAAGAATATGAAAATTTATTATTTTCAGAAGATTTTATTCATCAAGACGATATAGATTCTTTACTAATAGATCTAGGACTAATATATCCAGAATATAAAATGGACTTAGAATCTATAGAAAAAAAAATAGAGAATTCAAAAATAGATCTATATTTAAATTTTTTCGATAGAACCAAAAAACAAAAATATAAAAAAGATATAGAATCTCATAGAAAAAGATACAATCAAATTTATCAATGGGCTCATTGTTTAGATTCTTTAACGCTAGAGCATTTTCTGTTAGGTATAAAACACGAATTTATTATTAAAAATACTTTATATATTTATCCAACAAATAATTTAGTATTTCAAAACATAGAAAATATTAATTATATCTTATTTAATAAAATTACTCAAAATATTACAGATAATATCTTGGATCTTTCTACGCTCAAAAAGGTTGCTAGAAGTGACTATTGGCGTAACTATTATAGTATTAATAAAAATCATTTATTTTCTTATAGTACTATAGATTTTTCTGATGAGCAAAAGGCTTTACTTAGTTTATCACATATGTATGATAAGATATATGAACATCCTGATTGTCCGGATAATGATATTTTAGAAGATGACGATGCTTTGGACGGATGGATGCTTCATCAACAAAAAGAAAATAAGAGACTAAAAAAGGAAAAAGGTGTAAATAGTTTATTAGGAAGTAAAAATAGTAAAGCTGACGAAATTTTTCTTATGGCCAAGAATCAGGATCAAAAGGACGATATTGTGGGACTTAATACTAAAAATAGTGATATGAGAAGACAAAGTAAAATTCAAGAAGTATTATCTGCTAATGATAAAATATTAGATTCTAATTTGTCTGATGTGAGAACGGCCATCAGAAATAAAATACAAGAACTTAATACCAGGAAAGGATAGTGTGTTATATGGAGAATCTAGAAAGACTACGATTTTATATAGAAAAAAGAATACAAACAACTATGATAGGAGCACTAAGCAAATTTGAAAATAATTTTGGATATCTATGGGGACATCATATTAAAAATGAAGACGACCTGACTCCCCAACAATTAGACTTTGGTGATTTGTGGGAGACCACAAGAAATGAAATTCTTAACCAGGGTAATAATCAAATACGTCAAGTGAAAGAAGATTTTTACAGATATGGTGGAGGATTCAAACAAAACTACTTTTATAACTTTAGACCACCCCAAGACTCGGATTCCAATTAAGAAAGGAACTGCAAATGAAGACAGAAGAATTTAAAGCTACTATTAATAATGAGGAAAAAACTTTTTTGGTAAGATCTCCATCTTTACAAGATCAAAGAGAAGCTCAAAAAGTTTATAATAGAGCTTTTACAGACGCTATCAAAAGTAATAGCGTTGTTAGAGCCAAGATGGATGATGTATTAGAAGAACAAGGATTATGGAATAAAGAAAAACAAGCTAAATATACAGAACTTCAAGAAGAACTACTAGCAGGAGAAAAAAAGCTAGCAAAAGGAGGTTTTTCAATAACAGAAGCTAAAAAACTTGCTCTAAAAATGAGAGATATTAGAGCAGATCTCAGAGATTTGATCAGTGTGCGTACAAGTTTAGATAATCATAGTGCGGAAGGTCAAGCAGATAATGCTAGATTTAATTATTTAGTTAGCGTTTGTGTGGTGTATAAAGATAATGAAAAACCATACTTTAAAGATCTTGAAGATTACATGGATCGTGCAACAGATCCTGTGGCTTTGAGCGGAGCGCAAAAACTTGCTAACTTAATTTATGGTTTAGATAATAATTATGAGAAAAATTTACCCGAAAATAAATTTTTGAAAAAATATAAATTTGTAAATGATGATTTGAGATTTATAGATAAGAATGGCAGAACAGTAGATAGCGAAGGAAGATTGGTAGATAGTAAAGGTAGATATATTGATACTGATGGTAACTATGTAGATAAAGATGGTAACAGAGTAGATGCAGACGGAGAGTATGTTTTTGACACACAACCATTCTTAGACGATAATGGTGTTCCTATTGTGGTAGAAGAGGATAAGAAACCAAATGAAACACAACCACAGCCACCAGAACCCACAGTTGCAACAAATACGGTTGTTTCATAAAAATATCTTTACTGATTTTTCTATATATAGCGCCATACTAATAGTTGTTAGTGTGGCGTTATTATTTTAATAAGGACGATCTATGGCAAAAGGTTTTAATCTTACGGCCGAAATTAATTTAAGAGGACCATCCAATATTAGACAAGTTGTCTCTGATATTAGAAGACAACTTGGTACTATAGACACAAATATTAATGTGACTCTTAATGCTCAAACAAATAAGCAAATATCTACTCTAGATAGAAGTTTTAAAACGTTTAATAATACTTTGTCTCAAACTAGGGCATTAAGTGATTCTACAGCAAGATCATTAAGTCAATTAGGAAATGCAGCAAAAACCCTAAGTTCATCTTTACAGACCATTCCTCAGACTATGACGCAAATATCTCAAGCCGCAACAAAAGTGGCGACAGATAATAATAAAGCTAAAGTAGCTACTCAACAAATGTCAACAGAATTTGCTGAATTTGGAAGACAATCAGCATTGGCAGTAAGAAGATTTGCCGCATTTGCTACTGTAACCGGTGTTATATTCAAAGTTTCAAATGCTATTAATACTGCTACTAAAGATTTTGTGGATTTTAATAAAGCTCTTGTGCAAGTTGCTCAGGTAACAGATGCCCCGGTCTCCTCTCTTGATTTTTTGGTGAATAATATAACATCTTTATCCACTAAATTGGGAGTAGCATCCAAAGATCTAATAGAGGTTTCTAGAACTCTAAGCCAGGCAGGATTATCTGCAAAAGATACTTCGGCAGCATTAGAAGCATTGGCGCTGAGTACATTAGCTCCGTCTTTTGATGATCTCAATAATACTGTAGAAGGTAGTATTGCATTAATGAGACAGTTTAGTATAGGGGCCGGAGATCTTGGAAGCGCATTAGGTAGTATCAATGCTGTTGCCGCTAAGTTTGCTGTAGAAGCCGGAGATATAGTTACGGCCATTCAGCGTACTGGTGGTGTGTTTGCAAATGCAAGTAAAGGAGTTAGCGAAGGTACGGATGCTCTAAATGAATTTATTGCTGTTTTTACTAGTGTTCGTGCTACAACACGCGAAAGTGCTGAAACTATCGCTACTGGCTTAAGAACTATTTTTACTCGAATCCAAAGAGAAGAGACAATAAATGCTTTAAAGGGATACGGAGTAGCTCTTACTGATCTAGAAGGCAAATTCGTTGGACCATATGAGGCTGTTCGTAGACTAGCTCAGGGACTAAGTCAACTAGATCCAAGAGAAATTAGATTTAGTAGAATTGTGGAAGAGCTAGGCGGTTTTCGCCAAATTGGTAAAGTTATCCCACTTATTCAACAGTTCTCTACTGCGCAACAAGCGTTGTCTGTTGCTCAAAGAGGATCTAGCTCTTTAGCTAGAGATGCTGTAACAGCACAATTAAGTTTAGCTAATCAAATAACTAAAGTAAGAGAAGAATTTACTGCATTAATCAGATCTATAGGACAAACAGAAGGATTTAGAGATATTGTAAGATTAACTTTGGATCTTACTAGTAATTTAATAAGAATAGCAGATGCGGCCAAGGGTGCTTTGCCAGCACTAACAGCCATATTTGCTATAAAGGGTTTTCAGGCATTAACTCAATTTGGTACTGGATTTTTAAGTGGAATACGTAGAGGCAATAATAGAGGATTATCTACTGGCGGTAAAGTACTATCATTTTCTCAAGGAGGAACCGTTCCCGGTAGCGGAAGAGGAGATAAAGTACCAGCTTTATTAGAACCGGGCGAAGTTGTAATGAGTAATCGGGCTGTTAGACAGTATGGTAGAGGTAATTTAGTAAGAATGAATAAGTATGCTGATGGCGGATTACAGTATAATCAAAAAGAATCTACAGTAAGGGCTCATGCTATAGATCCAAAGAGATATGGTAGTAAAATAACTAAAAAAGAATATCTGGCACTATCTGGTAAGCGTAGTATCGGTAAAAAAATACAAAGCATTATTAATGGACGAGATTTAGAAGTTATTCCAAACTTTACAATAGCTTTGCCAGAATCTTTTAATAGAGCAATGAGAAGAGGTGGTTCTGGAAAAATACCTTTACCAGAATTTAAAAAGGCTCTTGATTCGCCATACTTATTATACGGTTCTAATGCAGAAAAGCTTAGTGGTAGAACTAAACGACAAGGTATCGGCAATATTCCTGCTAAAACAGTACAAGAAATTAGAAAGGCTTTCAAAGCAGAGGTGGATAGAACAGCCGAACCACCTGCACCAGGATATATTAGTAGAGATGAGCAAATTTATAGATTCGCTGATATCGCTAAAAGCATATTAACTAGAGAAAAATTATGGAAATCAAGACCGCTGGAAATAATGTCTAGATCTTCCACTAGTACTGGAGGTACTCAATCCAGAGATTTTGTTCCAAAAATGATTGCACAACAATTTAAACCATTTAAGAATGGTGGAATTGCTAGTCGTCAAATTGGATATATAGATTATGATGTTATAGCTAATCCAGCTAATGAAGCGGTAGTATCTAAAGGAATGGAAGCTACCGGAGTAACCGGCCCAAGATTATATGCTGATTACTTAACAAATCTTGCTGTTAAGCGTCGCAAAGAAGCCGGATTAGAAAAACTGCGAGCAATCTATGGAGTTGCCGGAGCAGGAAAAACTACACTTGCTCGAGGACAAGGCACAGACAAAGCATCATTAAGAGAAACAACAAGATTTCCAATATTAAGTCCAGAAGATATAAATAAAGCCAGTGAGGTTATAGTATTAAGTAGTAGTGTATCTCAGAAAAAACTTGACGAAATATTTAGTAATGTTGATAGAGCATATACTCTTAGCACAACAACAGCATCAGAAAAAGAAAGAATTAAATCTCAACGGGAGTCAAGAGATACTACAGGAATAGGATTAGAAGGAAGAAAACCCGGTGGTACAATTGGTATAGAAAACGATACTGCAATTAGCGAAGCTTTATTATCAGATAGATTGGGTAAAAAATCTGTAGTATTAGGACGCTCATCTAGTGGCAAACTAAGACGAAAAACCGGAAATGAATTAGTAGAAGTTGTTAAGAAAAAAATAGGAGTAGCTTGGGGAGGTTTTGCTCCTATGACATTAGGTCACGAAAGTATTGTTGATAGTGCAAAAGCTATGGGTATAAGTCCAGAGGACTTCTTGTATATCGTTGGTAGTAATGAGGCAATCAAACTTGGAGACGCATCTTCGTATAGAACAGCAATTTTTAATCAAGACTCACGAGTACTATTAGCAAAAGCTGGTGCAGGAGCAAAAGGAGCAACAGTTTTACCAAAAGAAAAAGGATTCGAAATACCTTTAGGATTTGATATAGGAGAATCTGGTGCTGATAGAAGAAAAGTATTATTACCAGGATCCGGTAGCGTTGCTTTTGTTGGCGACGAAAAATCAGAAGAAATATTACAAAAATATAGAGATGCTGGCTACAAAACAAAATCCATAGGACGTATGGGCGATATTAGTGGAACAATGGTTCGAGATCTTATATCTCAGGGTAATTTAGGAGAACTACAAAAAGTATTAAGTCCTAATGTTTATGAACTTATTAGTAATAATATTGGACGTATTCAAAATCGTGCTAATATTTTACCCAGTTTGATAGAACAAGTACAACAAAGTCAAGCAGTTAAGTTAGCTGACGTTGAAAAACAAATAAAAAGTGTTGGTATTAGCAGAATTGATCAAAAGAAAATGAGCGATCCAGAATATGCCGCTAAGGCGGAGGCTTTATTAGAATTAAGAGCTCTTAGAGATAAAATTAAAAGCTCAGGATCATTTGAGCCATACAAACTATTAGATAGGTTAGCAGCCGATCAACCAGAAAAGTACGGCTTAGACTTTACATTATCTAAACAAACCGAACCAAAACCAATAAGAACTGTTGGTCAACGACAAACTGCTAGTTTAGGAGGATTAATTCAAAAATTAGCCGAAGGTGGAACAGTAGAAAGTATCGCTGCTAGAGATCAAAAATCTATTGAAGCTGTAGTGCTGGAACAATTGTCCAGCTTTGGAAATGCTAGTGGAGTTAAAAAAATATTAGGATTAGGAGCAGGAGACAGAGAGGCTAGCGCCATATTAAATGCTGGTAATATTAAAGCTGGTAAAAATATAGAAAAAGCTATTAGATATATAAATAGAGCGTTAGCTAAGACAGGAAAAGCAGATGCTGCTAAAGAAGCAAAAGAAGCAGCTATGAGGAAAGTTGCAATCGCCGGATTATTTCCATTAGATTATAATAAAGATTTTTCAGACTGGAAGTTGGAAGATGGTAGAGAAATTTATGGTTATGTTAGAGGATTTCAATCTAGCTTTTTACCACAAATAGAAGCTATGCAAGAGGCTAATAGAGCTACTCGCCAAAAATTTGCTGAAGATATTCAGGATACGGCAGCATTAGGCGGATTAGGTAATAGAAATATTCAAGGACCAATTCAACCATTAGCAATAGATTTTGATGAAACATTAGCTCTTGGAACAAAAATGCTAGATGAAAATGGTAAAGAAGATTTACCAGCCTATTCGGATAGAAAAAAGGTTATGGACAGCCTGGCCAAAGCTAGACCAACCTCTCTAGCTAAAAGATTGGCCAGTATAGAACAAAAAAATCCTGGATATGTTAGGATGTTTAGTCGTATCTTAACGGCCCGTCCTCAAAGCACAGCAGATATTATAACATCTACTCTTAATAGATTCGGATTACCATATATAGAACAAGATGTCACTGGAGTTAGTAAAGGATTAGGAACAGATATAGCAAAAGCAAAAGCTGCGAATGTTGCAAGAGCTGAAAAATTAATCGATGATAGTGAAGAAAATATTAGAGCAACAATGGCTGCTGGTAAAAGCACTTTTCGTTATGGCGAAGTACCAGAACTCAAAGGACCAGCAGAAGAAAAATTTGGACAATCTAATATTGAAGGAGGCTTGTTAGAAGCGGCACTATCTCAATTATTGGGTTATCCAATAAATGTTGATGCTTTACAAAGAAATAGGGCGATTGATTTTCCACAAGGACTAGGTAGAGGTGCTCAACTTTTTGGATTACCTCCGAATATTGAAACAGAAGTAAAAAGGACTTTGGATGGAGACAGTTTTTCAAAAGCCAGAGAAGAATTTAGTAGATACTTTACAGAAAATCCACAAGCCTATGCTAAAGGAGGAGCAGCAACATTTGGCTCTGGATCATTTAAATTTCCCAAAAGAATAAGTAATGCTTATGTTCGGGAAATGGAAAAATTATTAGAACAAGAACAAATGGAGAAGGTTTTTGAGACGTATCCTCGTAATGAAAGAATGATTGTAGACGAAGAGGCTGTACAAAAAGGTTACGAATCTCCTTTTAGTAGAGAACTATTCATAAATTCATTTAAGGATAAAATAAGCAGAAATACAGTTTTTGAAAGAATGGGACAATTTGCGAGAGTTATAGGATTGCCACCCACAGACTTTTTGTCTGCTATACCAACTCAGTTAGATTTTGGTGTTAATTATCCTGCTACAGCATTATTTAACAAGGATCCTTCTGGTCCAGGAACCAGAGGATTACAAGGAGTAGATTTAACACCATATGGTTATACTGAACAAGATAAACAAGATTTATTTGGATATACTAAACTAATAGAAGAGAAAAAGAAACAAATATTAAAAACAATCAAAACTTCTGTTACAACATATGAAGATGGTAGTTTTGGTTATGATGTAGCTCTAGCAGAAAAACTAAGAGTAGAATTAAACGATCTACAAAAACAACAAAGATCTCTTATTGATAAAAATAATGCAGCCATTAAAGCTGCAAAAGAATCTAGATTACAATCCGCAAACCAGAGTGGTCGTGGTAGCGTTGGTATAGCAACTAATCCGTTCAATACAAGTCAACGTCAAGACTATAGTATTTTATATCATGAATTAACTCATCAACTTTTTAATAGTCTTAGAACTAAAAATGCTCAATCATTTGAAGCATACAAGGCAAAAGTTGCTAGTTTATTTAGTGGAAATAATGATGATGTAGCAGATGCTTTTGATGCTCTGGTGGGAAATACAGGATATAATAGTGCTGATGTTGCTTATGGAAGAAGTTATAAACTTAGTGGACTAAGCAGCTTGATGATGGGATCGGCCAAAGAGTCATTTGCAAAATATGTTAATAGTGACCCAGAATATGTTCCAGAATTAAGAAAAACCTGGGCTGAAACAACCTCCACTACAACCGCCAAAGCCTTTAAGCCACTTAATCCTAAAGTTAATGATATTTTATTAAGGGGTCAAATAAGTCAAGATGTTATAGATAAATATGAAGATAATGGCAAAGAAGAATTTTTAACAACACTAATACAAAAATTACCATTATTAGATGAAAATCTAAGCGGAGTTTTGGATAGTACTCTAAATGAGTTGTTAGGAGGCGCTGGAATAAGTAGACAAAAATTTGCTCTCGGTGGATTAGCAGATTCTAAAGATGCTATGTCTGGATTAATGCAAGGATTATATGGAAATAGAAGACAGCAAACAGACAAAAAAGAAAAAGATTTTGGGAAAATAAGTATCACAGAAGACGGTGATATGCTTAGTGTTGGATATCTTAAAAATGAGAGTAGATCAGGATATGTACAAGCAATGAAATACAAAGATAATCTATGGTATGTTGGATTATCAAAAGCTACTAAAGGATATGGACCAAGATTGTATGATGTGGCTATGGAGGCTGTGACTGAAAAAGGAGGTATGCTAACTTCCGATAGAAGTATGGTCAGCTCTGATGCTCAAAAGGTTTGGGCTTATTACTTTAAAAATAGAGGAGATGTTAAAAAAACACCATTAGAACCAGAAAATTGGACTAAAAATCAAGCACTAATAGATCCTAAGCTTTATGGAAGAAAAGAAACATGGCCTCCAGCAAATGATCCGGCTTGGATACTACAGAGCGGCTATAGCAAAAGCCCCACCTTGCTTAATGATCCAGAACAAGTAAAAAGAAATAATAATAGAACACAAAAACCTGTTGATTCTAGAAGTATGGCTCTGTCATATTTTCAAAGAGCTGATGGCGGACCAATAAACCGTTTTGCTGATGGTGGTTCTGTTCCGGCTTTGGTAAGCAATGGTGAAGCTTATGTTCCTCCCAAACTTGCTAAACGTATTGGTTATGGAACATTAAATCGTATGAATCAAGCTGATAAAAATGGTATGGGACGATTTAGTGATGGTGGAATTAGTATATTTAAGGGGCCAGGAAGCGGAACTAGTGATAGTATACCAACAAGTTTACCTGTTGGAAGTTTTATAATAAGAGAAAAAGCTACAAAAGCCTTGGGATTAAATAGGGGCGGAAGTGTTGGAATACCACGTTTTAAAGACGGTGGTAGTCCAGGAAATCTAGAAGCAGAAATACAAAGAATATTAATAGAACTAGAAAACTTTAAAAAAGCTATTTACGAAGGAGCTAGACAAGCGGGTAAAACAGCCACAGAAGCCAAACAGCAAGCAGACAGAGCGGTACTATCCAAAGGTTCAGAGATTCTATCTAGAACCGCAAAGCCTATAGATCCGAAAAACTTACCCCGAGGCAAAACACTTGAACAGGCCGAATCGGAAAGATCACAAACTCGATCAGCCTCTTTTGAAGCACTAAGAAGGATGCAGGATCAATCTCCTATACTAAAGTCTAATACTGCAATACAAGTCTCTACTAGTCAAAAGATAACTGGATTTTTTCAACAAATACTAGGTTTTTCTAAACAAACAGCACAAGCTCAACAAGACGGAGCTAAAGCTCAACAACAAGCGAGTAGCGCTATACAGCAATCTTCTGATCAACTACAGAATACCAGTAAAAAACAAAGTAACATTAATTTTGGGGGATTCGGTACGGCATTAGCTTTTACAGGACCGGCTCTTGCTAGTCAATTGGGAGAGGTCATAGGAGGAGCAACGGGTGCCGGCGTAGCAGGGGTCGCGTCTAATGTTTCAACATTTACTAGTATAGGTTCACAATTCGGTGGTATTGGAGCAATCGGAGGTTTACTAGTCGGATTAGCCACGTCCATAGATAGTTGGGGTGCTAGTATTGCAAATTTTGAAGCAACGGCTAGTGCTGCTAGAATCGATCAGATATTTGATACTACAACCAAAGCATTTGAAAGATTATCTACTAATATTAATGATAAAGGAGCTTTTAATGATGTTATAGGAAATTTTCAGAGAATACAAAATGAAGAAGTAAAATTAGCGGCTTTTAGAGAAAAAGCTAATGCTCCGTCAACACTAACCGGTTTGGGCAGAAGAATCGGCTTATTGTCAACACCAACCGCTGAAACAGTAGGAGGAGAAAAAGCGGTTAGTCAACAAAAAGCAGCAGCTGTGGCTCAACAATTTTTAGAATCTCAGATACAAGCAGAACAGGATTATAAAACAGTATCACAAAAACTACAACAAGCCGGATCCTCTTTTGATAGTTTATATGCTTCTATTTTAGAAGCTGATACAGCCTATGCTGTGGAGGTTGAAAAAATTAAACAATCAACAGATACAGAAGATAGAAAAAATCAAAAAATTAACGAACTAACAGCTCAAAAAACACAAGAAATTAGAACAAGCATAGAAACTAGATTTGCTGATATAGAAAGAGCCAAAGCAAACAAAAGACTAACTAAACAACTAGATTTTGTATCCGTTAGTTTGACCAGAACTTTTACCACGCTAAACCAATCAATTAACGCGGCTGCATTTAGTTTAGATCAAGCTTCTGAAAGTATTCAAAATATTGTTAATGATTCTGCAAATTTTAGTAATAGATTAAGAACATCTAATATTTTAGAAAATCCTAGAGCTTACTCTAGAGCCGAACAAAATGCCGCTATATCTCAATCCGCCCAATTTGCTGGAGGAGATAGACAGTTTATAGAACAATTTGCACGATTTAGTTTAGATATAGAGGATTCCATGACATCCGCTCTGAATCAAGCCAGAGCAGGAGGAGTTACAGATCCTAATGTTATAGGAGACAGATTTGGTTCTTTGTTAACCAATCAACTAGATAGTATTTTTGGACCGCAACTTGGAGAAAGTATCAGATCGCAATTTAAAACAGCTATCAACGAATTAACAAAAGGAGGAACAAAATTAGAAGATATTAGTACACAAGATATATTAGATAATATACCCGGACTAAATCAACAAGTACAAGCTAGTAAACAAGTATTCGAAGCATTAAATGCTAGTGCAAAATTTTTAGAAAATGCTTTGAATTTTGTTGGAGCATCAGCTAAAGAATATGGATCTTTACAAGATAAATTAGCTGAAAATATAGCATCTTCACAAAATATTATTGCTCAAAGTAATCTTAGTTTACAAGAAGCGCTAGGCAAAAGAATCTCATTAAGCGAAAGAAGACAGGCTAGAACATCAACCGCTGCTATTCGTGCTGGAGTAAGACCACAAGATTTAAATGCTAATTTCTTATCTGATAGAAGAGATACATTAATACAACAAAAACAAAATATCGAAAAATCATTAGACAATCTATCACAGTCTTTTAATAAGAGAGATTTAGCAGCATCTAGACAATTCGTTGAGCTCAATAAACAACTAGGCTTAACAGAATCTTCTATTAGACAAGTTAATCAGGCACTAGAAAGTTTACCGCAAAATATAGAGCAAAATATTAATGATATTATTTCAGAAATATCTAGATTACAACAAAAATCTGTTAATATCACAGGAGCATCAACATCATTTGGCGAAAAACTATTAGGAAGTACTCCTCAAGAACTACAGGAACTAGGAACAACATTCAATATTCTTAATAGTGCATTATCTGGTAATTTAAATACTATTCAACAATCTCAAGCTGCTCAACTAGCTTATAGACAAGCTTTGGATGATGGAAAAACTCAACAAGAAGCTATGGTAGTTGCTCAACAGGCTTTTGCCGGACAAACAAGAAATGTTTTAGGATTGTTTAATGAACTTAGTTCTATGAGTGGTCTAGAAGAAGATGAACTTAGACCAATAAGAGCACAATTATTCAAAAATTTAGCATCATCTCAAGGAGCAGGACTAGAAAATAATCCTATATTTCAAACTATTATTAATAGGTTGGAACAGCCACCAGAAGAAAGTAGAGAAATAAGAGAATTAAGAAATTTATTACAGGTTGAACAACAATCTTTAATACAGAGCACAGAAACAATTAATCAAAATACCCTAGATAAACAAACAGCAGTATTAGATGCTGCTAATCAAAGATTTATAGATGCATTAAATGATATTGAGGTTAGATTTAATACAGAACAATTAAGAAGCATGGGATTAGGATTAAGTAGACCAGGAGATATTAAGCCGCCGGCGGCCCCTCAAGCCAGAGCCAAAGGAGGCTTAATTTATGCTAGTGATGGAACATATGTAAATTATCAACCTAAAGGTACTGATACTATACCAGCAATGCTAAGTCCGGGAGAATTTGTGGTTAACGCACAAGCTACTAAAAATAATCTTGGTTTATTAAGATCTATTAATAGTAGTGTTGGTAGTGGAAAAACTTTTAGTAGTGGAGGAGTAGTTTATGCAGCTGACGGTGGGTCGTCAGCAGCCAAGGGATTATTTAGTAACAGATATTTTCCAACACTTGGTCCAATATGGGATAGTATTAAAAAGTTATTTAGCTCCGCTGGTAAATTTAGTATTCCCAATTTGGGTAATTTGGGTAAATTAGATTTAACTCAATTATTGAGCAGTGGGGTTCGTGGATTAGGTAGGCTTGGAGGTAATATTGGTAATACTCTCATAGACGATTTTGCTAAGGGTGGTTTGAAAACCGCAATCACAAACATTGTTGATGCATTTAGTAGTTTGGGTAATACTTTTTCTCTAACATCTGACGGAAACCTGCTTCCAGGACAGTCAGATAGCGTACTAGATGATGTTAGTAAAAATTTAAGAAGTATATTCAGCAAGACCAAAGGCGCTGGTGTGCTGTTTAGATATTTGGGGCCATTGATCGGTGGTGTGCAAGGATTTATGGCCGATACGGAAAAAACCAAAAGAAACTCGTATGCTAATGCAGCATTAGGAGCACTTACCGGAAGTGGTACCACCATGGGGGATGTTGGCGCAACATCTATTACCGGATCTCAAACTGGTGGTAATTTATTACAAGCTGGTTTGGCAACAGCGCAGTATATGAGTATGGGGGTTCCACCACCACTAGCCGCTGCTTTAGCTGCTGGCGCCATGACTACCCAAGAAGTTATGGGATATATGGGAGATATTGATGAAACAAGAGCGTCTGAGGCCAGAACACAATCTATTAGTCAATCTCAACGAAATGCTGGTAGAGTAGTTTCTAATGACATAAAGCGAAAACCAGGAGAAACTAACGAAGAATATAGAAGTCGCAGAATAGAAGAAAGAGCAGTCGAAAGAGTTGGCGCAAATAAACTTGTAGGATTTAATGCTAATGAAAGATTATGGATAGCTACTAAAGCTAGATTAACAAATGAAAAAGAATCATTATTATCACGACTTGGTCCGGATAGTCCTCAAGTGGTAGAGATTGATAGAAAAATTAAAGAACATGATAATAGTCGTTCTAGTATTTTTCAAGATACAAGATTTAATAGCACTGGAGCTGTTTTAAGTTATATCGGATTAGGTAGTGCTACTACTGTTAACGAAACTAAGAGCGCGACAGAAATAGAAGCTGCTGTACAAAGTGAACAAAAATACCAAAAAGCCATGGCAGTTGCAAGAAGAGAAGAACAAGAATATTTTGCAGATATGGATGATAGAAGAGCATTAGCTAGACAAAATAAGCTGGAAAAAGAATTAAAAGACAAAGGTATATCTTTGGATAAGGACGGTGATGACGAGTTAGATTCCGAGTTCGTAAAGGAAGAGGGGGATCCGGACTATCAACGTTATCTGGATATGCAGGCTATATTCGATACGCAACAATTTATACAAAGGAGTGAGAAAGCAGCGGAAACCGAAGCAAACGACAAAGCCGAATTATTAGAACTTGGCTTACCATCCTATGCTTCTGAGGCTCAAGTCGATGCGGCCCGGCAGATACGCGATGCTAAACAACAAGCCACACAGATAGAACAAAGGATAAAAGAAGAATTAGATACGGATAATATTCCGGGAGTAGGCAGATTCAAAACATCGTCTCAATTACGAGCAGATGCGTCTGATAGAAATTTTGGTTTACCACCAGAGGTTTTGGCTAGTGGTAACTTTAATGAGTGGCAACAATTATTAGCAAAGAAAGAAAAAATATTTGCAAAAATTGAAGAATTGAATCGTGGCAGATTGGTATCTAGTGGTGATCCGTTTAGTGGTGATACTATTACCACCTCTTTGAGAGAAGCTAATGCAGATGAATTAGGGCGATATTTAACAGAATATCAACAGCTAGCACAAATAGATAGTGATCTAGCACGGGCATATCAAACCGGATTAGAAAACTATGCAAGCACAAATTATCCAAGCGCAGATATAGATGAGGTACGAAGTATGGCTTGGGATGATTATGATAAAGGTATACGATCCAAAGAAGCAGAAGCTCAAAAAAGAGACAAACTTGCAGCAAATAAAGAAGCTGATAAACAAGCTAAGATGTGGAAAACCGTAGCTAGTATAAGTAATGTTAAATTACCTTCTAAATTCGAGAATCCTGGTAAATTCTTAACTTTCAGATCAAATATATTAGATAAACTAAAGAGTAAATTTCCATTATCGGGAGATCCGTCAACAGATATTCAAACTATGCAACAATATGGTTTAGATGCTAATATAGCCGAGGCTATATTCAAACCATTTGATAATAATCAAATAGCTGCTGTAGCATCTTTAATTCCTATTAGTGCAAATACTGATCCTGTTTTGCGCAGTCAAGTATCATTATTATCTCAAGCATCCAGCGCATCAATCGACACTGCTAAAAATAATGCATATTTATTAAATATTATACAAAAGAATCCTAAAGTTAATCAAAAATTTAAAACAGCTTTTATTAAAAGTGTTAATGATATAAATAACTTTAATAAAATGGTTACTGGATATAATCAATTAGATCCAACAAAACAAAATAATGCTAGAGCTAATTTACTTAAAAGATTAACTAGACAAGGATATATTGATCCTAGAGATCCTAATGGTAGCATTGATAGACTAAATGCTTTGGGTGGCACTAATGTTTCTCAGTTCCTATTTCCTAATCAACAAGCTCAAAATAAAGTTATCAGAATAGCCGGTGCTAAAAATTCAGGAGGTATAGTATATGCTAGTGGCGGAATGCTTGTGCCGTACGAGCCCAAAGGAACTGATACTGTGCCGGCTATGCTTACCCCAGGAGAGTTTGTTGTTAATAAACAAGCAACAGCAAGAAATAAAGGATTATTAGAATCTATTAATAGAAGCAAAGGAGGAAGTGTTAAATATTTAGCTGATGGAGGTTTGGCTTCAGATACTAGTGATAAAATTACAGTAGGCACTAAAGATGGAACTAGTATAGTAAGACAGAATCCATTGTATACAACAGTTCAAGATAATCTACGATATACTAAGCGATTAGATAGTATGGCTGTGAGTACAGAGAAAACATTGAAGGGTCATACACGATCTCTTGAGTATATAGGATCAGGAGTTACAAAACTTAATAATCGTATTGATTCGGCAAGTACTACATTAGGCGTACCATTTTCTAGAGGTGGAATAGTTTATGCTAGTAATGGAATGTTAGTTCCTTATCAACCAAAAGGCACAGATACTGTTCCGGCCATGTTGACTCCCGGCGAATTTGTGGTTAATCGTCAAGCAACATCTAAACATAGAGGTTTGCTAGAATCTATTAATAGAAACAAAGGAGGAAGTGTTAAATATTTAGCAAATGGTGGGCCCTCTTCTGATAGCGAAGTAACAAAAGTTGTTGACGGAGTGCAGATAACAAAACCTAGCGAGGTATTAAAATTAAGCAAAGAAAATTTATCTACTAGTAAAACTCTTTTAACGAATAGTATCAAAACCAAAGAAATATTACAGAACAGTAACAATTATTTCGTTTCTAGTGATAAAACAGTTAATGAAAAACTAGATAAGATTTTACAAGATAATAAAGGACTAAGAGAAGATACAGCGCAAGAACATAAGAAGACTAGAAGACATATTGAGCGTGAACATTTTCATACTAAAGAATATATTGATTATGCACACTATGGGACTAGGGACAAGCTAGTGGCTGAACATGCTACTACGAGAACTCATATTACTGCCGAAGATAACGATACTAGACAATACGTTGCTGATCAGCATGACAATACCAGAAAGTCTGTTGCTGATGAGCATAAGAAGACTAGATCTGAGATCCCTTCCCATCTGAAGATCTCGATGAAGGCAAGAGGAGCTGAAACAGACGCACATACCACGATTGAGGCGATGGGTATTAAATCACATGTTACAGACGAACATAAGCTTACCAGAAACTTTTTGTTGCGTCAACAGCCTAAAAATCTTGCTTCTGGCGGCATAGTTTATGCTAGTAATGGACAACTAATTAATTTTCAACCAAAAGGTACCGACACTGTTCCGGCAATGTTAACGCCGGGAGAATTTGTTGTTAATGCAAAAGCTACTAAAAATAATTTAGATTTATTACATAGTATAAATAATGGTGGCAAACCATATAGTAGAGGAGGTGTTATTCATTTACAAGATGGTGGACTAGCAGTAGACAAAGGAGATAGAGTAGCAGAAGCATATAATGCTACATTAAAAGCATATGAACAACCCGAAGACGCTCAGCTAACGAACAAAAAAATACCCATAAAAGGTGGTGAAGCTCAATATTTTCCAAAATTAGATTATTTTGCTCTATATGATAGACCTAGTGGGATTCCTGATGAAAACAGGATCAGTGGCGATTCATTCTCAAGAGGATTTAGAATTCAGGTAAGAGAAGGAATAATAAGTAGAAGCAATGTACCACGAGAGCCTTCGGCCGCTGTTAGCGAATTAGGAGACGAAGAACTTTCCACTATTTGGACAATTAATAAACAAGACTGGCTTAGCGATGAGGCCGCGAAACGAGGAGTTGATATTAATAGAGGTGATAATCGTCCGTGGAAAGATAGAGTTCAGAACCGTCTTCCAACGGAATACCCAGAAAAATGGTGGGAAAAGTTCGATCAAGATCCGGAATTAAGAGAAAATCTGGCGACGCTTAACGCTGCCGCCAACACAATGGGTGGTAGCAGTAAAATTAGCCCTATCTGGGATTATGGACGGAACTCTAGAGATCAAGTTGAAACCATTAGAAAGAAGATAAAAGATTATTTAGTAGCTAAAAAAATTAAAGAATCTGTTGCAGAAGACACAGCAATGGGAATATCAGAATCGGAAATATTAACATATTTAGAAAGATATTCATCTTTAACAGACTTTAATAGTAACAAGAGCGACAAAGATGAAAAACTATATTTTTGGGAACAATGGTTGAGTAGAATTAGATTATATAATAGAGTCACAGGGAGAGAGGACCAGGAGGGACCGACTATTTATATACCAAATGATCAAACTCCGCAACAGAGAGAAGATGCTAGACTAGCAGCAGAAGCGAGAAAAGCTGAAGAGATCAGAAAAGAAGAACAAAGAAAAGCTGAAGCAACTAGAAAAAGAGTAGAAGACTATAAAACAGAGAGAACACGAGCACAGCGCGCACAAGATCCTGATGCTATTTGGAAATTACCTGGCGATAAAGAACAAACAACAAACGAATGGTCAGGAAAACCACCACAGCCTGAAAGAAGATGGGTTTCTCTAGATGAGAAATACGCCACCATTGGAACATTAGTTGCTTATAAAGATGGTAAAGCATCTATTCGTAAACCAACTGGTCAAACTATAGTTGTTGATCAAAATAAATTAAGTGAAATGGATCAAAAGTATTTGACTGATCTTCTTATTGAACAAAAAACACAGCCTCTACCAACTCCGAAATCTCGAACTGGTCCGCAAACTTTGCCAACACCACAATCTCAAACGCGTCAGCAACCCTTACCAATCCCAAAACCTCAAACCGGTCCTCAAACAAAACCAGCCGATAGGCAATTACCGACTCCCAGACCTCAAACCGGTCCTCAAACAAAGCCAATCCCCGAACCCAAGACTATTCCTCAAGATAATTCATATGTATGGTTAGGTGGACATAAAATAAATGATAAACCACTAAAAGGAACTTACATTAATAAAGATAGTAATGGCGTACTTATACAAACTCCGGAAGGAAAAAATATCAGAGTAGATCCGTATACTTGGAATAAATATTCGACTCCAGAAGACAAAGCAAAAACCATGTCTCCTTCTGCTATGAGTCGTGGAGGAATAGTTTATGCTCAATTTGGAGGATTATTAAATGATGATCAGTCTACAGTAGATATTTATAATCCACAAGCAATGAAGTCTACTTTAGACAGTTTAACAATGTCATTATTACCATATACCAGCAATGAAGTTGGACAACAAAGATTAATAATGGCTACAAATCAAAACTATGGCATAAGTGGTATAAGGCAATCAAATTTGCCGGGTAGAGCATCCGCAATGTTTGATGTTCAGTCTAGAAATTTAGTGTTTCGAGACAGAGTAATAAGATCAGCAACAGCAAAACACGAAATGGCTCATGCTTTAGCAAATAGTGTTCATGCTCCTCCAACAACTAGAGATCAACAATTTGCAAATCAGATGGGACAATTTTCTTCCGAAGAAGCTCTTAGAATATGGGAAGCAAGAGCACAAATTAAAAAACAACAATATATAGAGTCTGGGATAGACCGAGAACGTGTTGAACAACAATATCAGGCAGAAAAAAGGTTGCTGATACAACAACTTGGAAATAGAGGAAACGCTAGAAATAGTATTGTTGCACAAATGGGAGAAGAACTTTACGAAAATAATTATCAACAACTGGCTGATACTAGTTATACCCTAGATCAACTAAATGCTATGCCTAATGAACTATTTGCTGTTATTGCTAGTATAGCAGACGCACCCGAATTTAGTAATATGCCGGCGAGTCAAGCTTTTTTGAAACAAAGCATGAGAACTTTAGGCTATAGTAAAGGCGGAGTTGTTTATGCTAATAAGGGTATGCTAATTCCATACCAACCAAAAGGCACCGACACTGTTCCGGCCATGTTAACTCCTGGGGAGTTTGTTATAAACAGAGCAGCCACACAGGCTAATTTACCTTTATTACAAAGTATCAATAGCGGGAGGTATAATAAAGGAGGCATAGTTTATGCCGAGGATGGTAAATGTATTGGCAAGCAAACAGAAGATAAGTCAAATACAGAATCCAAACAACCAAAAAAGAAAGAACAATCTGCGAATCAGACACAAAATAATGTACAAGGAATAGATATTACCGATCCAAGACAAAGAGAACAAGCACTTGGTGGAATGTATAGAAGCTTAATTCCTTATACTACGGGAGAAGCTGGACAACAAAAATTAGCTATGGGTTTTACAGCATTGAAATCTGTAAGAATCAATATTAATCAGAGTAGACTTAAACAAAAGGGAGCTGGCGCGGAATTTGAGACATCTGGTCTAGGAACAGATCCTGGAACAATATATGTTCCTGGAAAAATGGTTGATACACCATTATTAAGGCACGAATATGGCCATGCTCTCATAGCAGCAACAACTCCTAGACAATTTATGCAGAATATCTCTGGGGTTGCTCCTATAAGTCAATTTATCAACAGTTTAGAAAAAGCTAATGCTCGCATCAGGGTTACTCCACATAACTATGAGGATGGTGGAGAAGTTGAGGATAAAAAAACACAACAACCATCAGAAAAAACCAATACTATAGGAATTTATAACAAAGAGCAGTTATTAAAAAATCCTCAGGAGGTATTCGCTACGCTCGTTCAATTGATAGGTAGTAACTTATTTCATAATTTGGGCGGGTCTGATGCTCTTCGTGCTGCTATGAAAATTTATGGATTTAATAAAGGAGGAATGGTTTATGCTAATAATGGTATGTTAATCGATTATAAACCAAAGGGTACGGATACTGTTCCTGCTATGCTTACTCCCGGCGAGTTTGTTATTAATCGCCAAGCAACACAACAAAATCTGCCCTTGTTGAGAGCTATAAATAATGGAGATAGCGCAATACCATATAGCAATGGTGGAATTGCTTATCTAAGACGAGGCGGCCAAACTAGTAACCTGTCGCAATCTTATGGATATGCTCAGCAATTTGACAATATTTCTAGGCAACTACAAGTATTTAATGGTATATTAATGGGCGCTAATCAGACACTAAATCAATTTGGAAATACATTACAACAAATTGGAGTCAATTTACAAAGAAATAATCAGAATATTGGCGGCGGTGTAAATAATATTGATGGATTATCAAGATTTACATCAGCTTTTAATACTTTTATTACCCAATTGTCTTCTATTAGGATTCCAGAAATTATAACTATGCAACTAGCACCATTACCACCAATTCAGGTAGTTATTACAGGAGCCGAAGCTCTTGCTGCTATAGAACCAGGACTACAAAGAACAATTAGTAGTCGTATAAATGAAGCATTGTCTTCTTTTGCTAATAATTTTGATGGAATAGATATTCAACAATCATAATATGGAGAAATTTAATGTCAAATCTTAATGTTATTTCTGGAACACTAAATATAGGCTCTGGACAAGTTTATGACATTATTTTATCTGATACATCTGGTAGTCCTACAGTATTTAATCAAAATAGACTAAATATAGACTTTGCGGTTTCTGGTACAACAGCGGGAGATGCTCTATACTTTGATGCGTCAAAAGGTCGTTTAGGTATTAATAACACCAACCCGGACGCGGCACTACATATTGTTACGGATTGCGCATACGACGGATTAAAAATAGAGAACGAAACAAATTGTGCTACTGGTGTTAGAATACTATTTATACATAATAGTCAAACTCCGCCAGAAACAGGAAGTTATCCCGTTACCATAGATTTAGCTGGCAGAGATAACAACTATAATACAATTAATTATGCTCAAATTAAATCTAGAATTTTAGATCCAGCTAGTTTGCAAACTAGTGGAGAAATAATATTTTCTGTAGATCATACGGGAATTAGTAAAGAGGTTTTTAGATCCAGTCTTGTTAATACTGTTTTAGGTGGAATGAACAATGTTACTGGACATTTTTATGATGTTATAGGATACAATAATATTACCAGTGGATTATCTTATATTTTATTAGGCAATAGTAATAATATTGTCAATAATACTGGTATAGTTATAGGTAATAATAATTATGGTCGTGGAGATAAAGTCCTTATAGTATCAAATAATAGTTCTGTTTCAGGATTAAGTAATATAGCATTTTCTGTTGATAGTTTTATTTCAGGCTTATCAAACATAGGTATAGGATCATCGTGTAAAGCAACTGGTAACTATAATATTTTTCTAGGTAGTAATAATAATATTAGCGGAAATAATTTAGTAGTTCTAGTATCAGAATCTATGTTGGTCGGAAATTCTGGTATAGGTTTTGGTACAAATATAGATAATATTGGAAATAATAATATTTATATAGGTAATAATATTAATTTAAGTGGAAATAATGATATTATATTGGGTTCAAATACTAATATTTCTGGTTCTAACAACATTGTATATGGAAATAGTTCATCCGTTAGTGGTAATGATATTATTAATATAGGTAGAGCTAATAATACAAGAAGTATTAATAGTGGTATTTATATTGGTAGTAATATTAATTTAGAAAATAGTTTCAAATCTGTAATAGTAGGATTAGGAACATCAACCACTAGCGGTCTACAAGATAGCATACTACTCGGCATAAACAATAGCACACTTGATGCTTCTCCAACTGGTCTGGTTGTTATAGGACAAAATAATATTGTATCTAATATTAGACAATCTTTAATTGTTGGAAATAATAATAATTTATCTGGTAATCTAGCTAATAATATTATTATAGGTCCAAGAAATCATGTGCCTATTGATAGTAATAATAACTTAGTTTTTGGAGTTTTAAATAATACCAGCGGAATAGTTATTAGTACAGACGGATCGGTTACTGGTACGGATACTAGAACCGCCGGAAACGCCATGTCTAATACTAATGTTTTCGGTATTAATAACTGGATTTCTAATGCTAGTGGAGCTTTAGTTGTTGGTAACAAATCAAGAGTAATAGGACTTAATGCTAATACTCTGGGTTCGTATACTAATTTAGATGGCAATAATATACAGAACTTGGGAAATAGTAATTTTATTATTGGAAATAATATTTCTACTTTAGGATCATATAATGATATTATAGGTAGTCATTCATTATCAGTTAATACATCAAGCGAAAGAAATCAAATATTCGGTAGTGGTAATATTGTTATAGGTCCGAACGAAGTTATAATTAGTGGTATTACTATAGGTTCTAATAATGAAGTTTATGGACCACTGAATATTGTTTATGGTAATCATAATACTGTTGGACTAGTTAGATATCCATGCAGAGTATCCGGAACTAATATTGTAATAATCGGAAATATAAACGATTTCGGCCCCGGAGACAGAGTACTAACATGCCTATACTCTCCTGCATCAAAAAATACAGCCTGTCATATTCGTACAATTTTAGATGGTGTTAATCCAACAACAGAAGAACCATTAGGTATTATTAAACAAAATACCGGTTCTAGTTATGTTACTACCTTAGTAGTAAATAGCACTATAACACAATCTGATACTGTAGATTATTATGTTAAAACAACTTTTGATGATGTTGTACATGGTGGCGGAGATCCGTGCGAAGAGTGTTTTGCTGATTTATACGCAGGTTATGATACAGGATATGTTTTAGCGTTTCAAGATGGTAATGATGAAACAGATCTAATAAATAATCCTTTGTATGGTAATTATAATACTGTTATAGGGAATAATAATAGATGTACTCATGGTAGTGGTTTAGTTTTGGGATACAGTAATAATATTTCGGGTATTAATCACATCGCTATAGGACATGGAATCAAAGGCAATTACAATAATTCTGTACAAATTGGTAGTAGTAATCTTAATAAATTATTTTTTGATAATGAAAAAATAGTATTTAATACCGGAACATATCAACAGGGCGTATATTTTAATAGTAGTAATGCTGGTGGAGTTAATAATGATAGAGTCTTAATGATAAATCTATCAACTAATAGAGTAGGCGTTAATACCACAACTCCAAGATCCACACTAGATGTTAGCGGTGTTCTAACAACAGATAGATTACGAGTAAAATTATCAACAGTTCCGGGATATGCTTTGATAGCAGATGCTTCCGGAGAAGCAACTTGGCAATTTCCTGTTAATTTGTCTGGACAAAATAGTGGATTATTATTTAAAGTAACAGATCAAATCGGTAGTGGTATCAGAGATATTATATTCAATACTGGTACTAGAGAAATTACATATTTAAGAGCAGACAAAGATTCTCAAGAAACATTTTTACTAGATTCAGAATCCATAGAAGAACGCATTCTAATTATTAGTCCTAGTGGAATGTTTTTAAATAATCCTGGTAGTGATTATGGTTATGATTTTGTGGTTAAAGGTAGCGGTGTACAAGCTCCAGTAGATGGAGACGAATCTGTATATTTGATTAAAACAATTATAGATCAGAATGCTATTAGAGTTTATAATATTACCGGTATTTCCGGGTTTTTAAATAGATTAACTGTGTCTAGTGGATTAATTTTACCAGTAAGTTTAACCGGAACAGTTCTAAAAGTTAATAATAATGGTATTGCACAAAGTCAGAGTTTTGATAGACATAGTTTGTTATTTACTCATTCGACCTATGCTTCCACAGGTAATAATAGTTTGAGATATTATCCTAGTGTTCAAGCGATGACAATCGGCACAACAGGAGAACCTCCGTCTCAAGCGGAAACAACGTTACAACAAGGTACTAATAATACATTTAATAATATTATTTTAGGTTCAACACAGAGTATAAATACTGTATTTAATAATGCTGGTGCTGCTGGTCATTATTTTATCGTTGCAGAAAGTGGTCAAGGATCAAGTAAAAAGGGTATGCAATATTTTGTTGATAATGGAGCATTAGGAGTTGGTGTGGATACAACAATAAGTGACTGGCAAGTTTCTTCTGTATCAGATGCAAAGTATTGGCACGAAGCTGGTAAATTGGTTATCGACGGGAAAATTAGAGCCAAAGAGCTACAATTAACACCCAATGGTAAAACCTTACCTGGTTCTAATAGCATAAATAAATATCTAAAAATTATAGATAATGCTGGTAATGTTGGATTGGACACTATTGATCTAGATTATCAATTTAGTGGTATACATCCACTTAATATAGTAACGAATCCTGCTGACGAAATAGTAACTATTAGGTTAGCAACCACAAATAGTAATAATGTAAACCTAGGATCATCAGACAATGGTTTGATGATAGTGTGGGATGGAGCCAAATGGATTCATAATAAAGGATTTCGTTTTCCTCAATCAGTAGACAATACCGATAATACTGTTGGCATAGAATTAGGTAATGATGTATCTCTTAACTCATGTAGAAATAATCATGTGAGCGCCGGAGGGGCATTAGTAAGAAATACCAGTAACTGGAAAGGATCTTCCCAAAATAGTCGATTTTATCTTAGAGGAAGAACTCTTGGAGATGTGAGTAGCGAATTACTGGCCGATTGGCATAAAAACACAAGTAGCACCGCTAATATTAATAACACTATTAGTTTGCAATACTTATCAGATACTAATCCTAACGTGCCGATAGATCATAATAGAACTTTTGTTTGGAACTATACTGTTAATTATAGTGCAGTATTTAGTAATAATACCGCGAATGGATACGGCGCTGTTGCTGGCGAATTAAAAGGAGCTATTTTAAGTTATAGAAACACTAACGGTACTCGCACAACTGTTAAACTAGGTAGCGATACTGTGACAGAAAAAAGATACAATACTGTGGATTATAGCGCGAAAGCCCCAATTGGAGTATCAGTTTTAAATGATGGAGATAATATTAATGTTCAGAGACTAGGAATTTTCGCAAGTGGCGTTTCCGATTATAATGGTTTGTGGTCTGTTATGGTAGATATTAATCAAGTGTTCGTTCCTTCTGGCATTAATTTTGGTAATAGTGATATAGTATAATTATATATAGTAGGAATATGTGGACATGGGAACTAATATCATATATAATAATTTTGATTTTCAGGGTAGTGGACTATCTATTCCTACACTATCCATTAATAGTACATTTAATTTAACAGAAGGCGGATCACTAATTGGGGAAACTATTAATATATCTCTTAGAGGACAAATTAGAGATCCTTTTAATAGACCAATGAATGATAGTGGTAATTGGAGTAGTGGGCCCACTAATTGGGTCGGCATCTCGAATCTAGTTAGTGGTATGGAAAAAGCTTTTAGTGAAGATTATAAGAAGCTAGAAATTCTTTGCAATAGTAATCAATTATTTACTAATATACTTGATAAGGATATTGAAAAACAAACTAAAGTAAATAAAATAGAATTCAGTAATAGAACAGACGAATACTTACTTCAAATATTAGATTATAGTATTGATTTACAAATTGAAAAATCCATAATAGGCGATGAGAGATATATAGACCTATCAGGTATTTATGTTTCTAATATAGAAAATTCGTATACGATAAGATCATCGGACACTAGCGAATATATTCAAGATCCAACAACTACAGGATTTTTTCCCACAGGTGTATCAAGAACACCATATACTATTACGCGCAAAATAAGTGCGGTTGGTAAAGCAACAGAAGCGGGAGCATTAAATAATGCTAAAAGTTGTGTTACGGGATTAGTAGGTAAAGATATTGGCTTTTTTAATATATTATCTAATTTATCTATAACAGATAGATCTACTACAATAGAAGCAGATGATATTAATGGTTCTTACTCTATAACCGATACATTCAAGTCGTACAGCGGAACAACTGCTCCTACTTTTACAGAAATATTCACTGTTTCTAGCTCATTAGACGATAAATTTAATAGAAATATTACTATAAATGGTACAATACAAGGCTTAAAGAATTTACCTACTAATAATAGCAATTTGTATTGGAATATCGACACTACATCAACAGCAGTTTTTTTTGATACAAATAATCATACTGGAAATATAGCATACTCCAATGCTTCTGGACAATTCAACACCTTTTTAGTAGATAATACTTTTTATCAAAGAGCTTTAACTTCAGTATTTTCTAGTGGTAATTTTTTACCACCACAAGGACCAATTTTTGAAAATTTTAATAATAGTCCTTCAAATAATCTTAACGGAAGAATATCCTGGATTAACCCAGATCCGATAAGTGTTAGTGTGGAACATAATAAAACAGAAGGTAGTATCACTTATACATTTGGATATGATTCTAGACCACTAAACCTATTTACTAATTCTATTGAAGAACAAATTACCATTAGCGATAGCTATGGTATTAGAGAAAAAGTGGCTCAAACAGTTTTCAGACGGTTTCCGATAATACAGGATATATCCACATATACCTTACCAACCAGAACAGTAAATTATACAGCAATATTACCTGTGAGTGGTTCTGCGGTTTCTCATATACCTACTACTATTCGAGATAGTCTAAATAATATCATTGAAAAATTTAATCCAAATAAATTATTATCTCCGTCTCTTACTACAGTGAGCGTGGCTAGTTGGCGAACTTCGGATAAAGAAACTCATGATCCGTTTTCTGGAACGTTTAAAAAAAGTGTAATATGGTCTTATGAAATACAATCTAGATAATTATTTTATATGTCAGAAATAATAATTAAATACGGCGATTTTGAATTCGATTCTAATAAGGGATATCCGTGCCCAAAAGTTTCATTCGATATATCAAAATCTCGGACATCTGCTGGCGATTTTTTAATGTCGGATAAAACCGTTACTTTGGAAGGAATATGTTATGTTAAAAGAAAAACAGACCATTATGATCCTTTAGAGTATAGTGAGACAAGCCCCAAGGTAGACTATTCGGTTGGTGGTCTTTTTGAGGCTGCTGATAGTCTAAAAACACAAATACTAGAAAATAATTATAAATCATTAACTGTGAGAGCTATCGGATCACAGCCATTAATATCTGGTAATTATGCTATTGTGGATAGTATTGTTTTTTCTGAAAATGAAAATAACTGGGCAGATTCTATTAATTATACAATAGTATTTACAGTACCAACTTCTGGTAGCGGAAGTCATCTTATAACTAGAACAGAAGGATCTTTTGTTACATCTGTTACAGATAACTATACTTTAGAATCTTTGTATGATAATCAGTTTTGGGATAGAACATTTAATATTCCAATTCCTACATATAAAGTATCTCATACGATAGGAGCAGTTGGTAAAAATGTTGGATCGCCATCGGGGTCGTTGCATTGGGCTAAAAAGTGGGTTCGTGATAGAGATAATTATTCTGGATTAATCGATATGTTTCCAGAAAGTCATTTTACGTTGTATAATCAGGAAAGATCCGTCGATGTTAGTGAGAGTAACGGATCTTATCAAATAACTGATACTTTTATAGCAAAGAGTGGAGAGGATCCTTGGATTGATACTTTTAAAGCTACTGTATCTTTAGATAGGCAATATAAAATATCTATAGAAATAGATGGTTCAGTACAGGGTTTAGAACCTGCTACTGGTGTATATGCTGGATTTGTAGATCATAGAACCAATCCTCTTCATCCAAGCGGACAATATAGTATTAAAAATCCTGTTTCAGGATATAACCCAGAGGGATACAGTTCCAATAATGGGCTTAAAATTAATAATACTGCTATTGCTACAACTAAATATAGAAATGCTGTTAGTGGATGGAAAATAATAGAACCATTATTAATGGGTAGAGCTAGTGGATATTTGACACAAGCTATTAGTATGATTCCATTACGATTTAGAAATGGTATTAGCTCAATACCATTAAATAATATACCGATATCTACATCAGAACAACTATTTCCTTTTGATGGTAAAATCACATATAATAGAAGATTCGACAATAGACCATCGCCACTAATTACTGGAACATTATCAGAAACATTATCGATAGAGGATACATTACCTGTGATCAGATATCAAGAAACTAAGGTTATAGGCCGTAGACTAGGACCAGTAGTATATGGCTTTATTAATAGTTATAGTGTTGGTAGTAGAACATTAAATTACCAAGGCACATTTCCTACGCCCACCGGTCTTGCTAAATATTCTTTTCCTAATACTATATTAAAAGATATTAATAGTAAAATTAGCGGCTACAAACCGGATCCTACAAAATTAGGCCTTCCTAATGTCGAGTATAATACATATATTAAATCAGAAAATCAAGATATAGATATTAATACAAATACTTTTACATATAATATAACTTGGGAGTATTCGACATGTTAATATATAAGGAAAAATTATGAGTTGTCGAAGTAATGCTTATCAACTAGCCGGGCCGTTTAATCAAACATTATTTTTAGGATGTAGTGTTACTAATATAGATATGAATATGGGTTGGGGAGCAGAAGTTTCGTCTTGTAGAGTAAATTTAATTAAAGATTTATATAGACATAATAATCATCCGGCTATACAAAGCTATAAAGCTACTATTTATACTAGATCTAGTTCTACTAATCTTAATAGAGAAAATCCTAATGTTAATGAGACTAGGGATTTACCATTTCACCAAACCATACTTCAGAAAGAAAAAGACAAATGGCAACAACTGAATAACGAGAATAATAATTTACCATCACCACTACAAGATACGGGCAAACACTACTGGAAAACATACAGATCAAACATACCTAACCAGTATAATATCGCTAATCCTAGTTTAGGATTTTGGACCACAAGAGATCCTGGTTTTTTGGGAGATTATAGTAATAATGAAGCTGGAATTGATATAGATCTTATAGGATGTCCAGTATTTTTTAGGTTTATGGATATTTGGTTTGGAGGTATGATAAAAAAATGGGGATTTAATAGTGGAAAATATGATGTAGAAATCAATAGTTTTGCATCTTTGCTTGGTGGATGTCAACTGATTTTACAAAAATATTATGGTAGTATTAGCACCATGATAGGCAACACAAGTTCCGCATTAGGATTAACCGGACAAAACTTGGCCGTACCATATAATGACCTATATTATCCTTGCGGAAATAATCCGGGATGTACAGCTACTTGGCCACAATATAATGGATTATATAATGGATCAGTTTATCAAGGTAATATACCTAATATTTTTAATGTTTTTGGTTACTTAGAAAATAATATTAACGGTAGCAGTGGTTTTGTGGAGGGGCGAGGAGTTTCAGCGCGTAGCGTCTACTTTGCTCTAAAAGATATGTTAGAACCGAAAATTAATAGGGTACAGTTTGGAGAAAATGTATTTAATCCGTATGGAGCTATAGTAGCTAGAACTCCATTTGATCGCGGAACACAAACTTTTATTAATCCTCATAATACGACATTTAATATGGACGGAGCATCGGCACTTCTTAGCGAAATGGGTTTATTATATGCTCCTACAGCTGTTGATGGCTTATCCAGATCGTTGCTTGCACTAGACATAAGCGAAGTACCCGCTCCGCCTCAAGGCGTATATATATCAGAAGATACAATGTCTATAATCTCTTTTATAGAATATTGTTGTACAAATGCTGGAAAAGATTTTATAATAGATTTTATTCCTATGGAACTTCCGGACCGATTTAATCCCAGAACAGAATATTACACTGGAACTATAAAAATTCGTACCGTAACCAGAGATGTACAAGCAAAACCCAACACCATCAGAAGTTTTATACTCGATAGCACCTTTCAGCAAAATGTTGTTAGTTATAATTTTGGAGAAGAGTATCAAGACGTAAAAACTAGATCAGTACTCATCGGCGGACCTCAAGAAAGATTACATCAGTTTACCACCAATACTGGCGGACCAATGGGATGGTACAGAATATATGAGCCATTGATAGATAGTTTTGTTCCCATAACCAGTTTTGCAAACAATTCGACACAACAAAATAGTTTATATAACACATACAAAATGCCTGATCATGCTAATCAAAGAGTAATACCGAATGGGGCTGAACCATGGAGACAACTTGGAGGAGCCGCTACTGCTCAAGAAAATAATAGTTTTTATACTTTAGAAACTAATGCTTATGGTAATAACATTGTTCAAGGATCTTATCTGCCTCTTAAAAAACCCGCATTAAATAGTACATTTATTGGTCCTAGTAACAGTTATCCTATATATTTAGATATTATTTCTCCGTATTTTGGAAAAAGTAATAATGGTGAATATAGACGAGTTTATCTTGATAGAAAAACCGGTAACTTACAAATAATATTTGATTTTAGAGATATTCAACCATTTTTTCCCACACAATACGACATAACTGACGGCAATTGGAGTGCTGCTGGACAAGTTGTTAGAAATCTTTTTCCGGGCATCGTTGTACAACCCGGTGGTCTGGCTGGAGATGTAACAGGAGGGGCGGTAACTTCTGGTAAATTTGTTGTAGAAGAAGACGAGATTAGAGCAGCAATGAGCAATCCTGGTGATTGGTATTATCATTTGAACGTTATGCTAAATGTTGGCAAACCTACTGCAACATCTAAAATATTATTTAATTACATAAGTAGAACAGTATCAGATTTGTTTGCAAAATCTTATTTTCAAAATAGTTTAGATTTAAAAAATAAAGGAAACTACTTGCAATATGTTCAAACTGTGGAAAATTTTTATAGTGCTTTTAGGGAGCGATACATAGGTCTTAACGGGATAGTGCATGACATGGGATTAAATATGTTTGCCAGCGCTTTTGCTCTAACACATCCCGAACTCAACGATAGACAATTTCAACAAAGTATGGATAGTATTAATAACTTATTTGAAAATGTTAGACTATTTATTAGGAGCGTCGGCGAAGCACACTACGGAAAACATTTTGCTGTAAGATTACCACAATTAAGTAGATATACTAATAATAGTAATGGAGATACTATTTATAACTATAGTATAGTAGCTGATGCCTGGGAAGAACCAGGAAATATGATTGATGATACTATGGATATTAGTAGTTTAGCGGCACAATCTTTGACATCTGATAACCGTAAAATGCCACCACTATTAGGTTTTGATAATGGTGCAGAATATGACTTTCCTCCAATAATGTTGGGTACTCATAGACATTTAACAGACAATAATCTTATGCATAGTAGTTCATTAACTCCATTTGCTTTGTATAATAGAACAATAATAGGAATGAGTTTAAAAAATCCATTACAAACAATAGGTATTGGTCCGGCACTTGCTAATAGATATTATCATCCTTTAATTCATAATTTACCACAAGATAGTTATATTATGTTACCATATACGGTTTTATACAGTGACATTGTGATACCAGGTGGTAGATTAACTTTTAGTCCGATTGTGCCAGGCACCACAGCGCATAATATGCCTAGAAATGCAAATAGTCATTTGTATAAAATATATGCTAAAGCTCAAATATTATCTGTTGAAGAAGGTACTGATAATCCACAAATTACTTTTTGTAGAGGTACTCCGCGGGCTGTTTTGGCATTACCCAGTCCTATGCTGGTACGATCTGGTCCGTACGATAACGGAATAACTACCGGAATAGCAGCTCTGGTTTTGGGTGATGAAGAACCGGATGAAGTTGATATTATAGCAGCACCAGATCTGAATCAATTTTTTCGGGCTGATTCGGTTTTGTTAAATCAGGGACCTTCGTTATTTCACGACGGAGAATATATCGGCATAACCGATACGCAGTTATCATCAAACACATTTCCTAGAGCAGCAAAACCTATTTTTGCGGCTATCCCTTTAAGAAATAATTTAGTAACATATGGTCCATGGGTATCTCACCCGGGACTAATAGCTAATACTATTTTTCCCGGTCAGGGTTCTACACAATTCGGTTTGGTAGCATTGGTTAATAATTTGGTCGGTGGAGTAGATGTAAAAATTGATCCTAGCTTGGTACCTTGGGAATATGGAGGAATGAATGCTTTAGATGCTGCTGCATTATCCTTGGTTGGTATTAATAATGGATATCAACAAGTACTAGAAACAGGAGATATCACACTTGCTGGTATTATGTTAAAAAATTGGACTCTGGGTAGTTATCTAAATGATGTTTTAGGCCCTATTGTTAGTAGTATAAAAATAACTATAGGAGATAATGGTATAACAACACAGTATAGTTTAAGAACTTTTAGTAGAAAAATTGGTTTTTACAATAAAGAACAAGCAGATAATATTAAAAATATAAATCAAGCGATGCTATTGCAAAATCGTAGATTTTCTGAATCAATCAAAAATATGCAAACAAGACTTATTCAGTTTGCGTCGAAGCCTATGGGAACAAGACCGTACTAAATTCAAGGAAAACTTATATTATGATAAATTTTGTATTAGTTGGTAATAATGCCAATATCACACCGGCCTCTAATCCTATTGTGGATATTAGGAATATTCCGGAAAATATCAAACTTCCGGATAGTATGATCAGACCGAATACTAATGGACCACATTTACTAAACGGAGTTAGAACAATTTCTCATGTATCTGTTTTACCAGATAGTAGCTTAACACCGCTATTTCATGGATCAACATATAATAAAGTTTCTATAATGAGTTTAGATGGCATTTTTTCTCCTGTATCTTTTTATCCAACACCATATAACACAACCTATAGTATGATTCCGTATTCTAGAAGTAAATGTCCTTATTGTAATGGTACCGAAAGATATACTACTTTTATAACTGATTTTTCAGCTTTGCCACAAATGGATAATCCTAATAAAGATACTTTTATTAATTTTAAGAATGCTTGGTTAAATAGCATATTTCCCGGAAGAACCTTAAATAATAGAGAATGTAAGTTTTGTGTTCCAGATACAGACAAAGCTATAAAAAGAAATAAAAGTGCTACTCCTTCGGAAACTATGCCACCATACCTTATAGGAAGTGGAAATGATTTAGAAATTATAGATAATAGATCTAATTTATTTGCTGGTACTAATAATGTTATTAATAAATTCACTTTAAATCCTTTGATTATGTCAAATGGAGAATTTGCCAACTCTGGATCCAAACAAATAGACGATAATTGTACACATAATGTTAATATTGTCGGATTTGGTATGGGCGTTCCTAACGAAAAAGGTTCCATATGTAGTACTCATTCATTAGAAATGAATAAGAATTTTTCTGAAAATGATATAGACTATGCAGATGGTTTAAGACAAAGTAATCAAAGATTTTTTGGCTTAAGGGGTCCAATAATAGTTCATGGTTGGGGATACGACAGAGAAGGTTATCCGGTACCAAATTCTTCAGGAGAATTTAAATATAATAACGAAGGAGAGATTGTTAGAGATGCTGATAATAATCCAGTTTTTAAAAATCAGCAGCTACAAGAGAATGGAGAATATTCTGCTCCATATAAAGAAAAAACATTTTACAAAGGATGGGCTTCATTGCCGAATACATGGCCAGTTGGTCCGATAGATTTAAGATGGGACGAAGATGCTGAAGTTTGGACAATAGGAGCAATGTATAAGCCAGTATGGATTACTATCGAACATGATCTAGTAGATGAAAATCCTGTTAGAGGTGTTATAGAAGATGGCATGACAGACTCTACACCATTACCTAATGGTCTGAGAAAAGTGGTCTTTGTTAAAGACTCCTCTTTGTTATTCAAGTCTCCAAGAGAAGCTGCTTTATATTGTAAATACAATCCGGATAATGGATTTTATGAACCAATTTATAATCGTCCGTTTGTTACTACTGGAAGAATAACAAATAGTCAACAGGCATTAATAGACAAAGCATATACTGTTAAAGCAGCTAGAAATTCTTCTGCTGGAATTACAACGGTGGAAAGCTATGTGACCCTATACGATAATCCTTTAGGATTTTCTGTTCGTAGTAATATCGTAGGAATCTTTAATTTTATGAATGGTAAGTGGACTCTAACAAGTATAAATGATTAAAAATGGGATGCGGAATATATACAAAAAGTTTTATAGATGATATTAATATTAATACAGCTTCTATTAATATAGATGCACTTAGATTAATTACATCTTTTCAATTATATAGTGATAATATTTCGGGTTTATGGCAACCTATTGTGATAGAGGAATCACAATCATCTGCTATATATTGCGAACCCCTAATACAAGTTAAAAAAGATTTTAACAATGCTCTTAATCCATGTAATTGTAGTAACAATCAGATTAGAGATTTGACAAATAATTATTATGACATTTATAATGAAACAGATTTTAATTGTAATTATTGCTGCAATCCGTGTACAGGAATTTTGGATAATGATCCGGAAGATCCAGAAAATGAGCCACTAACAACCTCTTGTGATGTTCAGTTTCATTCGGATGATTTTTTAGCAAAAGTTCCTGTTCTTAATCAGTCTTATATTTCTGGTTTTTATGATTGGAAACACCTTAAACAATTTCCAGCATGTAATAATCCTGGTTTAGGAATAGAACAATTTATTAGTTTTAGCGGCTTTGCTATAGATTGGAAGCTAAAAGAGACAATATCCGAAATTCCATATGATTCTACAACATCCTATCACATCAATGAGTATACACACAATAAGTCGTATGAAAAATCTGAATTATTAAGTAGTACATGTGGTAACTTTATATTATTGTCTTTAGATCCTGAATATAATAATTATAGAGTACAATACTCTGGTATGTTTGGTGCTCTAGGAACATCCGCTATTATACCCACAGTCGAAAGTTTTACAAAACCATATGGTTTTTCTGAAAATAATTACAAAAATATTTTCTTAAATAGACAAAAAAGAGCTTCTCATTGGAAATGGCAATATACTAGTGGTATTATGGGTTGGTACAGATATTTTGATATAGGCAGAGTAAATGATCAAAGGCCGATTCCCGGAGTAGATTTTTATATTAGTCCCGGCGATGTTTTTTTTGCTAAGAATGAAGGGCCAGAACCAGCTAATACAAATTTTGATTTCGATGAACCGCCCGGCCCATCCCATCCTAGCGAGGGAGAATTACCAAAGTGTCCATCAGGACTTAAAGTAGTTGACGGTACAACATTTTTAGGAATTATTCCACCGAGTTCTAATTTTATTTATATATCTCAAAATTTATATGAAAGATTTTATAATCTATATTCTACATATACTGAGATAGGTTTAAATCATAATAAAGCCTTCAACTTATCCGCATTAATGTGTACATCTCCACTATACGATGGTATAACAACAAATTTATTAGATAAAGAAGCAAGAAATTTATATTCTGAATTTAATGATTTTGAACAAATAGATCTATTAAATAAAAATATGTTAAGAGGCACAAAATATGATTCTGCTAATAATTTAAATTATATTTCTAATAGAGAAGAATTGGTAAAAACTTTATATGCTAAATATGGAGGATACGAATGGATTCCTCCTAGATCAACCGTAATAAAAAATTTACCTATTGATAATAGAAGTAATTCTGTATATATAGATTTAGATTTTGATATGGTAATGGATATAGATAAAGTTAAATTTAGAAATATTAACTCTAAACCGTATCGTGTATGCGAATCGTCTCCTATGGATGACGAGAGAATTAGTAAAAAGTTTTACTATGATCAACATCTAGAATTTGGAAATTTAAACGTAAAAACAAGTGTTGATACCAATTTAAGATTTAGTAATCCATGTGACCCAGAAAATTCTAGTTATTCAATTTATGGGAACATAGTATATAATGATGTGGTTTTAAAAAGTAAGCCAATATTTAGTGGAGTAACTAGTTTTACTAACAAATATACTAATAATACATTTAACAGATCATATAAGGCGATAGCTTTTAATCCACATTTAGACTTATTGGCAACTCATCCTAATGGAGGAATATATTTTAATGCTGGCTCTTTTGGCGAAAATGAAACAGTAGTATTCAATACAAATATTACATCAGCTAGATCGAATGGAATTTCTATTACTTTTACTACCAAAGATGTGGGTATAAAATTATATAAAGTATATGCTGCAAAATTACAGTCGGATACACCAGGAACAGAATCTTGTTTAAGATTTCCGGCAGACGAATCTAAATGTAAATGTTATGGATTAAATATTAGTCATTATAATAATCATCCCATAAGTTGTGATACATCTCGTATTAGATTAAGTTCTTCTCCATTTTTTGTACCAGGATTATCTACTAAATATAGTCCAAGACTTAAAAGATATGGTGGATATTCTATTGAAGAAGTTATAAGATTATTTGGTATCGGTGCTTTGTATGCTGATGGTACTCCACAAGAAAATTCACAGTTTTTGCCAATTATAGATAAAAAATTAGATCCAGAATATCCTTATGAGTGTGAACAATCGGCCACAATAAAACTTACTAATTACTCTACTACAAATTATTATACTACGCTGAAAAATTTTAGCACAAGATATAGTGACATCTATATTTCTATTTATGAACCATCAGACTTATTAGGACAACAATGGATATATGTACAAACCGATGGTGATCAAGATGTGTTTGTGGAGAATACATCTTGGAAAAGATTTTTAAATAAGGTCACGGCCAATAATGTTACAGTTTATGATCAGCAAGAAAAAATCTTATTTCAAAAAGGCTCTAATATAACAGATCCTTTACTTATTAGTATTACCAATCCTTTTATTAATGCTCTATTAGGAAATTCTAATGAAAGATTGTCTATTCCCACAGTGATAACTGATTCTATAACAAACCAAGTTTTAGCTTTTTCAGATCCTTGTGATCCTTTCAGAGGATATATTCCTCCAGAAACAACTATTAGAACAGGAAGAAACAGAGGAGATGAGATATCAGAAACATATATCACTATTAAACAAAAGCCCAGAAAACAATTTTTAGCATATAGAGTGTACAATATACCGGCCAGTCCTGATGGACCTAAACTTTACGAAAGAGATCAGAATATAGTTGGAATTGGTATGAAAGGCGCATATCATCCTAATTTTGGTATAACTTACGAAAGTAACCCATCGTTTGCTGGTCCAGTTATAGACGAAGACGGAAGAATACAATACGACACTAATCTTAATGGTGGTTTACAAGGAGATGGAGAAAAAACATATATATTTGATTTATATAACGATACAGCAACTATATTGGAACAAATTAGTAATTTCGATATTCATAGAAAACCTAGATTATTACTTATTCGAGGATTATCGGGCGTCGGACCGAACACCGGCAAGAGGTACTATAATATGGAACCCTTTTATAGTAATAGGGGTGGATATAGATTAAATAATATTGATTATATAGGATCTCCTAAGTTTTTTCTTTACGGGGATCCGTCGATCACACACCAACCTGATCCTTACATTATACAAGAACGAAGTGGTGATGCTTTAACAAGTTATTTGAACTTTATTAATGATCTAAATAGACAAGCCAATGCTCCCATACTAGTGCCAGCAAGACCAAAAACAAATCTGTCTTTAGACTATATTTTACAGACTCAACCAGGTTTGGAACAATGCGAAAATTCCGACTTACCGGTTGGTGGTGTTGATGGATTTCCTATAAATATTGCTAATTTATGGGGACAAAATATTAAAAATTGGCCAGACAAGAATAGATTTTGGAATCCTATTTTTACTTCTGATCCTAGAGTAGTTAGATTTTATGGGTCTAGACCATACTTTAGGATTCCAGAAAAACGAACAGTAGAAGACCTTTCTGATACTATCGATTCGTTAGATGACTTTATGTCGCAAACAGACATTTTGCCAGAATTAGTATCTAATACTATTTTATTATTCAAAAGTGGTTATTATTTTTATGCTGGACCCACACGAACAGTTGCTACTAGCTATATTTTTGTTGGTAGAGATATCAGCATATTAACTAATTATAGTAATTTAAATATAGATTATAAAAATTTTTCTTCTACAGGTTATGTTTATAACACAGAAACAGAATGCGATACTGCTGTAGAGTTATATAGAGTATCATCTTTATCTGGTCCGTTTTTAATGCCAACCGACGATAATGGTAATAGACTGCTCAGAGTTGTAGGTTCTAATGTTATAGTCGGTAAAAAAATTGTTGTACAAATCACCAACAAAGAAGGACAACCAATTTTAGGAGGATCAGGATCAGAAGATAATACATATATTAAAATTTATACAGAATTTAGATTTAGAGACAAGATATTAGATACTGATTTTGATTTGGTGTGGCCAACCGAACCGAATAGATCATCCGTAGTAGTTTACGACGGTAGAATGATATCAACAGATAAAGATATTTTATTGTCTAATAAAAAATATATGACAAAATGGGGAGATTTAATAAAATATGATAATGAGCTATTTAATAATCCTCATTTGTTTTCTTACGCACAAATACCTACGAGCATATATAATAATCTATTTTTAAAACAAATTGTTAATGATAATTTATCTAGTGGTATTTTTAAATTAGATATTAATAGAGACAACACTAATGAATTAGATAGAATAGAGTGTTTAGGAAACATATCTTTACCGTTAGACTTACGATATTATACATCAGAAAACAAACCATACTATTGTATATATCAAAAATATGATTTGGATCATACCAAACCATGGAATATAGGACTAGACCAGTATCAAAATTATATTCCTATGATGGAAGTTAATTTTTCAGAAAAAATACCCGATGCTATGATTAGCGGTACGATACTATCTTCTGCGTTATATAGAAAAAACACAGTATTAGATTTTGCACCATTTTATCATATACCAGCTTTGGGCACAGAAGATGATTTTCTATTTAATGCTATTAATAATGAAGAAGAAAGATTAAGAAGATCAAAAAGAATAAGTGAAATAGAAAAAATTAAAAGAGAACAAATATCTGATAATGCATATAGTCTTCGTAATGATTATCGCCCCCCACAACATAATGTTTTTTTTATTAAGATACCGAATATTTTTAAAAGTACTATTGGTTTTTCTAATCCCAGAGGAGATTGGATAGAAACTTTGAAAGTTCAAACGCCAAGATATGTTTTAGCCAAAACTATATTAGAAGATAATCAAGTATCGCGAGATGATGTTAGACAAATATTTAGACCTATTAATCTTAATATTATAGATAATCAAGCATTAATTAATAATAGCATGAATACTGATGCTTTTATTTTCGGTTCGGTAGAACGAGACACTCCTTTTATTTCTAGAACGATATATGCCGATATAGACAAACCAATGGATAATACTGTTGGCTGTGGATCAGAAAAATGCGAAATAACAACTGCTGGCGATATTAATTTAAGAGCTAACTATACTACATTTTTAAGTAGATATGCTACATATGAACAGTTACTACGCGGTACAAATTTTGAGCTCACATATGATGCTGGAACAGTTAATCTTGTTGGTTTGCGTCGTAATATGTCTAAAAAAATAGTTAGAACAATGTTGGATCCAGATAATCCTATTTTTTATGATAATACTTGTTTAACTACTACTCCAAAACCTAAAATGCCATTTTATAGATTGCTTAATGATATAGACGCACAAGACTATTTGAATAACCAATATGCAGATAATGGAAATAGTATATCTCCAGAATTAGACATTTTAGATGATAATGCTAATGAAATGCTTTTTAGATTACTAAATGGTGAAAATCAAAAAATCAACAGAAAACAATTATTTAAGAAAAATTATATACTAACACAAAATGAATTAATAAATTTTGTAGAACCAGAAATTACAGCTAAAGAAATTTATAATCAAATTTTATATAACTATGATAGTAGAATTAATCCAGGAGCTAATATTAGTGGTTCATTAAATATTAATGGTACAAAAAATATTGGTGATTTTATTAGTATAGATATTTATAATGTAAATATACAGCTAAGTATTGTACAAGTTGACGGAAACAATGTTGTATTAGTGGGTAATATTGGTAATAATAATGTTAATGAGCTTTTATATAGAAGAACAGAAACGCAAAATAGTTTGATAGTGGTTGAATATTCAACTTCGACATCTTCTGCGGCAGCAGCGGCGATATCGGCGGGATATCGTCCGGGAACAGGATCTGACGGAATTTTGGTACCACCCGACACAGAACCAAATATTATTCCTGCTGATCCGGAACCAACCGACGATAGCGAAAGTATAACACTAATAGCTACTCGTACTACTACTGATACTAGTATTGGTGTTTACGTTGATATAAGCATAAAAGAGGGATCTTGTGATCCGTGGAGAGAACCATTCGTAAGACCACCAGATTGTCCGGAACAAGGGGGATCCGAGATTGATCCAGTCACTAATCTTCCTATTGGTGGACCCGTAGAAGAACCACCAGGATGTAAAGATCCTTGTCCATATGCTGGTGGAGCCGGGCTCGTAGATGGTCCAACAATGATGACAGATATCCGAAGATGGAGAGGTTCAATAGAGTATGCTCCAACAACATGTGGGAAATCTAATTGGTACGATCCTTTTAAATATGGTTATTGTAGACACATAGATACTGAGGCTATTAAAAATAATCCAGAATTTAAACCAAAATGTGCAAATTGTAATTCATATTTTACTAATTATATTGATAATTACGATGGAATAGAAGGAGGTCCAGAATTTGATTATGAATTTCAAAAATGTTCTACCACATTTAGACTCAAAGGACACTTGTATAGACTTAAATTCACACCACAAAATGAAAGACCATCATTTAGATGTAATCCGGAACTTTATAGTCCTTTCCTCCCAGCAAAAAATAATGCATGTACTGCAATTTTAGGAAATGTAGTAGGATGTTGGGCGGGTTGTACTCCTGGGCCAAAAAGTCCGAACTTTTGGCATCTGTCTAGAGTAGCAGATTGCTACAGCGATCCTTATGCACCATATTTTCTTTGTATTCCAACTTTCGGAGATCCTTATCAATGTACTAAAGTATCAACAAGTAGCACAACCACAACAACTAGAAAAGTTTTCAAAAAAACCAAACAGATTGATTATGGTCCATATACTCCACCAAGCTGTGCCGTTCCTTTTGTAAATATCTCATATACCAAAAATAAAGTAACTGTAAGCATACCATCTATCGGCAAAACTTACTGTTTAGCGATTAATTCTAATAGTAATTGTCCAATTATTAATATTGATATGCCCAAAAAATATACTGTAACAGAAAATATTACTAGTGAGTGTGTGAGCAATTGTGGAGATCCTGTTTCTATAGAAATTCAAGAAGAAAATAACGATTTTGATTTTGCTTATCAGGATTATACTGTGGTATGCGAACTAGGTCGTATATCTTATGGCGATTTACAGGGAGATGCTGTTGTAACAAATGGTTACAGGTGGCCCGATGGTTCATCAAGCGTACCACCGGGCGAATTTCCTCCGTGCGGAGATAGGGCCGGATGGATAATCTCGCTGTGCGGAGGAGGGCCGTTATGGTATAATTGTGGACCATTCTCCGAAAGAAATCTAACTTATGGAGGATGGACAGCTAGCGATATGGCTGCTGGATGGAGACAAAAAATGGAAAATATATATAATAATGCTCAATTACCATGCAAGGTTAGTCCCGCAATACCAACAGAAGATATAATAGAAGGCATTATTCCTGGTTCATGCTCTTTAAATTTTCAAGATATTAGTCTTGAACAACCAAAATATAAAGATGTTAGTTATGATGAATTTGCTTCATCTTCATGGACTGTAACTACATCTATTGCCTATATTACATATACCTATAGAAAAGCTAAAACTATACAAGATCATTTAATATCTGGAACTAATAATGGAAATATTAATAATAGTATTGTAATAGAATATGAGAAAAATTCTTATATACCTTACGTGAGAACAGTAAACGGTATTGGCTCTTGTAAAGAGTTAGGTTTCCCACCGAGATTTCTAGCAGACACAGATTCGATTACAGGCGCATTATATAATACCTTTAAATTAACTTCACCGATTTATAGAAGAACATCTTGCGATACTGCTCCTACTTGTTATTATGATACTAAACTAGACGATAAACAAAGTCCTTGCAATTATGGAGATTGGATATGTTGGTCAACCGTCGGTTCTGCTAATAGAGCCTCGTTTTTAAATAGAATATTCAAAGATCCTACAGGAAATAATAGGTGGGTATAATTATGTTTTGTGAATTTGAAGATACAAAAAAAATCTATAATAATAAAAAAATCTATAAATGTAAAAATTGCAAATTGGAAGTTGCTTTAGAAAATCCACAAACCAAAATTATTTGTTTTCATTTTACCAGGCAAGATATAGATGCTTCTTTATTAGCGGCTGATTTTCAACCATCAGTAAATTATGGTCATATAGATGATCCAACATCTTTTATAAGACAGCAGGCAGAAAATCATCTAGTAAAAATGGGCAAAGATCCTGCTACTCCAACGTATGATCCAAAAGATTTATTATGTTCAGAGGACCAGATCAAAGACAGAATGAATATTTGTAAAACATGCGAATATTTTCAAAATAATTCGTGTAATTTATGTGGTTGTTCTATTACTAGAGATAAAAACTATCATAATAAACTAGCTAATAAACAAGCTAGTTGTCCAGCTAAAAAATGGGGACCTATTAGTTAGTAAAAGTTTCTATAACTTGAATATCTTGTCCCAAAACAACAACTGAATTTCTAGTATATACACCCTTTAGAGTTTTGATACGCACAGTCACAGGAACTCTAGTATTGCTCGTCCAACTTCTAAAGAAATGCACACCCACAACAAATCTTCCGTGCGGAGAGCTGTTGTAGGGCCAAAAAACATTTTCTATAGGATTATTATTTCTAGGTCCTCCAGCATTCATATCAATATCCAAAATCGCTCCGGATACACCGGCTCTTTTTCTCCAAAAAATAATCTCATTAATTCCGGATCCAATATATTGAACATGTAAGTCTATATCATCGGGAGTAGACCATGATAAAGATATTTGAACATCTCCTGTTCCGGCCCCATACATTTGTATTTTTTCTTCTATAGAATTTGTAGCATTAGGAGCACCTGTAGAGACGCTAGGAGTAATGGTTCGTTTAGGAATACCTTTGCCAATGGAAGTTCCTTTAGACACAAGTTGTTTTAAGGTATTGTCGGCACTCGTTTGACTTGTTGAATTCTCGCTTTTAACTTTTACAGGAGATTCTACATCATCAAACATTCTGTCGATATTAGGCTTGTGATTTACCATCGATTCCAATAGGGTAGATTCCTCCATCGAAACAATATCCGAGGTGTCAGATGATTCCGGTATTGATTCTTCCTCGAATACCGGATTGATACTGGACTCTGGTTCCGTAATCAGTTCGGTATTATTGGTGTCTGTAACAAAATGCGATGTTGTTACTTCTAGTTCCAAGTTTACTGTATTGGTATTGTCGTACTCAACCACCTCAGACAATGAAGATAGTTCAATAACTATAGGAGGCTTTTGTTTTTCTGCAACTATAAACACAAATGACAGTGTTAATAATACAACGCAATGTATTATTAAGCTTTGCCAAAAACCATGTTCATAACCATAAAATACAATATTATCAATTATTCTTGTTCTTTTTTCCATTTGTGCCAACCGTTATTTGGTAACCAATTGCCTTCATCATCTTTTCTTTTAGGAAATAATGTGCCGCCTTTTTTATGTTGACCGAAAGCTAAAATAGCTCCGCAATCCATACATCTCAATTCATAATAATCATTACCCTCTACATTTCGTACAATAAATCTGAGATTAGTACTTCCGCACAACCCACATTTTGTTTCTCCAAAAATTTCCTGTATAAGAGCTATCTCCTTAAAAACTTCCTTTTGACCACTACCCTCTAATTCAAACTGCAATTTATCATTAGCCTTATATAGTACTTTCATATATCACTTCCATTCTGTTTCGTAGCCTTTAATGTTTTCTGAAATCGAAGCAGCATTCTGTTGTAGACTATTCAGATTTTGTATTATAGAAACCGCCTCGTGGTGTTTTATATTATATACAGAATCGCAGGATATGTCAAGATGCTTCAATAGTTTTACGACATTAACGTTTAGTCTTTGTGCTAGTACATCTATAAAATTGATTTGATTAACGCTAATTTTAGACACACTATCTCCATTCGGATCATCTTCGATATTTGATGATATTTCTTCTGCCGCTACTACTTTGCGTAATTTTAATGCTCTTCTTAAGGCTCTTCCTTCTGCTCTTGTTTCGGCCACGGCCACGGGATGATTACGATATACTTTGTCGCAATTGCCCCAATAAACGTCCGCAGAGCCATCCACAGTCTGAATATTAATTCCGTCTGGGTCTGGAGTACCCGGATTTAAACGATACGTCAACGAATGAATAACCGTTGCTCTTTTTTCATTGTCCGGGCTGGGAGACTGAGCCACAGACGATGTTGACGACATTAATCTACAATTTAGAGCAATCTCAAAAATACGACGCAATCCATCTGTAGTGGGATTACCTGAAATTTTTTCGTCATCAGATAACAATCCTAATACATAATCTGTCCATCCCAAATCTGTTGGTTTTAGTGTGATTTCTTTACTATCTTTCGTGTCTTTAGTTTCTTTGGTTTCCTTTACCATTTTAGTCCTCTATTTCTATAATTTTGGTATTGTCAAATGCCTTTTGGTCATTAAGTACTGATATTAAAAGATCATATAATTTATCTGCTCGACTTTTGGAAAAGTCTTTCAGTTGTTTGATTCGTATCAATTTCAAGCCTTTGCCCAAGATGAGTCCTGATTTTTTATTATCATATTTTTGATTTCTTTTTAGGGTGTCGTCCCCCCATACTGGTAAAAAATGAGAAGGTCCATCTATTTCTATAGCAATGTTCATTGTTGGTAAGAACAGATCTATTTGCAATTTTGTTGTTAATAACATTTGTTCTTTGTGAAAATCTACTTTGAATCCATCAGCTAATAATCTATCTAGTAAATATAGTTCTAATTTAGATCCTGTTTTACTACTATCTCTAACAGCTTTATTCGCCAAATTCAGACGATATTGTTTTTCGTCATCTGTTAAATTGTCCCAAAGTTCTTTGGCGGTTTGTTTTCTTTTTTGTATTTCTTGAGCACTTAATCCTTCCCAAGATTTCATCACAGATAATCCTATTTTACTTTTTGTGTCGTCTGATCTAGATGTTCCTTTTGTGGGATGTTTATGAGCACCTGTTTTTATAGCATTGGATTGTGCTTCGCTCTTGTTCCTGATCGGAATTTTATATTTTATAGCATCTCTTCTAATTTTATTCGAATATGTGTGGAGTAATTCAGCAATATCAGAGAAGCTTTTTTTCTCTTTTACATATAAAGTATTTAAGATTTGTTTTTTATCTATATCAGAATAGTTCTCATAATTTTTGTATAACATTATGCATATCCGTTGGGTTGTATTCGTCTATAATAGCTATTGGTGTTTTCCAACATATGTTATATTCCGCATATAATTTTGGATTAGAAACTATTAACTCAAAGTCTTTATTCATAAATATGTCTTTCCAAAATACATAAGGAGCTTTTGTATTAGTAGACCAATCATTTGAGGTTAGATATAATACTTGTTTTTTAGGACACGGAAAAGTTCTTGTTAATAAAGCACTTTTAATATCGAATACAAATAGTATACCATCAAAATATTTGGCCTGATTGATATGTAATATGTAGTATTTATGATCTAAGTCAACATTATTATATTTACTATTGAACAATACTATATTATCATAGGGTCTTAGTTTGCACAGACTATTAATGGATTCTAAAATTTTTGCATGTTGTTGATTTTTAGAATTGATATCCAGTAGGTAGAATCCTATATTCATCTATCACCCATAATATGTGGTATTAAATACTTATCAATAAAGTATTTGTATGTTTTTGTTTCTATGTTTGAAATTTTTTCTGTTAATCTGATATTATCTATAGCATCAATAATAGAATAGTTTACTATATCATAATGATTGATTCCAGAAGCTTGACTTTCTAGTAGATAGTTTTGGTCAAGATCAATAACTCCACTATAAAGAGAAAGAATATTTGCCAAATCAGGATAATTAAAAACGCCGACATTAACTTCTGATTCGTATTCTGGATTATTCATAACTACTATTTGTCTATTTGTTTTTGGATAAATAATATCTGACAATAACTCTATATTTTTTTCATTATTTTTTGAGAGCAAAACAACGATCTTATTATTTCTTTCCGGGCCGGTATCAAAGAAAATAGTATGGTCATATAAATTATCAAATAAACATACTGTATTTTTATATTTACTATCTATATTCTTTTTCAGCACAACATTTATATTGGTATTATTGATATGTTCAACAAATTTATCATCCACAAGACCATCTACAACAAGATAAATTTTTACAGAGTCGTCGTGGTCTCTGACAAAGTCATGAAATTCTTGGGTGTATTCCGATATATGCCAGACCAGATTAGAAAATCTGTGTTTTTGATATGTGCTGAATAACTTGCCGTGAAATTTGCCAAATAAAACATCGGTATTAGACATACTATTTATGCCGTCGATCAAGAACTTATTCATTCCTTTGCTGCAATTATTCTGAGCGTCGTGCAATAGTGTTGTTTGTTTCATTATGATATCTTATATTTGTCTCTGAGTCCTTTGATCTCTATGCTATCGGTAGTATTAATTTCATTAATATAAAATTTGTATCCGAATTTTTCTATTAGAAAATTAATAATCTCGAAATCAAACATATTATCGTAACAGTTGTCTATATCACATATGATACTCTGAGCATCCCTCTTTGTCAAATAAAAACTTTTATTCCACAGATAATCTCCCATATTATAAAATATAGAACTAATCAATTCCGAATCGATTGTATTTATTCCGAGATAATCAGTTTTTATACGATTTCTTTTGTGATGTTTTTTTGTTAATATCCATGATATATTTTTCTTTTTTGTAGAGATATTTTTAATTAGAGTATTAGAATCTAGAAAAAAAATACCATAATAATTATTTATTGTTGGCTTAATATGATTTAGAAATAGCTTGATAGCATAAGAATCATTTGTATTTTCATATTGAGAATTATTAATTATATGCACATGTTTTTTTTTATCAAGAGATTTTATGATTTTGTCTTGTCCAAATCCAAGTACTAGAAATATGTCCACAGGGCCGAATATTTTACGTAAATACTCTATTTGATAACTAATAAGTTCTTTCGATGCTTTATTCTTTTTCAGAGTGCCTATTGGACCATATGATTTCATGCCCTTAGTAATGTTATATGATAATATACAACAGGCGGTTTTCATATTGTTTTTTCTAGAGTAGAAATAGTATAAATTTGATCAAAATATATATTATTGGTTTTTAGTTTCATCTGATTAATAATATCTAAAAATTCTGGTTCAGACCATGCCGAAAGAATGTGTTGAAATATACCAGAAAATTTTTCTCCTGTTATTTCTAGTTTTTCTATTTTAGATGCTAATAAGCTCAAATTAATAAACTTAATAGATACAGTACCACCTAAACATAACTTATTTATTATAGTCACAAATAAATTATTTCTTTCGTCAAAAGTAAAATTATCTAAACATAAACAGTCGATGTGGTTCACATAATTATTTGTAATATTATTGAGATTTTCAACATCAATATTATTTAATCCTTTTGGACATGTATCATCAATATGTTTAACAATGTTGAGATTCGCTATCATAATATGAAAGCCTTTCTTTTTGAATCGTGTTCTATTATATCGGATAATTTAATCTTGAACAGATCGAAATTATGGAAACGTGTGAGGTATTCTACGACAGATTGCTTTACGGGGGGATTTTTAAGATCGCTATTGATATTTCTAGCTATATTATCTATTGATGATCTATATATCAGTGATGGTATAGATGTGGTGTCCGATGATGGTACGATAGATAAGCACCCGCAAGCTATAGAAATTAACGAGAGTAATTTATCTGATTGTAAATTAATTATGCTCTTAAACCCATTTAGATACTCACACAGTTCCGACAATGACATAGATGGTATCTGATCTATAATATCACACTTAATATGTTCGTTTTCGAGATGGTGTTTTAATTGATGTCCAACCATGTTATTGGGTATATTTAGTATTAGTATATCTTTTTCTCTTTTGTCGTACTCTATAGTAGTATTAAAAATTTCCAACGGAATTCCGTAATTTAGTATAATACTATTATGCTGATTCCAGCTTAATGCATAGTTCTCGTCAAAAAAGATTTTTTTGGTATATTTTAATTTTTGATTGATAATAGACAGATCTTCTTTTTTGATTTGATTTTGTTTAGGACCATGTTCAAAAACAAGAGAATTTAGATGTAACTGTTTTGGTAAAACATCTTGAGCCGATTGTAACAGAGAGTTGCAAATAAATAGATCATACGAATATAGATCAATATGAGATTCTGGCAAACCCAATGCATTTTCTGAGTTCGATATATAGTTATTATCGAAAATGTAAAAGTTATAACCTACATAAAATAGAATTTTATCAAATACAGTATTCGCTGGTCTATATATAATATTTCTTTCGGATTCTATAATTTGATGTATAATATTACTATTAATAATATTTAGTCGCATATTTTTTTACCTATTGTTTCATAACTAAATTGATTTATAGAAGAAATACCTATCTCTCTTTTTGCTTCATATGCTTTTCTATCGTTTTTGTACATAGTATAAATTTTTTGCATATTTTCTATTAGACTATAAACATTTGGCTTATACCAATATTCATAAGCATTATAAATATCAAAATCATTAGAAAGAGTTCTTTGCTTTAGCATAACTGGTTGTTTATGACTATTAATTAGAAATCCATTATTATTATCTATAAAATCAGCCATACCTGTGTGATCGGTTACTATAGGGGTTTTGCCGAGAATTAAACCTTCTGCTGCTGGACGACAAAATGCTTCTCCGTATGAAGGCATTACTAGACAATCGCAAGTATTATGTAGACCTATTATATCTATATCGGAGAGTCTATCAGAGATTATAAACTCTTTTTTGTAATACTGTTTAATATTCATTTTCTTTTTGATCTCTGCTATGTCATCTTTGATAATAGACACAGATTGAGACTGAGAAGCTCCAGGTACGCTAGACTTAATTACTAGTACCACATTGTCTGTATCTTTAAAAGCTAGATGAAAAGCTATAATCAAATCTGCAAAATTTTTTCTCTCCACATACTCACCTATACAATAAAACTTAAAAGCTTTTTCTGGTAATCCTGAAATAGACAATTTATAGTTTGCATTATTTTTATACATGTCAATATCTATAGGTTCTGATACGACTTTGATTTTTGTTTTTACTCCAGACTTTTTTAAACATAGTTCTTCTTGTTTGGAGGGTACGCAGATTTCGTCTATATTATTAAGATTGTGAATACAAATAGATTTGGATATATTATTAGTTTCTAATACAAACAATCCTACATTTTTTGGTCCATTTTTGATAGGAGCTATGCAATGCGGAAGAGTTTTCTGAAAAATAATATCGTATGACGAATATATAGAGTTTTCATACTGTATAATTTGTTGATCCGGTTCAGAAGAATTATTGATAAAGAATATCGGTCTGGCGGTTATATTGGGTATCTTGGTGGCTATGGCTTTAATATAGTCTTTGGACGCCATACCCCACCCATCTGTTTGCCTATACGGACCTATAAATAAAGCATTCATTTGGTTTGATCCTTCATATTGGCATAGATAATAAAATCTTCTTGAGATAATAGTTCTGGATTATCTTTCGCCTGCATGGTAATATTATGATTGTTGATTAGTGACTCGAATGTTTGTTTTACATTATCAACATTGTAAGGTTGGGTATTCATACCATTTATAGCAAAACCATAATCAAGATCTCTTATCATATTCAATAGAATCATAGATGTTGTTATTTGATTATCGGGAACATTTTTAGATGCCCAGTCTACTATCATGTCGTATGGATTTTTATTTTTTTCTAGTTCAGTGAGTGATGTTATTTGTGGTAATTGAGTGTCCCATTTACCTTGATAATTAGTTAAGATAATATTATCTAAATAATTTTCCCATTTTTTAGCTATAATATTCCAATCATAGTGTTTTTCTACCAATGTTCTGGTTTCGTGTCTTTTTTGATTTTTAAGAATATCGGGAGAAGAAATATAGTTTTTAATGATTTCTACTAGATGATCGTTATCTGGATACACTCGGATAGCTTTGGTTTCTAGTTCTTTAAAAAAGTGCTTTACTTTTACCGGAAACCCATTAAGTTTTTGTACAACGTCAGACATGGCACTATAATCTACTGATGCCACAGGGACGCCGCAAGCAGCGGCTTCGACTTGGGGCATACCGAATCCTTCGCATATAGCATATTGAACATATAGGTCAAAAGTATTGATAATTGTATTCAAATCCTCTTGAGATAATCCATTGCTAACATTCGGCATAGAAAATGAGTAATTTCCACACTTAGGACAAAATGTTACAGGATGTTGGTATAAACACGGTCTTAGAAAATTACATGCTTTACAACTGTAAGTAAATAAAACTCTATTGCCTATTTCATATTCTTTTAATAGTTGAGGAATATCCCAACCAGCATCAGGATAGCTAGTATGTAGATATAGATATATATTTTCTCCTGCTGGATTATTTGACTCTTGATAATGGCCGAGTAATTTTTTGAAAACAACGAATAGTTCTGGAATTAGTTTTCTTTTTTGGTTTCTCATTATGCTTCCAACAACAAAAGCATTTTCTAAACCCATTACTTTTCTGATCTCATCCCTATTGACTAATGGACGAAAGATTTCTAGATTTATACCCGGCGATGTTGTGTCAATGTAGTTTATTTTATTGTTGCTTTGTATACGAAGAGTATCTCTACCAAAATCTGAGTATGTAAAAATAGCATCAGCATGTAAAAAAGTATCTATCCATTCTTCTTGCTGTGGGGCGGAGTCTACTGTTGGCATCAAAATCCAGTGGAAAAATGGTCTTAATGGAGATACTTGCTGATATGAATTCATCCAATAGTCACGTATGTCAATAACGACATCTGGTTTAAAATCTAGTAAGACTCTTTCAAATCTCCATCTTCCGAACTGGTTCTCCATAGAACTATTGTATTGTGAATGTCTGGGATCAGAATGATCCACGGCATTAGCGTAGTATCTCCATGTTATGGAACTATCTTTTGGATCATTCACTTTTCCATAGCAAGCAAATTCTGCTATATCGTATTTTCCAGTCGAGTGAAGTCTTGATAACAACTCTTTGGTGTATGTTCCAAAACCAGAATTAAGAAAACTGGCCTCAGAAACCATTAGTATTTTTAGTTTAGAACTCATAATGATATTTATTGTAATTAACGATCTGGCGTAAAATAAGTCTTACGCCAAATCGAAAATTACTTATTATACGAAATAATTAAAAAGCTACCTTTTCCTTATCTTCTTTGTGATTCCTAGATAGCTTAGTAATCTTAGAAAAATTATTAACTCTTACCTTCAAAGAATTATGCTTAACGCCATCTTTTTCCCAGCTATCATTTCTCAATGAGCCTTCAACCAAAACCAAATCACCCTTTTTAAAGGATTCTCCTATGATTTCAGCCCCAGTATCCCAAGCTTCGCAAGGAACAAACGTTGTGATCTTATCCTTTTCTCCGTTTGCCTTTGTGTAGTCTCGTGAAACAGCAATGGTGAAGTTTACAACAGATGTTTGTTTATCTCCTGTTGTGACAGTTCTAACTTCTGGATCACGAGCCAAATTACCACGTAATATATTAATGTTCATTATTAATTATCTCCTAAGTTAAATAACCAAGCCTACGACAGTATTATACCAAAAAGACACACAGATGTCAAGTTTTCGGTATAAAACACTTTTCTACTATAAATGAATCATCACCCTGTCCTTTTTTACCCTTAATAATAATTATGTTATTGTCAAATAGAATATGTTTATATGTTCTATATGCTTCGGGGAAAAAGATAACACTATCTATAGATCCATAGCCGTCCGTTAAGCATACAAAAGCCATCTCTGCACCAGGAGATTTTCCAGACTTTGTTTTTGTTATATTTAAGCTAGAAATTTCTCCGCACACAATAAGATTATCTTTTAGTAAAATAGTTTTAAAATCTTTGCAGTTACAATTAGTCATGCTAACATCATACATATCCACTTTTGAACAAGTAATAGGACATCCTAAAACCTCATCTTCGGAATCAGCAATCCATTCAGGATTATCATCCAGAGAATATGGTGGTTTTTTAATTGTGTCTAACATACTATTAATAGTAGTTTTTCTTTTTTGTGTTAATTTATGTTCATGACATAGTTTATATATATACTCATATATAGTACTACATGAAGATATTTGATTTATTAGATATAATATTTCTTTGTTGGTAAGCTCGCTAACTAAACTAAATTCAAATAACATACTTGTTCTAGTTTTTTTTGTAAAGTCAAGAGATCCCGATTTTATTAGAGCTTTAGCTGCTGTAGAATTAATATTAAGTAATATACGAAATAGAATATCGTACCAACTAGATTGGTATAGATCAATCTTATTATCTTCTACTATAGTAGATAATTTTTTATATACAGAAGATCCAAAACCTTTAATATCTGTTAAACCAAAATATATATTTTTATCTTTTAGTATAAATAGTTCATTCATAAGACGTAAGTCTGGAACACTAACCAATATATCCATTTCTGTAGCATTTTGAACTAAAGATTTGATTTCTGCTTTAGGATCTATTTTATCTTTAGCGAATCTAAGATACGAAGCAAAGAAAACTTTAGGAAAATGAGCCTTACAATATGCGGATAAATAGGCATTAATCGCATACGATACTGCATGACTTTTATTAAAAGAATATCTTTGGCTTTTTTCTATCCATCCAAAAATTTCCTCAGCTTCTGATACCGAAACTATTTTTTTGTGTTTGGCCCCATCTATAAATTTATTTTTTAGTTTGGACATTTCTTCTGGTTTTTTCTTACCAATAGCTTTTCTAAGATTATCTGCTTCTTGTAGGTCAAATCCGGCTATTTCTTTAGCTATTTCCATAGCCTGTTCCTGATAAATCATTTCACCATAGGTCTTTTTAAGTATGGATTCTAGTGCTGGATGATAATAATCTACAGATTCTTTGCCATTCTTTTTATCTATATAATGACTACTAACAGTTTTACCGTCTCTTACCGCTTCTAAGCATCCTGGTCTTAGAATGCTGATTAATGCGGATAGCTGTTCTATGTTCTGTGGTTTTAACTTTTTCGCCATTGATCGCCCTAAACGAGACTCTAATTGAAAACAACCTTTTGTGTTACCATCAGAAATAAGATTCCATGTTTTAGGACAATCTAGATTTATTTGATTGTTTATCGGATTAAAAGCAATATTTGTTTTATTTTGATCCAATAAATCAAATGAACAACCACATGAGTATGCAAATTTCTTCATCTAAAAGAATCCTTAAATTTAATGTTCTTAGAGAGTCTTCTGTGTAGTTTCATAAATCTAATCATTATATTCGCTGTGTCTATGACATCTTTGGAAGCATCGTGAGCACCTTCCTTTGATATTCCGAAATATTCTCTTAGTGAATCTAAAGTATAACTCTTAATATCACTATTCTGTTCAAACCAATAAAATATAAGATTAATTACATCTATAACATCTCTAGGATAAAAAAGATCTGTTTTTCCTTCTTTATTTATGTTTTTATATTTGCTACTAAGTCTATTGATTATGGGTAAATCAAATCTATATATATTATATCCAGCAGCTATTGGTGCTGTAAACTGACTTTTTTTAGACGATCTTGTATGGTATTTATCGAGATAGTCTGTAAACATTTTCCAAGAATGTTCTTGAGCAGGATTTGCTTTCCATTTACTTATAATATCTTCTTTTGAGCAACCATAAACCTTGGCATGAAAATCTACAACATCTGTGGTATATACGTAGTCGGAATCTTTTTCAAGAGTTTCTGGCTTAAAATAAATATTAAATTCTGAATTGGGTATAATTTCTAGATTAATGGGATCGATTATCACAGCAGCCAATTGGACAGGACTGCAAGACTCTGCATCTACGCCGTCCGTTTCAAAATCAAAAACACAAATTTTGTTATAATTGATCATTCTGTTACAACTTCTACCTCTGTAATAGGAATTATGAAATGTTTTTTTGTTGAATCTGTGGCAAGAACAGCATTGAAGAGTTTACAGCAAGATATTCTTTCGTCTTGAATTTTAATAAATTCTTTATTATCTGTTTTAAACTTGGTGCCAACCGAAATATCTGCAAATTTTTGTAGTGACATAATTATTCTCCTTCTTTTAATAGATCTTGAATCGTCATAATTTTATCTAGCATTGCTACACCGAGAATATCAAATTTTATTATTCCTAATGATTCTAGATCTTGCATCTCCATTCCAGCTATCATTTGTTCATTTTTAGAATCATAAATCATAGGACAAATATCTTTGAGTGGACTAGCGCTTATGGCTATTCCGGCCGCATGTTTAGATTGATTCGATTTTGTTCCTTCTAGTCTAATAGCCTGCTCGAATCTTTTTGCAAGTGGACCATTTAAAGTATTATTAGAATCTATATAACAATAATCTTTTAAGCCGTCTGCATTATTTTCTAAAGCCCATCTTATAATAGATGCTTCTCCTGTTTCTTCTTTCATTTCTTGAAGCTCATCGGCAATTTTTGCTTCATCCGGGATATTCTTAGTAATTTTATTCATTTCGTCAAAAGATATATTGCCATATACTCTAAGAACATCTTTAAGAGCACCCCTACCTTTGATAGTGTTAAAAGTTATCATTTGAGAAACCTTATCTTCTCCATACTTATTTTTAATATATTGTATGATATTTTCTCTTTTATTAATTGGTACATCCACATCTATATCTGGCATTGATATTCTATCTTTAGTATTTCTTCCAGAATTATAAAATCTATCAAACATTAGATTATATTTAATAGGATCAATATTTGTAATGCCGATCAAATAAGACACCAGACAACCAGCAGCACTGCCTCTACCCGGTCCTGGTAACCAATTATTAGTTTTTACATAATTCACAATATCTTGTACAAGTAGAAAATAACTAGAAAGATTGGCACCTTGCAAAACATCTAGTTCGTATTTGATACGATCAACATAAATACCCTGATCATTTTCTGGTACTGTTTTTGCTATTTTTTGTTTCCAGCCCTTTCTACATAATTCCCTAAGATATTCAGCATCTGTATACCCTGCCGGACAACTAAAAGGAGGTAAATTAGGCTTATCTAATATATTATATTCTTCACACATACTATCTATTAAGTTTGTATTTTCTATTTCCTCCTCAGTATGTATACTATGCATTTCTTCTTGAGATAATATATGAAAATTGTCTGATGTAAAAAAAGCAGAGAGAGGAATATCTTCGTGATTATGAATTTTTTTACTAATTTCTCCGAAAGTTGTTTTTAGATTATTACATAGTAAAATTCTTTGATCTACCGCGTCTGTTTTTCTACAGTAATGGGCATCTGGTGTGCAGACAACCTTGGTATCGGTTATTACGCCTAGTTCTCTAATGCAGTCTGTTAGGGTCTTTTGTATGGGTAAGTTTTCTTGATCCATTAGTTGGGATTCTAGAAAAAAATTATCTTTTCCAAAGATGTCCTTAAAAGAGTTAATATGTTCGATTCCAATATTTTTCCAATCTGATACAATCTTGTCGGCAATAACAAGCTTGTCGGCAATAAAAGATCCTAAATGTCCACAGATACAGACTAGATCACCTCTAACGTATTCTTTTAATAAGGACAAATCTAATCTTGGTTTATGATAGTAAAAATTGGGTCTGTTAGATAAAGAAACAATTTCTATTAAATTCTTCCATCCTCTGTAATTTTTGGCCAAAACCAGTAAATGGCTTAGTTTTTTATTTTCCTTAGTTTGAACAGAAGCATCGTCGGAAGCGATATATAGCTCACAGCCAATAATAGGCTTGATGCTATTCTTCTTCATTTCTGTATAAAACTTAATAGCTCCAGAAATATTTCCATGATCTGTTAGTGCGCATGATTTTGCATTAATTTCCAAACATCTATCGGCGATTTGATGAGGTTGAGAAAGTCCATCCAATAGTGAGTAATGAGTCACTAGGAATGGACATGAAGAGGAACATACGTTCTTCTCATATCCATTATATTTTTATCCTTTCCTTTTCTAAAGATCTGTCAACTATTTATAACAAAACTATTCGGCACTACCCGGAGCTTTGTACTGTCCTACATTATACCCCGGAGCTTGGTATTCGTCAACCACCACATCTATGCCCTTAACCGATATGTCGTGATGAACTTGTTCGCACATTGTCATATGTTCACCAAGTGGTGTAATCTGATTTTCTCTATATTCTATTATGGGAAGATGATTGGTATTATTAAATGTATTTTTGCCAAAATGACATAATTTTGTACATTTCCAGCTTTTGTTTAGTTCTGGATTAGTAGTATTTTTTATGGTTTCAAATTTATTCTTTAACATATTTTCAATTTTAGATATATGAGACTTGTCAAAACAGATCGAAAACATACCACCATCATTAATAAAATATATAGACACTATAACATATTTAGCATCTGGGTATAATTTATGTACAGCATAGTAGTAGAGCATTAGTTGTGGATCTTCATGTAGTTTTGCCAAGGTTTTTTCCTGACCGGTTGCCCAATCTAATCTCTTGCCGGTTTTATAGTCTATAATTTCTAGTGTATCGTCATTGACGCGCGCTATTAGATCCATAGTTCCTTTAATAGCTAAGTACCCATTAATTTGTCCCGTTTTAGTTTGATAATTATATTTAGCCCATTCTTTTTTTATTTCTATATCAAAATGCTGTTCTGGTTGTACAATATTTTTATTCCTAGGATCAAATATGCCATCAGAATAATTAAGGGCTTTAAAAATCCATTTTTTGCATTCATTATAGTCGGCTGCCGACCACTCATGATGATTAAATTTTGATATGTAATAATCGTATACTTTTTCTATAATTAGATTAATATCATAATTATTAATATCTATTATACCCAATATTTCTGTATCATTATAGTACTGTTGATTATTTTGATCACACAATTTTATATGTGCAAGAATTTCGAAAACTTTGTGACATATAGTACCTTTATCTGCTTTTTTGTTGGATTTAGATTTTATCCCAAGAACATATTCGAACATATATTGCATAGGACACATGGAGTGTGTTCCGTAACTGGAACTTCTTAGATATGTGATAATCATATAGTTTCTTTTGGTAGAATATTTTTCTGAATAATAATTTTTTTTATGGTCTCAAATTGTTCTCTTACGGTCATATGAGCATTATTAATGATAAAATCAAATTTATTCCAATTATAATTTATTGCATCTAATATTGTTTCACTACTGTGATCAGAGTTGTGTGGATTTCTATTCAGACGTATAATAATACCGTTTTGATTTTTAATAGCTTCTATTTCATTTGGAAATCTACAATCAGATACTATGACAACCTCATGTTTATTTTTCTTTATTTTATTCATCAAAGCATTAACCCAAACATTATTATTTAATTTTCTAAATAAATCAGTGCCTATTAATTGCATCAGATCTCTAGCGGTCAATTGTTTATTATCCCAATAGGCATCAACTAGTTCATTTTTATTATGATCTTCACCATAACATTGAACATAGGATAATCCAAACATATTCATACAGATGTCTTCTTTCAATGGGTCTGCAAAATTATATATTGCAACATCTGAGTATCCATTGGCCAATAATAATCCTTTTAAAAAATCTGAACAAATAGTTTTGCCGGATTGTTTACGTCCAGATAGTCCTATGATCATAGTACAATATTCCTAATAAAAGTTTTGATTTGCTGTTCTATCTCAACAGAAGTCATCTCTGCAACGTCACCTTTTGAAATTTCTGGACAATATACCTTATAAGTATTTTCGCATTTTTCTTTGATCTGTGACGATGCTTTTTTACCGGCTTCATCGTTGTCCATTAGAAGTATTATAGTCATAGCTCCGGTTGAATCCAGAATCATTTTTTGCTTATCACTGAGCGAACAACCAAAAATGCCAACGCTGTTATGGATATTATTTTCTTCTAATTTCCATACATTACCAGGACTCTCTACGAGAATCACAATACCGGTTTCCTGAATATGTTTTTTAGCAAACCATATATTGTATAGAGAGTTTTGACTTTTAAAGTTTAGGCTGTGTTTCCATTTTGGATATAAATATAGCTTGTCCTCAGATGGACAATTATCTAGCTGGTTATGAAAACACGAACATTTTTGACATTTTTCGAAAATACTTCTTCCGGAACAACCTATAACGTACTCATGATCTAAATCATAAATAGGAACTACCGTTCTATTATACATTTCTCTGTTTGGGTTAGAGCATAAACCAACATCATATTTATCTAGTATAGCTCTGCTGAATCCTCTGTTAAGATAATATTCAGATGGAATATTAAGTAAAGATCGAGCTTTATCTCTATTGATTGTTTTTTCTGTATTGGATATGTGATTTTGTATAGCTATTTGACTAACAGCATTTGTAAAAGTATTTTTATTTTTAGATACTTTACATATTTTGATATTACTTAAGTCTTTATTTAGAAATTTTGATACAAATTGTATAGTATCTTCAAAAGATACCATTTTATCACCATCTTTTGACCAATTATATTTTTGATAGGATAATAATCCTCTGGTAAATCCTAGAATAGATCCTTTAAACGTTTTTTCACACTGATGTGTTCGACACTTCCAATTTCCTCTATAAGAATCGCCTTCTATATATAGATTTAATGCACTACTATTGTCTCCTTGATGTATTGGACACGCCATTGATACCATTTTACCGGCATGTTTATACTTTATATCAAAATAAGATAATAGGTCATCTATATTATCACATAATAAGTCACATAATATTTTATATTTATCTTGATCATTGGAACGGGATTTCTTCATCATTTGCATGAATATCCTCCATTATAAATCCATCACTATTATTTTTTGTATTTGTTACTAGCTCTAATCTGGTTTTACCTTCTGTAATTTTAGCGCACCAGCCTTTCATATGACAATTGATATAGTCATTATCGTCTAGTCCTCCACCATGACGACTAATAAGCGGCACAAGTTTTCTATTACCATTTTCTGGACCGTCCTCAGATATCTCTTCTGGAGTTTTTCTTTTAAAGATGCTGAAATTACTACACAGCCATATAATTCTATCTGAACCACTGGCTGTGTCGGTGCTCTCTTTTGTTATGCCGTCCCTATTTAATTGTATAAATGCCACTATTGGAATTTTATATTTGGTAGCAAAATTATGTAGCGATGTCATCATAAAACCCAATACTTGGTATTCTTTCATATCCTGAGATATCCCAGCAGAGTCCATTAGTTTCAGATAATCATAAAAAATTACACAATCTTTAGCTGTTCCGTCATCATTTAAGCCAACATCTTTAATAAGCCATCGTCTCATAATCGAAAGTTGATCTTCGAATGGCTTACCGGCTATCGATTTATAAAATAATTTTGTTTCTTTTAGATCTTCTACAGCTGCTTTTATTTTTGATAGTTTGTTTGGTGTATCAGAAAACTTGCCGGTTTCGATATGATTAATTTCTATTTCTGTCATCATAGCCAAAACTCTGTTCAAATGATCTTCTTTGGACATTTCGGTGTCCATATTTAGTACAGGAATTTTAAGCTTATTTGCTATGTAAAATCCCATATTATCGGACAAAAGAGTTTTACCAACTTTTGGTCTGGCTGCTATAACATTGATAGTGCCTTTCCTAAGACCTCCGCCTATAGCCTGATCATAAACAGGAAATCCTGTTGGTATACCGACTTGATCTATTTTGTTCTCTAGTAAGTTATTTATATAATCATCAAGATTTGAGCCAATACGTTCCGCATTATTATCAACATCATTTAGAAGATTAGAGAAATCAAAAATACTATCCTCAGCTATACCTAATATAGAACCTATGCTTTCGTTGCCAGTAACGTCTAATATTTTGTCTTGTGCTTGTTCTAACTGTTGTCTTAATAGTCTAGCTATTTCTAGCTTACGAATTTTTGAAGCAAATTTTCTAATATTAGAAATATTAACAGGAAAATCTAGTATGGCTTTAAGATGTTGTATTTCCTCTTTTTTCGATAGAATATGAGATAATCCAAGTTCCTCTGCTACAGAAAATATCGACGCTACATCGATAGATATTTTTATATCTCTATCCAATAATGTTTTAAGACATTTAAATATAAACTTATTACTATCTACTGTAAAAGAAGATTCCTGAATAATATCAGAAATATCTAGATACGCATCTTCAGTATATTTACATATTCCTGCCAAAACAGCTCTTTCGGCAGAAGTATCGCATAGGATCATATCAGCCTGCTCCCTGTGAACATTTATTGCACTTATATCTCTCAACATTATCATGTATCAATGTTGGACTTATGCTTTCTTTTTTACCACAAATTCTACACACAACAGATATTGGCTGAAATTTTCTAACCCTTGGTGTGGGAGCATATTTAGCTAATTTTTTATCAATTTCTACATCGTCTTTATGTAAATTAGCTTCTGTCATACTATCAAACTTATTAATAGACGATACTCTTGGTTTTTTATCACGAGTTTTTATAGAATAATTTGACTCTGCGATTTTGGGTTCATCATCAGTTATACCGCTTGGCACGTCCTTTGTCAACATGCTTTGCAACAAAGAGATCATTTCTTTAATTTGTTCTTGTGATAGATTATCCATGTTTTGACGCCTTAGTTTTTTGAATAGAAATAAGTATATCCGATAGATTTTTAATAGATGTTGCTATATATGTTAGTCTGTCTGATCTTTGTTTAGCATATTTTTTAATTTTATTTAATGCCGATGCCCTATCATTATGCTTGATAGCTTGTGCGGATTTTTCTATATATCCGTAGCCCTTATATGAATTAATATCATCTGCTATAATATCTTTAATTGTTTCTTCGGACCAATTATATCTAGCTATTTCTCTATTTAATGTTCTTTGTATATGAAAAGAAAACTGTCCTAATCTATAACTGATTTCACCGCATTGTTCCGGAGTAAGTTTTTCTAGGACATCTCTATTCATTGTTAAGTATGATTGTAACTCTTGTTCAGGTAAAGCATTCGATAAATACGCTGGTAATCCAATATTATTTTCATATTCATCTAAAATAGAATCCCAATGTTCTATTTCTTCTTTTGCTGTTCTACTAGTATTCATTTAGTATTCTCTTTTTCCATTCTGGTAATGATTCATTATATGGTAACTCTATATATTCTATTTTATTAATACCGCACCATTCTTGCTTATCTTTATCTCTTTTTTTATGTCTTAAAAATCCCATCTTGTCTTTATGATAAAATCTAGAGAATGCATAATGTTGTTCTCCGTGAACCTCTATACATTTTTTATTTAATGGCAGATAAAAATCTAAGAATAAAATTTCTGTTTTTCTGATATGAACAGGTATTTCTTCTAATACTTGTAGTGTTGGAAAACAATCTCTAATTAACTGTCTTGCTAGTAAATGATAAGAAGATTTTTGTTCATCGTAGCTATTAGAAATACCTCCAATTAATTTCCAGTGATATATATTTCCGTCTAGGTCTTTGACTTGCATGGTGTACCAATAGTCTCATTTAGTTTTTCGTATAGTTCGTTATAAACCGTTTCATTCTCTGCTATATATTGTCTAAGTTTTTCTGTTCCTTGATATTTTTGCTTATCTCCTAAGCAACTAATTGTATACCATGCTCCGCTTTTATTAATTAGTCCAAAATCTATACACAAAGTTGCCAGCTCCATTGGTTTATCTATACCCTCTCCATACCTTATGAAACTTTTAATAGAGCCGCCAGGAGGGCCTAAAGCAGAGCATATGGTTTGCCAATCTACTTCCTGACCTATTTGAGGACCATCGGCACCGCTCAACCATGGCTTGAACATCTTAGCTTTAATTTTGATATCTGTTTGATATGCTATAGCTTGACCACTTTTTTCTTTCCACTCAACATTACCGTATCCAGGATTACCCATTAAATGAGTAATGCCTATAACTATGTTTTTATTCACAGGTATTACATTCGCTACTTTACGACAAAATTTTGCTAGTAATTTTGCACCGTCTGCTCTTTGCATTTTATCCATTTCGCTAGTTATCTCAGCTTCTGTGCATAAAGCAGAATAGGAGTCGATTATCATAACAGATCCTGGTTCTTCATTAATAATTCTTTCTGCTATTTGAAGATACTCTTCTGCATGTAATATTTTACCCTGTTGACTACCTATAATATTTAGTCTATTACAATCTAAATTTTTTATTCCTTCCAAGTCTCTTTTCTTGATTCTACCTTCTATGTTTAGATAGAACACTTCCCTAGGATTTTTTAAGGTTCCTTGATATTCTTCTTTCTGAGCAGTAGCCGCAAAGTCTAATGATGTTACTGTTTTTCCACACTTAGGATGTCCAGTCAATATAACAAAACTACCTTCTGGTATTCCACCATTTAGTATAATATCTAGAGCAGGACTAACCGGTATGGTGACCAATTCTCTGTCTATGATTGAATTAGCAGATAATAGTATATCTGAGCCGAAATCCTTTTTAACATCTTCTTTAATGCTCATTCGTCTAGGTCCTTAATTCTGGAAATAATATTTTTATTTGATTGTATATTTTTGATACCAAAAATTATATCTTCTTTTCTATCAACATGCTTAGTCATGGTCTGATTTTGTTGATCTAGTTTTGCTTGTTCCTTTACTATCATATCTGGTAGATGCGGCGCTCGCAAAGAATAAATTTTTTGTCCGTCTCTACTCAAAAGAGCAGCTATGATAGCTTTATCTGAATATTGTTTAAGTAGTTTATTAGCAGAACCTATTTGGTTTCTAAAAAACTTGCTCCATTCTTTACTAATCCAAAACCTATAATGTAGGTCTTGCTTATCTTTTACTGCTTTTCTTTCACATATTATTTCTGTAATGTATTGTGCAGCAGAGACTAGCTTATCGTTGGAGTATTTAGATATGTACTTCTTTGATACCATCTTTTTTATGTATTTTCTTTGCGCAATCTAATAGGCTACTATCAAATTTATCGATGAATCCAGATATTTGACATAGATAATCGACACCGGAGGGTACTGGTATATGATAAAAGCTTTCGAGTATTTGAGATATCTCTGTAAATTGTCCCATATCATTTACTGCCGACATTTCCATCCTTAGCTCCACATAGATTTCTCTTGGATAAGTACTAATATGTCTTGGATGTATAGGATCGTCAACAAGAATATTGGGATCATGGAGAAGTCCAGATAGATCTATATTAGGATCTAGTGGTTTGTTTTTAAGATTATCTTTTAGCTTATCTTTGATTTGTTCTCTAACTTTCTCAAAAACCTTTTGTTCTTCCGGAGACAAATCTAGTTTTATATTTTTATGATCCATGTGGCCTATATATATGGGTAGAGGGTTTGATACTATTATTCGAATAGTTTAGTTTTTTATTTTCATCATTCATCTCTGAAGCAGCTTTTGTCATAATAGCTACATTTCTAGTACCAGACTGACTATTTCTGATCATAAGATCCTTTGATGTAATTTTGTTTTCTTTAACAGGGGCTTCTGTAGTTGACTTTGTGGTTGTATTCTTAATTACGCTAATTATTTGCTTAGAGTCTAATTTAAGTTCTTTTTGTATATCTTCTATGGTTAGATTCTGCGACTGTAACCATAATATAGCATATTTTTGCGTTTTAGTAATCCTTGCCATTCAATCAACCTCTCTTTCTGCATTATGATAATAAGCTATATTTTTTGAAGTTAAAAATTGTATATAAAAATTAAAAGCTTTTTCATTGACTGTCTTAAATTTAGTAGATGATTTGCATACACTATCTAAAAAAGTATTAGTTTTTTCTTCTCCGTATATAGAGATAGGATTATATAGTTTACCATTATTGGCAAGTTTGATCATATACTTATATGATCCATCAATTTTTCTATATTTTTTGGCATATACCAGATTATCATCCTGGTTCCTTAATGGAATATTATCGAGATATGCTTCTTGAGACCCATCAAGGGTATAAAAAAGGGTTTGATGAGCCCCGGCAGTGTTTTGTTTATCAAAAATACTATTGTTTGATCGAAAAAAATCCATAATTATGTCCATTTCGGTTTTGGAGGTTTTTTTACTCTAGACATACCTTTAGGTAATGGTTTATCACTTACCGTTTGTTTATATTCATTATGTTTATGAGCTAGATATTGTTTATGATCATCGGTCAGTCTATCTCTATTACGATTTGCTAAGTCTCCAACAGTGCGTAATTCCGAGTCATGTTTTTTAATTGACGAGGATACAGAACATATGTCGTCGTGATAGCTTCGTTCTGTTTTTGACGAATCACAAAATACGCATAATGGGCAATCGGTATAATCGGATATATGAAAAAATAATTCAAATTTTTTACTACATTTATTACAATAATATGTATATGTGGGCATTATGGTTTCAGTAAATCAAGATAAGAATCAATATATTTCTTCCATTCCTCATAGTCTGTACTACTGTATATAGTAGTTAACTCCTTTGCTAGAGGCAAGTATCTTAATTCATAAAAAGGTTTTGTAGGCGCGGTAAGTATCTGCATATTAGCTTGTTCGGGTGTTTTATTAGATTTTTTACGATTGCAATTAATGCAAGCAGTAGTTATATTAGACCAATTTGTAGCAGAACTTTTATTAGAATAGAACTTACTTTTTGGCACAACATGATCATATGTTAATTCATTATATGAAAATTTTTTTCCACAATACTGACAAGTATAATTATCTCTAATAAATAGATTTTTTCTAGAAAATTTTAGAGATCGACTATATATATCAAAGTATTTTGATGTTTTTGCCACCATTGGTACAGAGAATGTTCTTCCATTTGTTCCTTGTATATATTTATCTTTATAGTACTCTATGATTTCGATTTTAAAAGTAGGATTATTTTCGTACTTAATAGACCATACTATAGCTTTTTGCCATCCAATAATTCTCAATGGCGAATAGTCTGCATTAAGTAGTAAACATTTACTATTTTCTGCTTTCTTCATAAATATCTAACTTAGCTAAGATTTTTGCTATTATAGGATTGCGAATAATATCATTGTCTGTTAAAGTAGAAATACCAATACCCTCAACATTAGCAAGATTGGTTATCATCTCATAAAAACCACCCTGTAAATGTCTGGCTAGATCGGATTGTGAAACATCTCCGGTCAATACCATTTTACTGTTTTGTCCAATCCTTGTCAACAACATTTTTAATTGTTCGTACGATGCATTTTGACACTCGTCAGCAACTATAAAACTATCATGAAAATTACGGCCTCTCATAAAACCAAGAGGAACAATCTCAATTTTATTGTTGAGTTTTAGCGTTGTATTTAGAGCTTGTCCAATAAAATAATTGATTTCGTCTTCTATTGGCAATAGATAGGGAAATAATTTTTCTTCGTATTTACCTGGTAGATATCCTATTTTTTCTCCTGCTTCAACAACGGGTCTTGTTATGATAATTTTTTTGATTTTGTCTTCTAGCAAATATTCTAACGCTAAACCAACAGCACAATGTGTTTTACCGCTACCAGCACTACCTTGACAAAAAGTAATAGTATTTTCTACTATAGATCGTATATATTCTTTTTGATTTTCTGTTCTTGGTTTTAATCTATTCCTGGATGATAATCTTGTATTGTCTTGATTAAGGGGCGAATTTGTGAGATCAATAATTTTTTCTTTTCTAGTGCTACCATTTTTTTTCTTTCTCAAGTTATGCCCTTTATAATAAGTGATATATTAATAATAACATATTAATATACACCATATATCATATTACAAATGAGTTAAGGTCAGGAGCTTTCCATCCGTCTGGTTTTAGTACTTTACCATCTTCTCTCTTTTTTACTTTTCCTGTAACAGGATCTACTTTAGCGAAATTGGTTTTCATCACTTCATCCCATGCCCCTTGAGCATTGCTGCCTGTGCTGTTTATAGCTCCTGCTGTAACCACAATGATATCTATTAAAGCATCTAGTATTTCTACTTTATCTTTATTATGTAGAGCCTCTTGTAATTCCGATACTTCTTCTTTGATAAGAGTATAATACATATCTAGTTGAGATTGATTCCATTCGCAAACTGTTTGGTCACAAGCAACCATAAATTTTGTTTGATCTTCAAATACATTTCCCATTATATATTCTCCTTTAAGATTCGCAATTACTACATGACAAAATATTTCTTGCTAATTCTTGAGCGGGGTTGGCGCTTCGTTGATAATAAAAGGTTTTAATGCCTAATTTCCACCCTTCTATAAGAAGATCACTAACTTGTTTTGGTGGTATATCTGGACCTATCATTAGATTTAAAGACTGAGACTGATCTATATATTTTTGTCTCTGAGACGCTTGAATAATAATTTCTTTCTGACTAATTTCTCCAAATGTTTTAAATACTTCTTTTTCATTATCGGATAAGAACTTTAGATGTTGAACAGAACCTCCCTTAACGAGAATACTCTTCCAGACAGTTTCGTCATTTTTATTGTATTTTTTAAGAATTTCTTTTAGATGAGGGTTCTTATATGTGAATTTTCCTTTTGCTAAATTCTTAACAAAATAATTACTATTCAATGGTTCTATGCTAGGACTTACTTGTCCCAATATAAAACTACTGCTAGTTGTTGGAGCAATTGCTAGCGTTGTTACATTTCTACGGCCATATCCTTCTAGAATAGGAGCCTCTCCGAATTTTTCTGCTAATTCTCTTGATGCTTTATCTGATCGTTCTCTAATAGTTTGCCACATATTAGTATTAATTAGTTTAGCTTGCATACTTTCAAAGCTTATCATTTTGCTTTGAAGATATGAATGCCATCCCAATACTCCCATACCTAATGCCCTATGATTTAAGGCAAAGTTTCTTGCGCTCTTCATAAAACGAATATTCTCTGTTTTATTTACAAACTCTTGGTTAACGCTATCTAAGAAGTAGATAAGAGTTTCTATCGCGTCGGTTTGTATAATTTCATCCCAATGAAGTAGATTAAGAGAACTTAGAACACAAACAAAACTATTATTTTCATCTGATGCTAGATTAATTTCTGAACATAGATTGCTACTATTTATTTTTATATTTTTGTCTTTATAAGCTTGCGGAGCATTATTGTTTACAGTATCATAAAAGAATATATATGGATATCCACTCTCAAATCGTTTTTGAATAATTTTAGCCCAAATTTTTCTTTTGTGCTTATCTCCTTCTACCATACTATGCATCCACTCATCGGTTATTGTAACACCAATACTCATATTTTGAATAGGATGACCTTCATTACGAATTTGTAAAAATTCCTCTATATCAGGATGCTCCACCGGCAAGTAGGCCGCAAAGCTTCCTCTTCGTGCCGATCCTTGACTAATAACATCTGCTACTTTATCGAACAATTCCATAAAGTGAACAGGGCCGCTACTTTCTCCTCCAACACTAATACTCGCTCCTCGTGATCTTAATTCTCCGAAATAACCACTAGTACCACCGCCTAATTTGCTCATCATACCAACTTCGGCCACTTTATACAGAATGCTGTCCATTCTGTCGCTGATATGGGAATTAAAGCAACTAACTGGCAATCCTCGGGAATTACCATAATTAGTCCAAACTGGTGTGGATAATGAGTAAAATCCTAAACTCATATACTTTTCAAATTTTTCTGCAAAATTTGGAATACCTAATAATTTTTCAGCATTTTGAGATATATTTTTTATTCTATCTTCTGGAGAAACATCTTGTTGAAGATATCCTCTTTCTAAGAATAGGCGACTATGTGAATTAAGCCAATAGTATGGTTGGGTCGTCATTTAAAGTCCTATAAAACCTGTAGCAGTGATTAAAACAAAGCCTCTATGTCGAACGACAGAGCTTTCTTAGAGTATTCTACGGGGCGAGAATGGAAGAAATCGGTCATATTGTTACCAAGAATCTGTTCGTCGAACCATAATGTTTTTGACAACAATTTTTGATCAATATCAAATACAGGTTCGTATCCTATTTGGCTCAACGATTCATTTAGTCTATTTTTGATGAACTCTTTAAGAAGATCAGAATTTAGATTTTCTTCTACATAACCATTAACAATCCAGTCAATAATTTCGCATTCGTATTTGACCGCTTCCTTGGATTCGTGAATAATTTTATCTTCTAGTTCTTTATCAAACAGTTCTGGATATTCTTGTTTAATGGTGTTGATTATTTTAATACCTATCATAGCATGAAGATTTTCTTCTCTACTGGTATATTCAACTTGCTTATTTGTATCTTTAAGTAAATTCAGAAATCTACCAAAATAACTAATAGTATAAAATTGAGAAAACAATGCTATATTCTCAACGAATAGAGTAAATAGAATAAGAGAGTAAATAAATTGTTTTTTGTTATCTTGATGGAATTTATGTAAATGCTTACGAAGATAATTAACCCTGCCTTTGATAATATCTAATTCTAAGATTTTTTCGAAATTATCATCTATGCCCAAAACTTCTAAAAGTCTTTCATAAGCATCGCCATGAATAACTTCCACATGAGCCATTGTATATCCTAAATCATTCAGAGATGGATGTGGCAGATTGTCTCCTAGTTTGGCCCAAAATTTCTTCACACTGATTTCTAGTTGGCCTATAGTTGATAGTGCTCGAATTATTATTTGTTTTTGTTGTTCAGTTAAATTAACCCTGAAATCTTGAGTATCACTACTAAAATTAAATTCTCTGTGTGTCCAAAAGCCATTATGCATAGCCTCTATGAAGTCTTGTGTCCATGGATAATTATCCGGCTTGCGACTAATTTGCTCATCAAAAATCATAATAAGACTCCGTTATTTTTTTAGTAGTAAAGACATAAACCCCAACATGACCAAACTAGCAAATTCTTTATCGACAGGATTAAAAGTTGGGTCAAAATATATTCTTATCGTATGTATTATAGACACAATATAAAATAGGGTAACTATCATAATACACCAATACTTTGTTTCATCCAATCAAGATTTGGTTGTATGTAAAAAATTTTTATACCACTCATTTTCACAAATTTATCGAATCTTTCCTTTGCTTTGTTATCAAACAGAACCGTCCCGTGATTATCTATCATATAGACGGTGTCGATGCCTTCTTGCCATAATGCTATAATACAATCATTGCAACATTGACCGGTAACATATGCTGTTCCGCCATCTGGTCTTACTACGCAATTACTAAGAGCATTTCTTTCGCTATGTACCATCCAATCGTATTTGTCTGGTCTTTCGGTTGGTAACTGGGAATCATCCAGACCACGAGGAAAACCATTATATCCCACGCCTAAAATTCTATTTTGCTTATCTGTAATCACACATCCGTGTTGGGTGTGTATATCGTGGCTTCTTTGAGAAACTACTTTGGATAGTCCAAGAAAATAATCTGTCCAGTTTGGTCTGTTTTTCATATAACATATGATACCGCAGATCACAACTATGTCAATAGGATCATTTATATTTTTAAAATTGGTTGGTTCATGAAATGATAATGACAAAGATTACCAATATTAGAATATTGTATATTTTTATGACTACCGTCTCCTATTTTATAAGCATAAACAGCTTCTATAATTTTTGCTGTATCGTTATCAGACAGTAGATGATATGCTTTGAGATTATTATCTATAATTGTTTTTGCTAACATACTCTCGCAATCACATCCCTGTATAGCATCCCAAGGATAATAATGTGGGTGTTTCTTTTTTATTTCTTCATAAAGAGTTTTTAATCTAATAATTTCAGAATAATCCGGATACCAGTTAGTAATTTTGTTTTTATATATATAGTAGTTAGTTTGTGGATAAAAATAAGATTGGTTTTTTATATTATCAAATAATTGTTTTTTGCTAACATTATTAAAAGCAGCATATCCTATATTATTAATATAGAAAAAATCATAGTTATTATCTATAATCACATCAAAAATACTCATATCCGAAATAATATCATTTGAAAATTTCCAAACATATTTAGTATTTGTTTGTTTAAAATATTCAAATAGAATAAAATCTAGATGCATAGCACCAAAAATAGGTCCTATGTTTTTATTATATAGGATTTGTATTTTATTTTGATTATATATATTATTTAATTGTTTATTGCAATCGTTTGCTAGTGATTCATCTGATCCATTAATACTTAATACAATTTTATTAAATTTATTAAGCCATGTTTCATTGAAAATAAAATATTGTATAAATTTTACTAAAGATTCTTTGTCACTGATATTTCCAACAAAACCAACCGACGAATCAGATATTATATTACTTAATTTAATTTGCATTGAGACACTTAGAGTTATCTATTGGGTTGTGTTGTGCTAGTCTTCCCCATTTATACTTAAAATATAAATGACTATTATATTCATATATTTTAGATTTTTCAATTTGATCAGGCGATTTTGCTGATACTGATACAAAATGATAAAAGTGAAGGCTATATATTCTTTGCATTTTAAGACCATTCATTTTACATTTCATAAAAAATTCCCAGTCTGCTACAAAACCGCTAGGAGAAGGATAATCTTGATCGAAACCTCCACATCTTAGAAAATTTATTTTATTCATAAAAATAGGAAATGTTGAACCGGAATCTTCTATAATATTTTTACTGATTCTATCAGAATACTCAAGAAAACTATTAAGATCAAAACTTTTAGGATCTCTACCTAAGTCTTTGATGTGAAACTGACTAAATATGCTATTATATGGTTCTATTTGATTCGGACTAATAACGCTTTGGGATATGTCTATATCAGATAAAATAATATCCCATTTTTTAGGAAAAACATTATCATCATTAACAATTAAGATAGAATCATATTGAGATTCATAAACCCCAATATTAGTTGCTTTGCATGTTCCTACATTCTTGTCAAGAATAATAGGATTAATATATTTTTTATATTTGAGTAGTATATCTTTATTAATTTCAAATGTTCCGTCAACTACAACAACAATATTATTTATATTATTTTGTGATTCTATAGCAGATTTTATACATAAATCAAGAGCCGTTGGAGTATTATATGTAGGTATAATAACACTAATCATAGAAATTATAATATTCTCCTATTTTAAATTTGGATTTCATGTTGATAGATCCGTGTTCACTAGGAATATAATTCTTATATTCTATTACTCTAAAATCGATACTAACTCTTGTTTTACCAGTTGTATTTATTTTGTTTCCATGTAAAAGATTTGGCCCGTCCCACTGTATAAATTCACCATATTTACAAATCATTGGACTAAAATCATTTTTATCTTCAGAAGATTCTACCCATATGGTATTAGTATCAAAAGCATCTGTAAAAGGCAGGAAAAAATTTAATTCTTTAACTTTTGCTGCCCAATCGCCATTTCTATACCACTTATCTTTATGGAATTCTCCAACAGCTATATTATTAGGATAACAAATGCGAAAAGTGGGGATTTTTTGAATAACAATTGAGTTCTCATATAGTGGCCTAATATATTGCTTAATAAATAAATCATACATAGAGGTAAAATCACCAGTCCTGCTCCATTCATAAAATAATTTATGATGAGGTGTACTTTGATCATTTTCTCTTTTCAGCAGATCAATATCGCTATTGATAGTTGCTAAATCAGCAACATTGAAAATTTTAGCTAGACTTGAAGCAAAGTTAAATTCATTTGTATTATACATATATTTATACATAATTGTTCCAGTTAATTAATGGTGATAAGTATTGTGTTTCTCCGTGCGTAGAATATCCCGGGATAGGCGAAATTAAAAATTTTTGGTTTTTTGCTAGTTCTAAAAACATTTGAAAGTCATTAGGATGCGTACCACTTGTCCATTTTCTCAAAATATATTCATCTTGCTTTAGCGTTTTAACGGTGGTTGCAAAGGTCATGGTAGTAGAATTGGTAATTTTCCAATGACACGATTGAGATAAATAGACTCTGGTGTTTTCCGCCCCACCACTACAAAAAGGATTGCCTCCATTAGAAGGATCTATATATTTATCTGGATGGTCATATAGTGTAATATAAGGAAATCCTATTGTAAATCCTTCTAATAAAATATTAGAACTTCTAGTTCTATGAAGATAATCGTTTTCAACAAAATAGATATATTCTTCGTCATCTAATAATAATGCTCTATCTAGAGCTAAATTAAATGTTCCTGCTCCATGACCCACTGCAACTTTTTCGATTTGATCTTTTTTAACATATTCATTAATCATTTTATATGTATTATCGCTTACATTGTCTGCAATGATGTTGATGTCAGATGGATCAAAATGTTGACAAAAATTATGTAAACAATTTTTATTATTGATATAAGATGGTTTGTTTTTTGGATATCCAGTATCACTAATCCTATAGAAAATTTTCATAAAGCTTTTAGTCCATAAAAATATAAGTCGCAATGAGGCTCGGGATTATAGAAGAATTGGTAAGAAGCAAAGATTTTATCTATGTCTAGAACAGATCTAATATCATATTCTGTTATATTTCTGTAATAGTTCATCCAGTCTCCCTCTTCTATATTCGCTGTTAAGGGAGAAGAGAAGGCATCTTTGCCTTCGGACCTAACTGTGCCGTGTTCGGGCCTGCCTGTGGAAGCGCATGTAATAAGCATTAATTTACCTGGTTTCAGTAAATCTACCATACGTTGTATAGATTTTTCCCAAAACATATCGTGCTCAAGAGCCTCTGTGCTTATAACAATATCATAAGTTTGGTCGCTTTGAAACTCATGAGTTTTTGATACTATATCAACATTATTTCCTGGACCAATATCAACACCAGTATAGTTATAATTAAAGAATAAAAAACGATTATTTCCATTGATATCTTGAGATCCAAAGTCTATGACATTAATTTTATCAGATAGAGATTTTCCTATAAAATAAGATAAGAAATGCCTTCTAACATTAATTAAAAATTCTTGTTGAGCATAGTGAGCCATATTAAATTTTTATTTTTCAGTTTAAGGTATGTATAGGTGATTATTCTTTTATAATATAGCATCCTGCCGGTAAGCCTGAGTTATCATTGGTGTGTTTTTTATTAATGTCTAAAGGCTGATCGGTTACCGGATGGTTAATGAATTCAGGAATATTTCTTTGCCCGAAGAATGTTTTAATAGCGTCCAAAGTTTCATATAGACACGAATCATCAAATATAATATATCCTCCACATTGAACTTTATCATATAATTCTTCTAAGGTTTCTAATGTGGCAGAATAGGCGTCTACATCTATTCTTAGTAAAGCTATCTTTTTGATTCCGGAGGTGGGTAAAGTGTCTTTAACAAATCCTTTTAAAAATTTGATTCGATCTTGATTGCCCAAACCATAATTTTCAAAATTAGTTTTAACTTGCTCTAAACTAATAGCCAATGGACCCACAGCATTATGTGTAAAGTTAGGAGTATGTCTTTCTTTGTCATACTTATGTTTTGCTGTTGCTAAGGGCTGGAATCCTTCGTATGAATCACATACCCAAATAGTTTTGTTTTCAAATACACGACTTAGAAATATGGAAAATCCGCCCCTCCAGACGCCGCATTCAACTATGTCTCCTTCAACTTCGGATATTTTGGAATAATGTTTGAATATTGTTTTAAATTCATCTGGACGAACCATAGTAATTTTTTTATTGATCAGATCCTTAGCTAGATCTTCGTATTCTTTAATTGTTTTCATATTTTACTCGACTATATTGTTTATATTTATCTATAGAATTTGTTTTGTAAAAAGAATATCAAAACCACTATTTTGTTTTATTGTATAGTTGTGTGATGTTAAATAAGATATTGTTTGTTCAAGTTTTCTACCTTTAGAAAAAGGGCCGTCGCTATGAACCTGTTCAAAGAATATATTATTAATATCTAAATTGTCAAAATTTATAGACAATAATATATCGCAATCATGTCCTTCTGTGTCTATATATAGATAATCTATAATGCCTTTTATATTAAACTTATCTATAAAATCATTTAAGGTATAGCAGTCGGCCTCGATTTTCTCTATATTGTTCTGGTGTCCGTGGGCTAATAAGTGATCATAACTAATAGAGCAATGTTCATCTAAATTATTGGGATTGCGTATATTTTTTTGACAGTATAGAGGTATTTTACCAGTAAATGTTGAAATAGCACATTTATAAAAAATAACTTGATTAATAGCGGCGATATTTTTATAGTTTATTTGTAACTTGGCAAAATTATTATCTAGAGGTTCTATCAGATGAATTGTAGTATTCGCTAATGGTCTGGTGAGAGATTCAGTAACATGATCTTTTCCACCACAAGCACCTATTTGTATTATGTGTTTTTCCATATCAAAAATGATTATATATGTTTATAAAATTCGTTTTGTTGTCTTTGTTTTTCTATAGTTTTATGATGTATAATAGATAGATTCGGCTCACTCGGCAAGATCGCGGAACTTCTATGATTTACAAGTTGTTCATGTACATCTCCGCGCCATTCTATTCCACAGTTGTTTTTGTATATTCTTGGTTGATAGTCGGGCCAATTTACCCACCCGTGTTGATTTATTGACCAATTATATTTTTTAATATCCTCGATAGTATAATTATCAACAGTATTAATTCTAGGTACAAAAAATAAATCATTATTATTATTTTGTTGTATAATAGTTTTCCATAATTGTAGTGTTTGACTATAGATCATCTCATCTGCATCTAGATTTATAATAAAATTTTTTGTTGCTAAATTATTTAAAGTGTTTTTCATACTAGAAAAATTATTTTGAAAATGAAAATTTTTATATATATGACTATATTTTTTACAAATATTTTGTATGTCTAAGAACCATTGTTCGTATTGTTCTTCTGGATTTCTATATGTATGAAGTACAATTATTTCATCTTCAATTGTTATCTCTTTAAATAAAAAAGATAAAAGTTTTTCTATTTCTAATATTTCATTATAAACACTAATAGTATAAGATATGTTCATATATTTGTTATAGTTCCATTATTAATAGTATTTTCATTTGCTATAAATCTTCCTCTAATAGAACCGTAGTTGATTCCATTTTTTAAAGTAATTCTTTCTCCAACAACAGTACCATAATTAATAAAATTATCTAAGAGAATATTAGGACTAACAATGCTACAAGAAGGAGTAAGTACTGTGCTATTATCTTCGTTATCAGCTCCTTCTATTCGTATAGAGTCTGATGGTCCAAGATATTGATTTATTCTGGATCTACCGTCATAAGGTAAATTATTTTGATCATTAGATAACGATCCCTGCATCTCAATAACCATTCTTTGTGTTTTTGTTGCTTGTAATCCATTAATAACGTATGCGTTAACTATATTTATTTCTGGACTATCAATTAATCCTATAATATTTTGTGAATTAGAAATATTGGCTGTTTTATCAGCTATTACTGATAAATCAAATAAGTTAAAATTATTAATGTTAACTATATTACCAGAAATCAAGGTATTCTTAAAATCATCGTTATCTCCGTCGTTTAGGGTGATAGTCTTTGTAGATCTTATAGATGAATTTAAAAAAACAGAATTATTAATTTCTATATTGCCAACAAAAATATTTGTATCGGATAAGTTTACAGTATTAAATAATGATGTATTATTTATATCTTTTTTAGATTGATTAAGACTATTAATACTTCCACTAATATTTGTTAGTGTTGTATTTTTATTAACGCTAATACTAAATGGTTTAATATAGCATGGTCCACTTATGGTGAGTGTATCACAAGATATTAAGGCTGTAGAAAAACGAGTTTCATCAGCTGGAGATACTATATTTAGTGTTGTGGATGTATTACATATAAGTTGAGCTATTCGGTTTGATGATCCAGACTTTAAATTTATGGTAAAAGTACCATTAGGGGGTTGATTAACAGTTAAAGAAGCTATCTCATCCAAACAGTTTAAAGAATTCATATTTAGAGTAAGATTATTGGCGCTTGGTAAATCTGCTAGTAAACAAACAAAATCTTGGTTTCTTCTTGATATAATTTTAGCTGGTTTTGTGGTAATAACATCTGTCCAGAGATTAGAAATATCGCATAAAGATAAATTCATGTTGGTGGTGGCCTATAATAAAGTTTTTGCTCTTTTAAAATATCTTTAATAGATTCTACAGGATAATATTTTTCATGATCTAGATCTTGTTTTGGAAATCCCTCAGACAAAGAGATAGCGAATAGAAATCCAAATGCAGATTGATATTTTCTACAATCATAGGGATCGCACCTTCCAACAGAATCCGCTCCACAATTACTACATCCAGCAAAGTCATGAGTAGGAAAATAAGAAATCATACATCTAAGATGGCTTTCTGTAACTAAAAAAGCTCCTGTGGGTAATTCTCCCCATTCCGGATGACCGCCACTATTCCACTCTCCAAAAGGACATTGTAACACATATACACACTCATTATATAATGTTTTTGTGTCGTCGTAACCTATAATACTATAGGTTTGATAAAAAATACGATCCGGATACGATACGCCCGTAGAATCTCTAGTATCTGGGAATCCTACATTAGTCAATAATAATACTCCATATCCATTCCACAATAGATCTTTTACTCTTTTTAACATCCATTCGGAGTCTGTTGTTACATTAGCATAACTATCTACACTTGCTTTAAGAATCAGAGAAATAGTTTTAGCTTTATAAATGAACAAATAAGGAAATTCTTGTAATTCGAGAACTCGATTTTTTAGAAATGTATCTTCAAACATTATTGGTAAATTATATGCAGAACATTGACTTGTAAAATCGGCATATCCATCATAACAAGCTCTTTCTAAGAGTCCGACTTGTTTTAATCTATCTCCAACTCTACCATTAGCAAAGGTACCATCAAAAATTCCATCATCAGATTTTACCCATAAAGAAAAATCTATTAATCTATTACTTAGTGCTTTACTTTTATTTTTGAGTGTTGTGCTTAAGGATCTAGCTGCCGATCCGGTTACTCCCTCGGCTTTTAAAACACCTTTTTCTATTACATCAAATAAGCCGGATTTTTCTGATAATGTTATCATTACGGTGGTATTACAACATTCATTAGCATAATATATAGTCCCTTCTTTGCAACATGGATGATTTGGATCTATTGGTTCTCCATTTTCTTTTTTTGGACATTCTGAACAACTGGCACATTGTGGATTTTCGGCATTAGGAGGAATACAAGTATGACTTGCTCCCGCAACTCCTTTTGGAGTAGTTGGAAAACATAACATACCCACATCATTTTCGGCAGCTTCCTCTAGAATGGATCCGTCCTGATCATCGGATGATGCTCCAGATATATCATATGGCTCATTACTTTTTACCTTATATCCTGGGGCTCTATAAAATTCTGCTACTACAGGATCTACTAGATCTGGACCGCACATCATTAAACAATCTGGTAAAGAATTATGAGCAAAATATTCTAAATATTCTGTAGCCATTCTAGCATACCAGTGATTTTGCAAATTATTTGCTATTAAATAACAAGCTCTTGATAAATCACATGTATTTCTTACAGAATGAGATGTTCCCGCCCTAACATTGGGTTGTCTCTCTTTGTATGCTTCTATATCCATAGATTGTAAAAATCTAAAAGATAAACATAATTTATACTGCCCAGTATCTAGTATTTCGTCTATATGTGGAGCACTTTCGAAACAAGGATATTTTACATGTTTAAAAAATTTGGTTATTCTAAGCCAATTAATAGGGGTCCCAGCTCCGACATCATAAAATGGTCCAAGAGGATCGTATACATCATCAAAACTTAACTGACTGTACGGAGATCCTAAATATCTTGTGCAAGGATCGTTGGAATATTTTTCGTATAATTCTTTTGGAGTTAGCATAAGATTAAGAGATAATGTTTTCTGTTTTGATAAATAATGGATATATAGTAGCGGACGTAGAGGAGTACGCATTAGCGGATACGTATTTTATACCATTAATAAAATCTGGTCCTACGTATGTTCTAGTATATTGTACATTACTAATACTTGCATATATACATATAGTATTAGAATTATTTGGACTATTAGAATTTAATGTCAATGTTATAGGTTCTCTAATAATAATTGGATCTATACCATTCAAAGCAAAGCCAGGAATTCCGTTTCTGTAGATTTCTGAACAATCAGTATCATTAGGACCATTGGTATTTTTTATAGTTATAGGATAAGTATGTATAGTATTAATAAAATTATTACCTCCTCCACTAATACCAACTTTAAGTTCGAATGTATCAACAACAAAAGACGAGCTAGTTTCTGCAAAATCCTGAGAATTTTGATTAGATAGTTCTAGTTGTTTTCTCTCATTCGTAAGGCCAGAGGCTGGAACGAATGGAATAGGATCGAACGTTATATTTGATACCTTTAATCCAATGGTACACAACAGTTTCAAACTTTCATTAGTCTTTGATTGATAAAAATCACTATAGTTAATTGATAATAAATTATATCCGCTAGTCGATGGAGCAAAATTATTATCTAGATTAGATATTATTTCAGCAGTGGTCTTGGTTTTGGTTTTTTCAGAATTCAGAATAGTATATTTGTGTGGCCATGCGGACTCTATCGTGTATGCTATACCATTACCGTCTAACATATTTAGACCAGTAGTAGATATTATTCCGCTATGGAATGGTGGTCCTGTTTTGCCGTAAACAAGCGACGATGCAGTGTTGGAGGCAAAATTTAATTCTATATTATTTCCAGCTACACAATTTAAACCTGTGGTGCTAATAGTTTGATTATAAGGAAAATCTGTAGCATAATCATATCTCATTAGATTACCGGTGAGCGGCGAATGATTAATAGTTAAAATATTTGCGCCACTATTATAATATGTACTAATTCCAGACTGTGGACTAGTTAATAGATTTAGTCTAACTATATATCTTCTGATTAAACCTAATGGTACTTTGATATTTTCTGGAAAAGATCCTTCCTCTAAATGACCAGTAACCACAACCATTAGATCTTTATCCAAGATGTATGGAGATAGTGGTAGATCAGAAATTTTACTATCTGCCATTTTTTATCCTATTTTTATTATTAGATTATTTTTTCCGCTTTAAGCCAACTACCTTTCTTTAGTACTCCGCTTGTAGCTTGGTCGTTACTATCGGTAGTAAAATCGAACCGTATTGTATCAGCTTCTGAACTATTTGTTTCTACAATAAATTTATTGACCAAGGAAATAGGCAGGCCAGTGGCGGATGAATGAATAGTTTCTACTGCTAAACCATAGCCACTAATTGATGATGTTGATCCTCTTAAAAGTAAGACTCCTTCATTATCCAAATGATAATGATTCCAATTTCCATATATTTGTGTAGGATAATTAACTTCCATAGTACCTGTTACAGCAATAGAGCCTGATATGTTCATATCTACTTCGTTACCAACAAATATTGCGCCAAGTTCACATAAGTATTTACTGTTACCGGATAAAGGTATACTTAGATCTGAACTTTGAACCCATAAAGATCCGGTGGCTGGTAAATCGGAACTTTGAAATTTAATTATTTGTTGTATTTGTCCACTTACAGTACTAGCAAAATCTGTAATATTTGATGCTGTATGAGTATGGGATGTGTATGCATAGCCACTAACATTAATATTGACTTTATTCGGTAGTGTTGCGCTGATAGTTGGTACTAGATGTATACCGGTGCCATTAGTAATAAGTTCATCTATATTAACAATATTATTTACTAATCCAGATAATGGAAATTTATGTGTGACTAGTGTTGCTCCGGGGGTGCCTACTCCGGTAACAACAACCATCAAATCTCCGCTAGCTACACTTTGTGTTGCTGTTAATTCAGATATTTTTTTATCGGCCATATTTTATCCTTTCACTTATTTAAAAATTTGTTATATAATATTAAGCTTATAATACCACCAGCAACACCCATAAATATACCCGAAGGACTTAGACTATCATAAGTGCCTAAGATATATAGTATAGCTCCACCCATGTAAGAACCAGCAACACCAAGAGCTATTGTTTGAAAAAATCCAAGTCTTAAATTTATTGGTACAATAGCTTTAGCCAATGACCCCACAAATAAACCATACACTATCCAGATTAAAAGATTAAACATTTGTTGCCTCCAGAAGCGTTAAAGATTCACTATCATTGAGATTCTTACCAACTTCCATGATGGCATTTTTTAAACTAACTCCATATTGTTTATACTGTTGTTTACTCAAGTGTTGTTTGATTATTTTATTTAATCTATAATTATTTAGCCAATTATCTTTAATAGTTAAATTTACTATGGTATGTCTAAGATCCAAAGCTTCGCTCATTTTATCATTTTTGCGTCTTTTGCTTCTACATTCTTGAATAACTCTTATTAAACTAAGTATAACGCCAATCACAATAATTATTGTTATTGGATCAAAACCATAGTTATTATTTTTAATATTTGCTTTATCTATTACTTTTTGAGCAATATGTTCTAAATTAGGATCTATTTGCATATTATATCTCTCTTAGGGTAGGCAATAACCACAATCAACCATTTTGATTCCATCGCCACTCAAATATTTACCACTTCCTTTGCACACCGGACATTCTTTTCTTTTGTATTTTTTAACTGGTTCATTGCCAATATTTTTTATTATAGCTCCGGATAAAACAACAGGAGCAGACGAATTACCACTGTATCTGGATGATCCAAATATTATAGCAATAAATAATAGTGGTAGTATTAGTTTATTCATTTCTACCTCTTGGAAATAGTCGTTTGCGTTTTGTTGGTGGTTTGGGAACGATAGAATCATCTGATTCTGTTTTTGGTACTACTAATTTTATAACAGATAATATAAAGCTTAAAATAATAGATATTAATCTATTTAGCGCTAATTTATCCAGAAATCTCATATTGTTCTCAGCTTTCTAAATAATCAAAACCATAGTCTGGTAATTTTTGTAATGGAAATCCATCAAAGTCGCTAAAAGCATATGCTCCGTTGCCTTTTAACATACCAGCTGCTACATCTGCTTTTATTAAAAATGACCCGTTTGGAATAGTGTCCCATTCAGGATGCCCTCCAGAGTTCCAACTATTCCCACACCAAACAGCCCTTCCGTTTCTTCTAACATACATAATATGATTAGGAATAGTAGCACAATATATTTTACCATTATAAGGTAATAATATTGGTTTTGTTCCGTTATGTTCTCTTGGTGTTAGTGAAATTTCTTTTATATTAAGTCTATATTCTTTATGTCTAGTTATATTTTTATGACCATTTTTTTCATTATCTCTACCAATACGATTAATCTCTATTATATCTGCGGCTAATCCTATTTTTAGTATTAGTTCTTGCATATCATCTGCTAGTTTTTTTGAGGATGTATAATAATTAATTTTCCCATTAGACCTAGAACCATCTCCTAGCATCATAGCATCAAAAAATATTTTTTGTTGTCTTGATGATAAATTTTTTATATAGTCTGGGATATATTTTTGATGAGCTTTACCATAAATTTTCAATTTATTATATAAGCTTTTGTCATAAGACACCATATTCGAAGAAAATCTAAATGGTAGCTTATTTATACAATTTTGTATTATTTCTCTTGATTCTTTTTTATTCTGACTTATACCAACTAATCCATAATATTTAATATCTCCATTAGACATTACTTTTTTATGATTACAAGTATGTCCTTCAGAAATAAAATATCCTAAAAATTCTAACCATAAGTCCATAGATATAATATTTGAGCCTATTTTTATATTCTCGACTTCTTCTCCTTTCCATTTTGCATTTTTTTTAATATGAATATATTTAGGGCAATTTTGTGATTCTATTAATTGCCAAGAATCAATTCTATCTAAATCAGAATTTAACTTACCAATATACATATTATGATTATCTGTAACCAATAAATCTACTCCTCTAAAATGATAATGATTTAAATAGCCATTATAATCATACTCAAATTTTTGTTGAATTTGTTGCCACTCTAAATAATGATTATTGGGATTTAATGTTGCTAATATGTCAGTGTCTGTTAAGTTTTTAAATAATTTCCATCCTGTTTTAGTAAGCACTTCAGTATCGTCTGAATAACAACCCCAACTATTTTGTACTAAAAACGCTGGTTCACTACCAGTATCATCACAAGCAATCCAGGCCATAGCGTGAGCCCAAGAACCTTGTGGTTTAGCAAAACCCTTATTATCTCTTTTATTACTAAAACCATACATACTACAAACACTAATACCATAACCATTAGCTAAGGCATCTCGTGCTTCTTCTACTGTTCTTACTAAACTAACAGTTTTTACTTGATGATCATTAGCTAAATCTATAACTTTATCTGGTAGTCCTCGTCCTCCCCAACCAGCACCTAGCATACCTTGATATTTTGTTAAATCTATAACACCCTTATAATCTTTTCTGACTAAAACTCCACCATACTTACTTACAAATTCTGCTGCTCTAGCACAACTCATACCCTGACCACCATGTCCTCTTGCTCCATAAATAGCTTCTGTTGCTCCTCTTGCTATCCATGCTTCTCTATTTCTCTTAACATCTATTTCTACAGCACGAGTAACATCTACCGCATTACGGGTAGAGTGGCTAACACAGTCACTCGTCACCTGACGCTCATTATATGGATTCTTATCAAACTTCAAAACACTTTTGTATGGAGTAGATAGTTTACCCTTGCCTGTCCCAACTATTCTTTTTGCTCCATCACCAAAATAAGCATATTTAGAAACTTCTAATAAATGATCAAAAATATGCTGTTCCCACAAGCACCCTTGAAATCCATCCTTATAAAGTTTGTATAATTGTTCTGGTGAGTATCTAGCCATTATTTACTTCCCTCATAAAAAGCCCATGCTAAACCATTAAAAGCTTCAACAGCTTTTTTTCTAAGTTCAGGATCTAGGGCCACATTATCATCTCCGATATGCTGTACAACAACATAAGTAGCGGCCTGCGTTAGATCAGGATATTTACCCTTAAGATCAAGATTATAAAAAGCTCCAGCTATTTTATTAGCTTCTCTAATCTCATCAGTATTTTTAATTACTTCATCTTCACCGTCTAGTTCTATTAGTCTTGCCAAGTCAGAGAATAAACCACTTAATTTCACACCATCAACTGATCGATCAGAACTTCCGGATTTTAGAATTTCGGTTACTTTTTCACAATTATCTTTTAGTGATGGATCCAACGGCGCTAGTACTAATGGAACATTATTTATTGGATTAGTTGATAGATTATTTTTAATAACTGGTCCAAGTAATCCGTATGCTAGTAATAGTCCTCCAATAGTTAGAACTATTATATTAGTATTATTTTTAATATTCATTTGTTCTCCTGATCACAAACATTAGGACTAAGATATGGAAATGCACTATCTAAAACCTCAACAGCTTTTGGACACCCCATTTTTTCTGCTAAATCCCTAGTATTTTTCCAACTACTAATTAGTTTGAGAAAATCATTATCATTAGTTTTAACTGTGGTTACAGGCGTAGATGTTACGGCGTCGTTTTTGACCTTATTCACAACGCTATTATAAGTATTAATTATTAGATCTTTTAATGGAGTTAATTTATCCTTGAACAATACAAATAATACTAAAGCGGCTCCGCCGTAAACCATTAAATCCGTTGTTGATAATCGACTACTAAATTCTTGAAAACTTTCGGCATAATTCATAAGATTCGTCCTTTCAGACTAAATAATTGTTTTGAACTGTTAACTTTGGTTTAAAGACGCCCGCTTCTCTAAAGATTTTAACCATACTATCAATTGTTGAACTGACCAAAATCATAAGAAAACTTTTAACATAAGAATGAATGTACCCTTCTATTATGTGAGGTACAACAGGAATGTCAACTGCTAAAAATAAGCTATCGTAGAATTTACTAATCATGCTCATAGCAAGAGCTTTTTTATCTGGACTACTTAAATCATTTCCTATTATTTCTATAATTTGAATAATACTAGCTATTGCTAACTGTAAAATTTTCCATGCTTGATCAATTGCAAATCTTTTAACATCCTTAAATGATTCTTTTGTTCTATTTATCAGTTTTTCTACTTCGTTTAGTATTAGTTCTTGGCTTTTTGGTTGTTCGGGACTTTCTTGGTTTATCATCTTTTTTCTCCTCATTAACAACTGGTGGGGTGTTGACAACTTCTGGTTTGATTTCAGCTTTAATATTTTTTCTACTATTAATATACTTATATAATATTACAAATTGACCACCAATTAGAATACAACTTTCCACAGCATGACTAACAACACTAATAAGTTCTTCTTTATTAGTATGATCATTAATAATACCGGTTAGATATAATCCACTAAAAATAAAACTAACGAGTGTAAACCAGAACTCGCTTGTGCGGTATCCGGGTTTGATCATAATTTTTCTCCAAAAATAAATACTATATAATAATACACCATCTCATTTTTATTATTGTTTATCAAATTTTACGGTTTTTAAAGCTTGGTCAAATATATTTTGTATAGAATTTTCTGGTATTCTTGATTTAAAGTATGAGAAAATTTGCTTTATCATTTCGTGGTCTGGATCTTGAGTTAATTCCAACCATCCAATAAAATAATTCCATATTCTATCTTCAAGTATTAGTGGATATTTTACACCAAGCGGTCTTCCAAATCTATGTACCCATCCAAGTTGTGGCAAGCATATATTTTTGCCACCATTTCTTCTAAATTTTTCTGCTATATATCCTTCTTCTCCACCAAATCCTTTAAAGTGTTCACATATTCCCGGCCAGTTTTTCTTTTCAAAAGAACACAAACCCATACCATGCATTAGTATCTCAAATGGTTTATTAGATTTATATTTTTCATGATCAGTAGCCCATGTTCCGTACATATCTCCGCTCCAATTAGGATCAAAATGAGTAGAAAAATTTTTTAGATCATCATAAATCAACGGACCTTGTATCAAGTTCTTACAATCCGTATTTTCTGCATAATAATTTAATAATGAATTAATAGCATCTTTAACTAATAAAATATGACAATCAATAATAAGAATATATTTTCCAATAGCGTGTTTTACTATTTCATATTTGTTAAAACTAGAATTTTTATCTGTTTTTGGTAAATATTTTCCCAGTTGATTTAATCCGTTTTCAACAAATTTTTTTGTAACTTTCCCGCTTTCGCTATTTGAATTATTGTCTAATATAATATATTCTACAGAATCTGTGTTACAGATTTCATGATACATTCTTAAACTTTGTATTGTAAAAAATACTCCATCATAATCATCGTATGTTGCCATGCCAATTGTTAATAATTTTTGATTCATAAATTATCTTTTATTTAAATATGGATATTCTACATTCGGTATAGATTTATTTAAATAATTACACAATTTATCCCACTTGTTCGTGTCATTAAGATATAATACTAATAAATCATTTGGTCTATTTTTGAAATAGTTCGTTACAAAATCGTGATAATTGTCGTATGCGTCTAGAAATTTGTTTCTGTCAAAAACTATAGTTTTGTATAATATCGCCCTGCCCTCTAGTAACCAAAGAGGATCGTTGTGATTACGAACCAAAGATGCGGCGCTGTCTATCCAATTGTATTTGTCTCTGGTTGTAAGTATAAACTTGCTATTAGGATAAAAAATGTCTAGTATGGGAAATCTTGCGGCAACAGGAGTATCTGTGCTAGCATCATAATTTTCTATGTCGTGATAACTCATAGGAAGATGCTTGGCGGAATAGCCTAATATTCTCAACGCTTCTGTTAGCGATGTTGTACCTGTTCGTGTTAGTCCGATACCAAATATTTTCATACCAACTTGGAACCTTCTGGCACACAAAATCCAAACATAAACATTATTCTTGGAGATTCTCCATGACACTGGTCTACGCTGTGGTAAAGATCCGTTACAAGGTATGCCATCAAGTCTCCGGGATTCATTTGATAAGTTTTGTCTTGTACATGAATTAATCCGCCACTTTCTGGTACGCTTGAAAGTATATTGAATCTTGCTCCGCTCAAACCTTCTCCAACACTAGGATCTTTATGTTTATAAACATCTCCATCGTTATAGGTTACACTAACAACCACTCCATCTTTGCCGTGACCGTCAATAACTGGAGCATCAGATATTTTAGCAAAATCATTCTTGAGTCTTTTTTGGATAGTGTATACAGTTTCGCAATAATTTATGTTTGTACTCATTCTGTTGGTGAGTCGTGTTTTTACTCTTGTAAATTCTTTAGTGTCCCAATTTCCACTCACGCCATCGACAAATTGGTTCTCTTCTACGGCTTCCATGGCCCACTTTGTTAATAAATCGCACTCTTCCTTGGTTGCGTAATTTCTTACTACAACAACCTGACCGTCGTATTGTATTTCCATATTAATGCTCCAGAAATAAACAGTTAACATCGCTACTATCGCTCGGGCCAAAAACATAACCCAGCGGCACATTACCATTCATCAATCGTCTTGGAAGTCGTGAGTTGCTGAACAAGTAAATATCTCGTAATCTGCCTAGCGTGTGATTAGAGGCATATGATCTAAAAACTATTGGTACTTTTACCAATCGTCCAGATCTTGTAAATAAAGACAATGAAGATACAAGACCGGAGATATCTGACCAAAAGTTTCTTGCTTGATTTGCGTCATTATACCAAGTTAGTGGAATAATTCTCATGGAACTTGAAGTATTTGGCTGAAATATAACGCTTTTTATTGATGATAGTTGATTTGTATTAAGAGCTATACTAGTACTATTTTGTTTTACACTTTCTAACCAATTACTACTAAAAGTGTTGATAATAGTACCATATAATTTACCATCACTCTCACTGTCCAGTGTTGTGTCGGGACTTTCAGGATCAATTATTGCTCCTGCAAGTAGGAAATAATTTTGTGAACCCACAAACGCCACCGCCAAACAATCACTTGACTCATAAACATAAACGCTTCCTGTGAATCCTGAACTGGTTGTAACTAAAGTTTTATAATATCCGTAAAAAGAACCACTAGTAAAAGGATTAACAGCGGTCCAGTGAGAATAATTTCCGGGGTTTTTTATGATGGTGGAAAAAATTGATAGATGACCACCGTTTGCCTTGTAAGATCCCAAAACCCAATAACTCCCCCCTTTACCGCTGCTAAAACCATCTTCTCCAGTTGCTATTGTTGGTAGTCTGCTTGCTCCGTTGGGAAGTGATGTTGCTGCATTAGCAGCAGTATCTATCCCAGCAGTATCCGCACACAACACTATTTTGTTGTTTATGGTGCGCACAGAAGGATCAATATGTAATACTCTGGTTGTGCCGCTAGAAACAAGGTTATATGTTCCGGCGGAACCACTACCGGGAGTTCTTGCTGAACCATCAGGATAGGTCGTGCCTAATCCCAAATTATATATTCCGTCTATAATTGTTGTTGTGGTTGCTGCACTACAAGATACAACTCCCAAATATCTCCATTGTGTTTTTGGTAAACTCATGATAATACTCCTGTAGAAGTTATGTGTTCTGAAAATGTAGTCATAAGATTATCTCCCAATCCAGCCTGTGTATAATAGTTGGAAGATAAAATCTTGGGCGAATTAGGCTCATAAAAAGAGTTAGGATAGTTTCCACCTAATATGTAACTATTAATATCTTTTAACTTAAACAAACCATTGCTATTATTTTTATTCATTCTTTAACCTCTCATAAAGAGATATATCATCGGCAAAATAAGCTTGAACTCTAACTAATTCTTCGGGGGTTAATGTTGGCTTGTTCTGTTCGCCATTTAATTCTGGTAGGGGCAAATCTAGACCAAGATAAGCGGCGCAATCATTTAGTTGAGTTTCAAAAAGAAAATATTTAGCCAAAGGAGCATCTAGTAGCCCCATGCTTTTTAGTGTCCAAACATGAACATTATCCATATGACTATCCAAAACTTCTGTGGGACTTTTCATTAATCTAGCACATGAACTAGCGAATCTTTCCACAGGATTTCGTACCATCACAGCAAATTCTTTGGTTAAAAACTCTTTTGGTTCGTGACTCATATCAATAATGTTGGGCAGATTCATTACTGGATGCCATCTATCCTCTGTATTTACAAACGGCCAATTACCGCCGTCTTGAGGCAATTCTGGATAGTATTTGCTTAGTATGCTTTTGAATAGAGCATGACTACCACTTCGTGTTACCAGAGCCACACCCACATTACCATTGTGCCATAAAACGCCTTTGCTCATAATATTCTCCTTTTTAGTTAACTATTTAAAATGTATGATAATTGTTCTGTTGGTACTGTTACGCTTGTTAATCCGGGTTTGTTGTTAATAATAAATTCATCTATATATCCAGAATAGTAGTTTAGGTTTTGAAATCTCCAAAATATAGGATAATTATATGATAATAAAGTACCATAAGCTTCATTAGCTCCATATCGAGGAGTAATACCAATAACCATTGTGCTATTCTCTGCGGCAAGATTGCTAGATGATGATCCTGTTGCTACTTGATTTCCATTTAAGAAAAGTCTAAGAGTATTATTATTTCTAGATACATGTATATGATGCCAAGTATTAGCACTTACCAAGTTGTTAGCGCTTCGTATAGTAGTATTACCTATAGTAAATGCTACTGATCCATTGTTGGGATTTTGAAATCCGCTCTTAGTACTATATGTTCCACCACCAACTCTAAGATATGAAGAATAAGCAGTAGTAACAAAATTAGGATTGATTTGCGCAAAATCATTGATAAAAAATATAGGACATTCGCTAACAACTGAAGGTTTGATCCAAACGCTAATGTTAAAATCACCAGTAATAGATTTAGGATCCATTAGTATTTGTTGATATGAATTGTTTAAATATAATGATGAAGATCCAAACTTTTTATCATTAGAAACTACTGTCGTGTTGCTGAATATATATTCGTTTCGTTCTGTTAAATCTTTTTGTCCTCCTCCAACAGTATCTAAAACTTCATTTTCAAAATTATTATAGAATAGTATGCTTGGCGTTGGTTCACTTGCAAATTCTGTGTCTGGTGGCGTAAAATTAGAAGTATATTTTGCAATATTATTTGTAAACATTACTTCATCGCCAAAAAAAGTATTACTACCCGTTACACCCGTAAATAGAGATACATTGCTATAATTTATATTAGATGTTTTTAAATATCCTCTTTGCGTATTTCTGCCATCTTCAGACCAATTAAGTAAGTTCCTTACGGGGTAATTACTACTTGAAGTATCAATAGAAGTATTAGGAACAAAGTTTAAAATATTAACACCATCTAAAAATACTCTATAAGTATTATTTTGTTTTACTAATGCGATATGTTGCCAAACATTAGTGTTTAATGCAGAAGATGATTCTGAACTTATATTTGAGGTTATATTCAGACTGCTGCCAGGACTGCTAATACTTCTATTAATTCTTAATTTACCATTGCTTCCAAAGTATAAAGCAATATAATTTCCACTACCAAAATCACTATCGGCTATAACAAAAATATTTCCAGTACCACCAAGCGCTGTCAGATATATCCAGCCTTCGATTGTAAAGTTGTTATCTCCTATGTTAATAGGTTCACCACGCATAAATATACCATCATTGTTTCTATAACTAGAAACATTATTATTACTATAACACGAAGATCCAAACTTAGATCTAGTATTTACAACTGATCCGTCCCCCGTGGTTCCTGTCTTTGTACTGAATCTTGATGTTGCAAACCAACGTCTTTTATTAACACTATTATAGTATGTTCTTGATCCATTACTTTCTTCAAACTTTAATAAAAATTCAACAACAGGATCTCCTTCAACAATATCTTGTAATGAACCGGGATATTGACCTTGTATAATAGCATCATTAATAGCATTTAACGAATAAATACCATTAGCACCTTTTTTTGAACTATTCATTAACTAATCCTTTCATAACTAACAAAACCACTCAAATCACCACTAACACTGGCGGTTAGTCGTAAACTCTGATTTTCAGTAATATAGATGGGAGTTTCAACAGTCACAATATTAACAGTACCACCAGCACCAACATTTAATCCTTTGGTAAGATAACTCAAAACCTCTGATCCGCTGTATACATCAGCAGTTACTGATGCTGTATTTGTTCCATCAATATTACTTACATAAAGACTATTTATTTTTAAAACTTGATTACTTGAACAAGTTACTATACCACTAGCAGTAGTAGGAATATCAGCTATACTAGCATTTTCGCCCAATACCGTTGTTAAACTTTTAAGATTTACGTTAGCCATACTTTTCTCCTTTTTATAATAGATCGTATTCTAAATCGTATATGTCATTATTAATACTATCAATGTAGGTCAAATCTAAAATTTTGTAAACATAACTAAATGTTGCTGGCGGTAATGTTGTTGTTGTTGTTGTTGTTGGTTCTGGAGTTGTGGTGGTAGTTGTTGGCGCTGGCGTGGTTGTGGTCGAAACTACCGTTGCTGATTCTTGAGCTATTTGATTTGCTATATTAGATATTGTTGTGGTTTTGTTTTCTGTTACACTTCCAATATTTTCTAATATTTTTTTTGTAAAAACTATAGAAGAAAATGTATTACCTTTTGAGAATTCTTCTATATCTTTATTTATTATTGACGTTGTATTATTAGAAATAATATCAATTTCATTTGTTTGTTCTTGTGTTAATTGTTGATTGTTATTTAAGTTAAGAACTTGTTTTTTAGACTCAACTAAGATAGTATTAGTTTTTTGATTAAAAAATTCTGTTGGATTTAATCTTATAGTATTATCTTCTATAATTGTTTTAGCAATTGATGAAAAAACATTACTTTCGGTAGTTTCTAATGCTGTTTTTGCAATCAAAACAACAGAAGATAATTTTCTATTTGTTTCGTATGCATTATTTATTGTATTAGAAAACGTAAATTCATCGTTTCCATTTGGATTAATATAATTTGTTAGATCAAATCCAAAAAGATTTTGAATACGATTAATAGGATTATTTTCTCCAAGTCTAACAATTTCATTATAAATAGTAGAAATAGCAGAAAATATAATTCTATTATTAATTTTGTTTGAATTATAAAGATATGTATATCTAAACTCTATGGGTTGATTTGTTTCTGTGTCTATTGATAAATTATTGCTATTAACTACAAAATAATCAGGACTTAATTGTATAATTTGATTAATTTCATTTTGTGATAAAATCAAATTACTTCCACTAACGGTTTTACTAAATCCTATTGAATTATTATTTTTTACCATTCCAAATGTAAAATTAGAAATCGTGGATCCTTCAATCAAAATAGATGGAGTACTAGTCCTTCTAACTTTAGCAACTCCGTTTACCATTAATAATTTATTAGTATTAATTTTAAATGATGTCATAATTTAAATCTTAGAGAGTTACTCAACCTGTTATGCTGTATTATACACTACTACATTTGTATATTTTTTTAATTTTCATTGTACCGTTATTATTGAATATTTTATTAACTTTGACCTTAAACTTTGCTAATATTTCTGATATAGTTGTAAACCATCAGTTACAATACAATTATGTGACATGATTTAAATCTTAGAGAGTTCCTGAGCCTATTGTATAGTATGTTATATCATCAAATCGTTCATCATATTTATTTTCAATATCAGCAATAACTGGTTTATTATAAACGTTAGAATTTTGATATTGAAAACTATTTGTAAAAGGAGACGGGGCCACTACAAGAGTGCCATGTTTGATAGATGTGCCGCTTTTTGCTAAAGTTATATCGTTTGCCATATTATACCCTTTCTAACAAGAATAATTTGAAGCTACTGGACCGTTACCATTAGAATCTGCTGCTACACAAGTTGGATCTGTATCGCTTTGAGTAGCATAAACCCAGTATCCAGCATTAGTTCCGCCGCCTTTGTAATATGCCGCCTTGTGCCATTCATTTTCGGTGGGTAAATGATATTTAGCATCATTATTACTGGGTACAGCATTTCCAGTAGTTCTTCCGTCTGGAATAGTGTATGCTCCACTTTCGGTACTGCCATTGCCTTTTCCGTTATGTAGCCAGTTGCAATATCGGGCACAGTCAAACCAACTTACATAAGTTACTGGCTTGTTTCCCATGTTATTTTTAACACTATAAGTGTAACTACCACTAGAGCCGCTTCTAGTTATTCCGCCCCTAGCATGGATATTCATATCGGTATTGTATAAATTGTAAGTGTCTATTGCTGCTACAGCATTTAAAAATTCAACATATTCACAGTTGGTAACAAGATATTGAGCTATAACATACTCATAATTCACACCGCCATACCCAGTGCTGTGATTAGAGTTGTTAATATCATTAACAAGGGCAAAGTGTGGTAGATTTAAAGGATTAAGGGTAACAAAACGACTTGATAGACGAAAACCGAGGCTGTCGTACTCGGCCGACGGGGCGAACGTGCTCCTGCTGGAGGACGACAAGTAGTACGCGATGTTGATCCAGGAGCCGCCCCGAAGCCCACGAGATGAACCTGTTGTATTATTTAAATCATTCCACTCATAAACTTGTCCACTTTGATCATATGTTCCATAAGCAGATGGTCCTCCATTAGAGCCAACCGTGGTAACATTACCGTCTTGGCCGTCCCAATCAGCACAAGAGTTAAAATTAGCACTATTAGGACCAGCACTAAAAGGCCCGGTAACATATGCTTGTTTTCTAACTTTAGCTACTCCATTTTGATATTTTAATTTGTTAGTATTAATTTTGAATAACATTATGTTCTTTCTATTCTCTCTTCTAATGCTTCTAGTGTTTTCCCTAATGTAACTAATTGAATTTTTAGTTCGTTCATAACTTCTGTGTTTCGTTGTAGTGCAGAAGCGAACGCTGCTTGACTTTCTTTATTAGCTGCTAATCTTTCCATAATAAATTGACGATCTTGAGAATACGGACTTTGAGTTTCTATCATATGTAAAACATCATTTTTTGTGGCCATATTTTTTCCTACAGTTACCCAAAATCCTATAAGCGTTACCACTATTCCGAAACTTGTGGTTGCTACTACTTGCCAAAAATCGATAAGATTTTCATTCATGATAAAATGTCTCCATAAGAAAAAAGCCAGAGATGCCTAAACACCTCTGGCTCTCTATAAAAATATACACCTAACTTATATTATCAAGTAGTTTTAGCAGGATAATCTACGGACACTGGTGAAGGTTGGCCGAGTTTATAGGTTAATTCGCCAGGGACACTTCGTGTAGGAGTTGCCGCTTCATCTGTTGAAGTAGACGAGGTTGTATCATTAGCAATATCCCAGAAAGCATCAACAGCAGTTGTTGGAGTTGTGCTCCATGTACCACTGTAAATATTCCAATAACCGGCTCTAATAGCAGTTGTTGTTCTTGTTGTTCTAACTTTTTCTTGACGATGAATACTACGTCTTGAACTTAGATCAGAAGCACCACTGCGTAAAAAAGTATTACTCTCAGAACCAGCAAGAGTTGTTGTGAACTTAACTGCTACTGGTCTATTATTATTGTAGGCAAAAGTACCTCCGGAAAGAGCAGGATCAGCATAATCTGCCGTAGCATCCGAGACTACTGTTGATCCAAACACTGTTTGATTATTTGCACCTAGTGCTCTGTTTGCTAAAAGTGTAGCAGAAGCGCCTACGTTGATAGCGACGCCGCCATTGTTTACTGTGCTAGATGCTGTAACAGCCGATGAACCATCTGTTTGTACTGTGGCCATAAATATTCTCCATAAATAAAGTGTATTATTACTTTAATTAGTATACCCCAAATTAGATTTTATTATGTTTTTTTCATTTTGTGAAAAATTTTTTCTAGAGTATGAATATTTGTGGTTTTATAGCTATTAATATTAGGATTTGACAATATTAAATTAATATGTTCATCGGTCCATGCTTGTCCATTAACAATAACATTCATATTAGGATTTTTTTTAATAATCATCATAGCCACAAGGATATTGTCAGAAATATTATCTAATGAATAGCTACTAGATGGGTAAATATTAATAATATTTTTTGTATACAATATAGCTGCAATTTTTTGTAAAACATCCAGGGTATATAGTTTATATTCAAGAATATATCTAATATCTATATTATTTGTAGAACATAACAACTTTATTTTATCTACTTCTAGTCTAAATCTATCATACTTTCGATTGCATAAAAAATAATTAGGACATATAATTTCAATATTGTCTATTCCATCATCTATTGCTGTTCTGACGGCGTGTTCTCTAGATAAGGTATCAGAAAGACCAAACGGATAATCTATTATGGTACTAAGCCGTATGTATTGTGGTATTATTTTTTTAACATTTTTGACATATTGAGGTAATACAGAAATGATTGCTGGCATATACTTAATAGCTATATCAATATTTTCTTGGGTTTCTTTTTCATTACTATCTATATCATAGAAACCATATTCTAAATATTGCATAATTATTTTTTTTTGTTTTTAAGAGTATCTATATTTGGAAATCGTTTACTACCTAATACACCGTCAGCAAATCCATAACTCACAGCCTCATGGGAATCTAGTATCCAATCGCTTTTATTTGCTAATTGAGAAAGTATGTGTTTTTTAGCAATCATTTTATTCCAGTTTTTTTCTTTAGCTATTGGACTATTAGAGCATTTGTCTGCAAAAATATCTATCATTTTATTCGATTCTTTTTCGCTCCATTGTAAACTGCTCATTGCTGCTTTGTGATCGTGATCTAAGGTTAAAGACCCGTAATGAATTAATACATGAGTATTTGGCATTAAAATTCTATAGTGAGCCGCCTGAAAAATAATACTACTAGCTGATTCAACTTTAGCATAAGCTAGAATATATATCTTGGACTTTGAATATTTTATAGTATCATATATACCCAAACCATCTTCCCATACTCCTCCTGGTAAATGCATATGAACAAGAATAGGTTCTGATCCAAGTATGTTTAGATATCTTACATTCTTTTCAAAGACTACTGCTGTTTTGTAGTCCACGCCGCCTTCTTCTTCAAAGTCCATATTAGAGTGGAGATATATCTCTCTTTGTTTAGTGTCTATACACATAGTATGTATATTATATAAATCAGATTCGGAATTATTGATCATGCTCATAATTTATATCTCTAAAAAAGATAATACTTCTTTACTAATTGAATTCATTACAGTTGGAGCATCAAAAAGTTTGCCTATTCCTATTCTAAATCTATATCTGGTAAAGACATCTAATGTTTCTACACCATCTGTCAATTCAATAATAGAAGCAACATGCGTTGTGATATTGAAATTTGTGTGTCCTATCCAAAAGTTAAAAATTTTATTAGATGAAGTATTTTCTGTATAAGGTATTATTCCCATAGGAGTTACAATAACCTTAGTTGGTCTTTCATAAAAATTGTGTTTTGTATTATTTTTATTATTAGGAATATTTTTTTCATAATCATCATTTTCATCATCATAAAATTCAGGTTCAAATATTTTTATATCTTCTATGTCATCCTCTCCTAACGGATCAGACCATTTTTGCCACACTATATTAGGATTCGAATAGTTGCTCATGTTTTATGATAAATACAATATAGATTAGAGCAAATTATTGATAGTGCTTAAAAACTTCCGTTGGAGATACCATAGGCAAATAATTAGAAAGATCCTCTTTTTTCTGTAGTTTTTCTATATTAATAAGCTCTATTAAAACATTATGTACAAAAAGACTATCAAAAGGATTTTGTTTATTATGTTTTTTTAGAGTATTAATTGTTTCTTTTTCTAGGAATCCATTATTTAAAGCGTGTATAGCAATTGCGTAGAAATAAGCAACATCTTTAATTTTATCAGAATTTTCTTCATTGAAAATCGGCCATTCACATACTATATCTACTTTTCCATCATAGGATATTAAAAAATTTATAGCAGATATGTAGTCTTTCTTTTGGGGGGTCTGGTTCTTTTTATTCCAGAATATTTGTTTTATCAAATTAAGCATATGATTTAATCTTATTTAAGCCCTTTTGAATATTTTGTCTAATAGCTTCTCTTGTTACTCCATATTCTTTACCTATTTCAACTAAAGTTTTATTTTCAAAGTAATACTTATATATTTGATTTCTTTGTTTATCAGATAAAATATTACTATTTAATAGTTTTTGGATATCTTCCTTTAAATTATCTGATTCTTCTTTGCAAGATACTATTTCATATGGATCAGAAACGGATCTGTCAGGAATGTTTGAAGCATATGTGTTTAGTTCATCTTTAGACATCGAATCTATAGACAGTTTTGAATACTGATTTTTTTTCTTATATTTGCTAGATATATATGTTTTTATGGCCCATATACCACACTGATTTCTATAAGAATAACGAGTTTTAGACTGTCCTTCGTGGCCTTTTCTATTTGCATCCCATTTCCAATCTGCCATCATGATTGCAGATGCTATATCAGATATTGCATCATCATTAGATAATAATTCTTTTCTAAGACCAATATAGAATGTTGGTGCAAATTTAGAAATAATTTTTTTTGCAAGATTAGTATATACCTCTAGAGTCTCAAATTGTTGTTCCATTGTCCTTTGTCCTTTTAAAGAAATAAATTCGAAATTAATTAATATTTTCCACCGCACGAACAGGCCATAATATTATTTCCACACTTATTACAAACACCATTTGTGGACTTGGTAAGTTTTTTCCACTGTTGTTTATCTGGTCTGTCCGAATCCCCGGGTTTTGCTGGTTTATAATTTTTACCCTCTCTTTGTTTTTTTCTACGAATATTTTCCCACAAGCCCGGTTTATTCGTCGCCCAACTAGTATCGTCATTCTGAGGTACAAACCTGACAAAATCATGAATAGTTCTCATGTAGTCCTCGGTGATAGCTATTTTACCCTGAATCCAGCTTTCTGTCAAGTTTTCTTTGACATGAGGATCTGAATCTATAGATCGTAATATTTCTAGAGCATGAGTTGCTATTGCATTTAATGATCCAATATTCATAACTAAAAAATCTTGTTTATATTCGGATAGTTCATCTTGATCTTCATTTTCTTCTTCGTCTTCTTCATCCATCTCTGGTTGAGCATTTAAATCCATGAATGGATCTTTCATGGTTGCTAACTGAACCTCTGTTTTGGTTAATTCTGTACCAATTGTCCAAGTTTTTCCCTCATTAGTTGTTTTGTAAGAAATAACATTACCTATATTATCTGGTAAAGATTTAATTGCTGTTACAATACCTTCGCTCATATAGTGAATACAATCCGGATTGATATTTCTAACCATATTACCGATACTAAATGAACATTTGGCTTTAGATGTTTTGTTAATACCTAGTCTGTCTTTTGTTGCTTCCGGTAGAGCCGCGACAAATGCCTGTTCTTTACGTTGGGCTGCTTCAGATATTGAAGATAATATTTCTTTAAATCTTTCCATGATAGCCTCTCATATTTTACTAAAAGTATTTATTATCGAACTCTTTGATTAAAGGATACACCCTTTGAACAAAATCTATACTAGCTCTGTTATCACTATTAAAATGTACCCCTTGTAAGATTCTAGCCAAGCCACACTGATCGACAAGGGACCATATATAATTTGAGTCTTCTGGACGCTGTTCAGATAAAATACAGGCCGCTAATGCCGCATATGCTGTGTGTCCGGAAGGATATGATGGTGTATGGTGTGTTTTTGTTTGTATAACATCAAGCTTAACATTATAAAAATCGGCTAATTGGAATGGTCGTGCTCTATTATAGAAATATTTAAGATCTTTAATCATTTGTCTTAAATAAATATATAAATTAGAAAAATTTTCATATGAAAATTTAATATTATATTTGTTTATATACGGTAAAAATAATTTAATTGGATTTTTATCAACCAGATATATTAAATCTATTTCTTTGTGAATTCTGTTATTGGCTAACGATATAACTTGGGTTAATTCATTGGTAGTTTTTTGACTACTATTTAATGGAGGATTTTTTATCATTGACCAAAAATCAATATTTAATTTATTAGATAAATTAGATTTATATTTTGTAAAAACTAGAGTAGGATTATAAACTATTTTATCAATATTTTTAGAAATTATAATTTGTTGTATAGATGATAAAAGTTTCACAATATTTACCAATACATTATGTTGGATCGGCAATTAGTGTTAAGAAATTTTCTAATCCCATCTGTTCTATTAGTTTTAAATAAGACTCGTATAATTCAATACCATCCTCACTACCTTTTAGTAATGGTATCATCATATTTGCTGTTATTTCATCTCCAACGGATCTAGCTTTTACTATGGTTGCTCTTTCAGCAGCGGCGGCTTCTTTGACCGAGTCTAAATTATATTTAATCATAGCAACAATATCGTGTCTTGTCCATGATTTCGGATTAACAGATAGAGGCTGATAATCTACATCAAAAAATTCTAATCTTTTTAGATTAATAGCAGAGTGTTCGTGCTCTTGATCAGCATCTGCTTTAATAATAGCGGCTAGTTTTTTATAACCCCATCTTTCAAGATGAATAGCCTGAGCTGTTAAAGAAGTAGTTTGTTGCCAGTGTATATTTAATGATTTTTTTAAAAGCTCTATTACGGTATCGCTAGAATATCCAGAAGCTTCTTCTGAAATAACTTTGGTGTCCATACTATTATTTGCCTCATATTTAGATAATAGATCGTCGATTGCTTGATCTTTATTGGTCATAAAATCACCATGCTTTACAAGACCAATATCTAGCTTTCCATTTTGGACCAGGATTATCGCAATTGTGTCTTGCTCTAAAGCTTTTTCGTCTTTCGGGTATATTTTTCTTAATTTTCATGTTTGGATCGCCAAAATTAACCTTCACCACATTTCCCTTTTCGTTCTTCACATAAACACTAAATTTTTTAGGCCCATCCGGTGTTCTAAAAGGTTTATTTAATGTTACTTTACGACCACCCTTTTCTGCTGCAATGAGAATACCTTCTTCGGAGTATACGTTGGTATCTGTTGATAATTGTATTTCTACAACAAATTCGTCCCACTCGTCGTCCCATGAGCAATTTGATGCTAATAAATTATTTTCAAATTGATCTAAAATAGAGGCTTTATTTTTTCTTGTTTGTCCTAAACATATGGCTAATCTTTGTTGTGTATTTTTATAGTCTTTTTTCATTGTCTCGTCTCCCATGCAACGAGCAGTGAATTTTTGTTTATCCTCATTGGGCTTTGGAGATGGTATTGGCATAGTAAATCTTTCTGGTTGAATTAGAGTATTTCCTATAAAAATATTAATACACCAAAATATATTATTCGGCTATTACCGACAGAAGACGATTCGATGAGTTTAACCAACTAAAATTTTTAGCTGTTTCAACACCATTTATATTGGTACTAATAGAATTAGTATATACAAATTTCATGTAATCTATAATTTGATCTTTATGAGAGTCTCCTATTTTAGCCCAATTACCATTACCAAAAAACCACATTCCGTCAAACGCTTGTTCGGTTTCATTAATATCGACCAAAAAGCTATTATCAGTATTGCAATAGTCTTTATGAGCTGAATAATTTGTTACAATAACAGGCTTATTCATGGACAGTGTCTCTAATAATTCTAGATTCCATCCTTCTCCTCTAGAAATGTAAATACCACAATCACTATAAGAAATAATTTCTGCAATAGCTTTATGATTAGGTAGTCTAGGAAAAATTTTTATTTTTTTTCTAAGATTAGAGGATTCCACTAAAGATATCCATTGATTTTCTTGATCTTTATTAAGAAATGGATTATGGGTTACCATCCACAGCTCTACATCGTCCTTATCTGTAAAAGCTTTATTGAAACATTCAATAATAATATCATGAGATTTCCTTTTTTCCCACTTACCTATTGTGAGAAAAACATATTTATCCGTTTTATTTTGTAGAGAATGATCAAAAATAGATCTGTCAACTCCAAGAGGTACAATCTTTATAGGTTTATTTATATTATTTTTTAGTAGTACATTTTTAGCCCATTCGGATGATACAATAATTTCATCAGGAAAATTTAAATGATATATTTCTTTTTGATTAAGAGTATCTACTTCAAAAAAGGGAAAAGCAAAATATTTTCCATCTCCTATTCGATTAAGTAAATCGAACTGATGCCAGATTTTAACGCACGGACTGTCGTATGGTATGATGTGACTATAACTGATACAATTATTAAGTATAGATGCTTGTTCTTGAGATTCTACATTAGGATGTCCTATCGGACTTAATCCTATATTGTGATTGCTAGCTAAAGATAAAAGTATATTTAGACCAGCATATCCATATCCTGTCGATCCTATTGGCGTATTGAGATGTATATTCATAATGTTTTATCGAAATGTGTTCTGTTGACTCTTATAAATTCTGCACACTTTGACAGATCTTTAAGGGATGAAGAACCAACATATGCACAAGCGCTTCTTATTCCTCCTGTTATATCCGAAATAATATTAGAAACACAACCTTTATATGGAACAGTTAATACTCTGCCTTCGCTAGCGCGATAGTTTTTGACCCCTCCATATTTTTCTTGTGCTTTGTGTGAACTCATACCATAAAATTTTAATGTCTTTTTTCTTTTATCTGATGGATAATAGCCAGGATCATTTGGTTGCCACCATTCTCTAACTACTTCTCTGTCGTTATTAATAATTGCGCAACGATACTCGTATTCCCACTCTCCTTCGCATTGATCTGTTCCAGCGAGCATACCTCCAAGCATCACAAAGTCAGCATTTGCCGCAAAAGCCTTTACAACATCCGATGGTGTTCTACACCCGCCGTCCGCACAGATCAATCCTAGTCGCCTGTCTTCGTTTTTTAAACCATGAGCAGCGTGTGAGCATTCTGCTATGGCAGACAGTTGGGGGAAACCCACACCCGTTTTTAGTCGAGTTGTACAAGCAGAACCTGGACCTATGCCGACTTTTACTATATCAACACCACCATGCAGAATTAACTCTTGAACCATTTCTGGAGTACATACATTACCCGCCATTATAATTGGACTACTACCAAATTCGTGTCTTATTCTATTGCAGAAATTAACGAAATCATCAGTATATCCATTAGCAACATCTATACAAATATTTGGTATTTGATTTAAAATATTATATATATGATGTACTTTAACTATGTCTTCTTCTTTAATGCCTATGCTAATCCATTGATAATTACTATCAAATATATTTTTGTAACTATCAATATTATAGTGTTTATGAAGACATGTTATCATATGTTGTCTGGCTAATACGGATGACATATCAAAAGTCCCGGTTGTGTCCATATTAGCAGCAATAATCGGCACTCCACTCCAAGATCGACTAGAATGGTAAAAGGAAAATTTTCTTTCAAGAATAACTTCTTGTCTAGATGCGGCTCTGGATCTTTGAGGAACCAAGAGAACATCATCAAAATCTAATTTTATCTGTTCATTTATTTTCATTTTTATTTTTTTCTAATTGTTTATATAGATAAGAATCTTCAATGTTCAGTGTGATCTCCTCATCTTTTTCAATATTTTTGTATGCTATAATTTTACCGTAAAAGTGTTCAAAATTAATATCTAAGAAGGCATTATAAAATTCATTGGGTACAGCATAGTTATATAATCCTCCATATCCCATAGGAAAATAAATAACATAACCATGTTTTTGGCATTCTGCACATTTACATGAGTCGTTTATTAATGCATAGTTTATTATGGTTTGATCAAATTGATAGTTAGTTCTAAAATGTAGTGGTAGTATCGGAAAGACTTCTATCACTGATTGACTAGATATAGCTTCTCTTGCCAAAACTCCTCTACCATGAATATAAGATTTAGATATATATATTTTAGAACAATCGTATTCTATATAGGGTATTTGTTGTTGTTGAGTCATATATTAAAAAAACACCATCTTTTATGGTGATCTATAGTGTAAGTATTATTGATATAGTTAAGATATGTTGTGAGTTCATCCCAATTACTAAATATAAATTCATGTGGAATAGTACCAAATAGCCAATCCGGAGCATGATTTTTACCTTGTTCTATTTTAATAAGAATTGGTTTTTTTTGTCTGTTGGCCCAAAATATTTCTTCAAGAGTGCCGCACGGATGAGTATTTAGATCCAGATTAACTATTAGAAAATCGCTTATGTCTACCATTCTCAAATCAACAGATCTTATTTCCCTCATTATTTCAGATAATTCGTTATATTTACCTTCTTTTTTAAGAATCTGTTTTTTCTTTGCTACAACTGTATCTTCCATACCAAGATTGGTAGGTTTATTCAAAGGATTGAATACCTGAATTCCATACATTTCTAATATAGGCGTGATAAAATTTCTCCATCCGCCGCCCCTATCCGGAACTCTATCAACAGCACCGGCCAAGTAACATCTTTGATTTTTAAGTCTATTCATGATTTATATATACAAAAAAGTTTTCCTTACATTTTGTCTTTGATGATGAGTAATAATCTTGTCTCCAGGTTCTAAGTCCTCTAAGACACCCAGCAATCATGCAAAAAAGAAATACAAAATACATAATAAGTTATTTTACATAAATATAAACATTGTTTATATCTAACCATATATCTTCTATTAGTTTTGATATCAGATTCCAGTCTCCACCAGAAGAACCGCATCCAAATTTTGGACAATGTAATTCTACTGAAGTATTTTCATTATTATTTTTAAAGTTTTTTATATAGTTTTTAACCATAGACATAGAATAAACTAATGCAGCATAGTTTATTGGTCTAGGATTTTTCACGCTTCTTAGTCCATTTTGGGCTATCATATTAGCAAAAATAATCTTATGCCTATATAAAGGTTCCGTATAAGTTTCTACAAATTGTGTGTTTCCTAATTTTTGAGAACCGATAGACATATGATAATTTTCTTTAACTATTGGATAGTATTTAGTAATATATCCTGCAAAAGATCCGGCAAATATATTATTATTGCTACAAATATGAGGAACAATTACAGAACAACCCTTTTCTCTCATCGAGATTCTCTGTTTGATACTATCAAAAATATTTTGTTTGTTCATGAAACTTAAAACAAACTTTCGATTATTTATTAATGTAGACATTTTACACTATTTTTTTCCATTTTCCTAAAGGACACTCCTGATCAGCCCACGCCAGTTTATTTAGAAAAATTTTTCTATTATTAACATAGCATCCGCACATCATGCATGTTTGATCTTTTGAATTATACATATCGCAGGAGTTGTGACATATATTGTATCTATAAAGAATTTGTTCGTGAGAACTTTTGGGGAACCCAGAATAAATATGAAATATTAAAGATTTAAGAAATGTTTTTATTCTTTGTATCGAAATTTTTCTCATCTTTAAACTCTTTTAGTAAAAGTATGTTTCCGTCTTTATCTCTGTAGTAAAGATCTATTGTTTCCGTCATTGTGTTATTGTCGAACCAGTACGATAGTCCATCACTAATACTAATTGCCATTTTTTTAATATTATCTTTTGTTTTTCTGTAGTCAGATGATAATACATATTTATTATTTTTGATCTGAAAAACATCTCCTGGAGCAATTTCCTCAATGTATTTCGTCATTATCTACTTCCCAATTATCCAGCTCTTGTTCTTGCAAAAGCTGCTTTTGTTTTTTAAAAGCTTTTTTCAATTTGTGTTCGTCGTAATCAGAAAAATAGTTCTTGTCGTTATTTTTTTTGAACTTTTTCTTGTTAAAATTGCTTCTTCTATTTTCTTTTCTATCAAAATCCATAAATACCTTTCTGTCACATAACTATGATACTAAACGATCATCAACCTGTCAAGTGATAATTTTGGGCTTGACACGCCATAGATTTCTCACTATAACTTATGCAGAGGTTTGATTTAATTAATTGGTTGAATAATACCATATCCTTGATATTCCTTAGTACTTGGGTATCTATTGTCCATCATTGGTATTGAGTACTGTTTTAGAAGATTTACATAGTCATCCTTTGATTCTAGTTTATATTTCTTGTGTTTTATATTATAGCTTAATACTAAAGATGCTATTCCAACAGCAAACGGATTACTCATACTTGTACCACTCATTATCGAATACCTGTTTCCTGGAACACATCCAAGAATATTGTCTCCTGGTGCAAGAAAATCTAATTCTTCTCCACTGCATGAGAATGGTGTTCTCTTAAAATTTTCGTCTATTGCTCCAATGGCTATTGTATTTGTATATTTTGCAGGATACATTATCCCTAATCCAGGACCACTGTTCCCGGCTGCACAAAATATTATCTTGTTTTTGGATACTGCATAGTTTATTGCTTTTTCTATATCTTTACTAGAATGACTAGATCCGAGACTCATAGTGATAAAGTTAACCTCAAAAACATCTGCCGCATAATATATACCGTCCACTACGGACCTAACCGAACCGCCACCTGAATCACTTAATACTTTGACTGGTAAAATTTTTGTCTTTGGAGCAACCCCGACTATTCCTCTAGAGTTATTAATCGCTGCTATTGTTGACGAAACATGTGTTCCATGCCCATTTTTATCTATTGGTCTGTCTTTTAGATCTATAAAATTTTTACCATCTAATAAATTATCAGATAGATCAGCATGACTCAAATCACATCCTGTATCCAAAACAGCACAAACAACACCTTCTCCAGAACTTTGATTCCATGATTTTTCTATATTAAATTTTTTTATTTCCCATCCTAAGGTCTGAGGATCATTCGGAGATAGACCATATACTGGTTCCGAAATATATGGCAATAATCCTATTTTATTTTTATTGAACCATTTCTGAAACATTTTATTTATCATCTGTTAATTGAAAAGCTGTATCTATAATCCAATCTTTATATACACTAACTCTTGTATGAACCGTGACTGCTCCGTATTTAGACTTTCCCTTGTTGGGTTTATCTTCTACCACACCAGAATGTATTCCTGCGAGATCATTTCCTATAAAAAGTCCTCCTCCGCTATCCCCAGGAGCAATAATAAACTCTAATTCTGTTTTGCCGGTTTTTACAGATGGCGAACAAAATAACAAATACTCGTTTACTGCATCAATAATATTAGATCCTGCTCTTTTTTTACTTTCTTTATTAGATATTATCCCTGTAATAAATGTACCAGTAGCACCGTACCCTGCCAAAGAACATACGGATCCGTTTTCTCTGTCGTTTTTATATATATCTGGATACCAATCCAGTCCTATGTCGCCAGAAACCAAACACATTGCTATATCGTGTTTACCAAATTTTTCATAATCATAATCTTTATGAACTACTATTTTTTTAACGGGTAATAATTTTGTATTAAAAATTACAACAGAAGTTTTATTATTATGAAATATATGAGCAGCTGTTATAATTATATTACTTTTATACGCTACTACAGATCCAGAATACGGAGTATCATCCTGTTTCCTACCTATTATTTGACCGACATAAGGAAATTTTGATCCATATTCTATATATTTATCATCAGGCGTAGAAGGATCTATTGTTCCGGAAAAAGATAATGTTCCATAAATCATTAATAATATCATTAATAATATTTTTATCATAAAATTGACTTTTTATGTTTAAAAAATTATGCACCATTTTAATAATATATTTTATTGAATAGTATTTAGTCCAGTATACTGGCCGCTATCAAACAACCTTTGGCTACTGCATGTAAAGGATCTTTTGAATGCGTAACACTATCTATAGGTAATGGAAAATTATTTTCTAACAATTTTTCATGTAATTTTTCAATATAACCCTGTGCTTGAGATGTACCTCCAGCAACAACTATTTTAATTGGATTTTTAAACTTAGGTAAAGATTTATGATTTAATAAAGCTACAGATAATTGTTTTGCTGTATACTCTATTAATCTTTCATAGTACGATGAAACCGCACTCAACACAGGATTTTCGTTAGGTTCTCCTACTTTAAAATTTCCTTCTTCTTTCTCGACTTGAACAACACTGTCCGGTTCACCAGTTGCAATAGCACTCATACGGTCTATCCAATCGCCTGACTTAGTTGTACTAAAAACAACCGTTGGCTCTCCGTTTAACATAACACAAACATTTGTCATTCCCGCCCCACAACTTACGCCTATTCCCGTATAGTCACACTCTTCTAGTTCAGCATAACATAACGCTTCGGCCTCATTCACTGATCGTGCATCATAACCAACTTCTGACAATATTGTTTTGACTACATCTTCATGATATCCAACGTCAAAATCATCGTCTTCTTGATCGACAGGCTGTGCAGGGACGCAGAACACTATTTTTTCATTTTCTTCTTTTGATTGTCCTACTACTTCTTTTAAAATATATGCTAGAATTCTTTTTGCATCTTTTTCTTTAACCGATACTACTCCTCTAAACATCGGTCTCCGCGCTGTTTCATTTCTTTCTACTGCTTTTTCGATAGCGTCTTTTCCTAATATAATAAAAGATCCGTCGCTATCTTTAATAAAGATCTTACCCTTTAGACCTTTTTCTATCATTTTATTAGCTACTGGCGTCGATGGTTTTATCACATAAAAAGCATCTCTAAAATCCTTGAAAGATATACCTTCATTATTTTGACTAGCCATAACTATATAAGAAGTACCAACGTCAAGACCCTTACTCATATTTTTATCCTTTCATATTTTTTAATTTATTTATTGATGATTCTAAATTATCTGTTGTGTTTTTAGTTTCACCAAGACTAGTATATTTTTTTTCTAGATTATCCGTACTTATTTTTGTAACTATTTTTTTTTCATCTATATTTATCGAGTTTTGATTTGTATGGTTTGTTGAATTTTTATGTGGCCTGATTGAATATTCTATATTAGAATTATTATTACTTTTAATTAAATATCCAATAAAAAAAGAAACTATATTTAGTAAACATAATAGTATAAATATTTGACTATTAAAATCAATCATATTTTTTCTCAATAACATGTTTACTTTTTATAATACACTATTATATTAGTATCTCTTTGATTATATTTCCATTATCAATAATTTTAACAGGTCTATTTCCTGGAGCTATTAGATGTTTATTATGATCAATGCCTAATAGATTATATAGTGTGGCGCCCCAGTCCTCTACGCCCACCGGATCGTCCTGTGGTTCGCTTGCTGTGTCGTTGCTGGAGCCGTATACCAGCCCTTTTTTAATTCCTCCGCCTGCCATGACTATAGAAAAAACACGCGGCCAATGATCGCGCCCAGCGGTTGGATTTATTTTTGGAGTACGACCAAATTCTGTGGCAACACAAACCAGCGTTGAATCTAATAGACCTTTTTCATCTAGATCATTTATTAGTGCAGAAAAAGCTTTGTCGAAAGATGGCAACTGACTACCTATATTTAGTGCTATATTATCGTGATGATCCCATCCGCCATAAGTTACGTTCACGAATCTGACCCCGGCTTCTACCAATCTTCTGCTTAGTAGTAATCTCATTCCAGCAGCAGTTTTACCATAAATTTCTTTGGTCTTATCGTCTTCTTTGTTAATATCGAATGCTTGTATAGCCTGAGACGAATTCATAATATCATAAGCATTTTGATAAAAAGAATTCATAGAATCCAAAGAGTCCGACTTTTGCCTAACATTGAACTCTTTGTTGACTATTTCTAGCATCGCTTTTCTTTTATCAAATCTATTTATAGATATTCCATCTGGTAGTGTTAAATCTCTAACTTTAAAGTTTGGATCTTCTGGATTTCCACCAAGACTAAATGATGAATAACTGTGACTAAGATATCCGGCACCAGCAAATTCGTTGGGTACATTAGGTACTGTTATATATGGAGGTAAATTATTCCTGACTCCTAATTGTTGACTGACTACTGATCCTAAACTCGGATACTGAATGGCTGGACTAGGACGATATCCAGTAAACATATTATTAGTTCCACGCTCATGTGCTGTTTCACTATGAGTCATGGATCTGATAATGCTAATTTTGTTCGCTATTTTTGCAGTTTCTGTTAGGTATTGACTAAAAAATATTCCAGGAATACTGGTTGATATACTATTCAAAGGACCCCTATAATCAACCGGACTATTAGGTTTTGGATCAAAGGTTTCTTGATGAGCATATCCGCCCGGTAGATAAATATAAATCACTGACTGTGCTTTTGCTTCCTTCACAGAAGGTTCTTCTGCTCTTAATTTTAGGTAGTCTCCAAGATTTAATCCTAGATATCCTAAAACACCTGTGTTGATAAAGCCTCTTCTGTTAAACATAAAACATCCTTTTCTGGTTATATTATACACTATTATAGCAAAATAGGTGGGACAAGCCCACCTATCTTGATTTAAATTAATTGTCTAATTTAGATACTATTATTAGTTAGTATAGTTTCCTATCACTCTGCCCTTTTGGGTTCGTGATATAAACTTTTTTCTAACTAAATACGGCTCTATACTATTTTCAATAGTTTCTACAGCAATACCAGTAAGAGAAGATATCGCTTTTAAGCCTAATGGATTACCCTTGCTACTTAATAGTAAATTCAAATACATTCTGTCATAAGCATCCAATCCGTCTTTATCAATACCTTGAATACTAAAAATCTCATCTATAGATTCTGTAGAATTTGGATGACAGGTCTTGTAGTTTTTATACCACTGTAATCTAGAGTTTAGAATTCTAGGAGTTCCTTTGCTTCTTTTAGCGATCTCAACAAGATCAGTCTCATCAATAGAAATAGAGAGTTTATCACAGTTCGATCTTGCTAGTTTAGCTAAATCAGTATCGTTATAAAAACTAAGATGTTCTTTGATACTGAATCTATCATAAAATGGTTGACTTAAACTACCACCACTAGTTGTTGCTCCTACCAAAGTAAAAGCTGGAAGATCAATAGTTTCTGGTTTTTTCTCTAGAGTAATAGTTAATACAAAGTCTTCCATAACAGGATACAAAAATTCTTCAACAAGTTTTGGTAGCCTGTGAATTTCATCAATAAATAGAACTGATCGTGGTGCAATTCCCATAAGATATGGAATAATATTTTTAACACTTCTGAGATTTGCCGCGTTGGTTGTGTACAGATTCACGTTCAATTCGTTGGCGATAGCACTCGCTATGGTAGTTTTGCCAAGGCCCGGTGGCCCATCTATTAAAGTATGTGGCATCACGGTTGATGTTTTTAAACAGCCCGTCACGCTGACTTTTAGCCTGTTAATCACATCATCTTGCCCAAGAATTTCGCTAAATTTAGTTGGCCTTATACCTTTAGACATTTTTTATCTCCAATGATTTTAATGATAACTCAATAAGTTGTACGGCATTATCGGTTTGATTAATTAGATACGTTTTAGTTAGTATGTCTTTAGCCTCTTGATTTTCAATGCCATACTGAACCAGTATTTTAACACATTTGTTTAACAAGTCAACCGGAATTCTTAATTCAGATTTATTGTGTTCTATTGCATCCTCGTTTGCGTTGGGCTTTTTCTTTACTTTAGATTGATTGCTATATTTGATTTTTATGTTGTCTATTGTTTTTGGCCTAAACACTGTTCCACAATCACAAACGATCTTGAAATTTTTGGTCTTGACTTCTCGTAAAAATAACCAATGATTAGCACCACAATTTTCAGACGGACATCTATATAGAAAAGAAGCATCAACCTCAATCGGTTTCAGGTGTTTCATCATCTTTTATCCAGAAAACAAAATCATTGATCTGTTCATCATAAGCGGACTCTATCATGCCCTTACTTGCTAATGATGATAGCATATTACTAACTAGTCGTCCATTCATTTCTTCTATAATTTGTGAAAATATTTTTTCATCAATTAAGTATCTTGACTCATTTGTGATTTTATGTTTTTGTTCTTTAGCCAGACTCTTAACTATGACCAGAGATTCTTGCTGAGTTAAAATTTGATCCATCTCCTCCAAATCATCTTGACTAATTTCTGTAATAAGTTTTGTAAACTCGTCAGGATCATCTCCTATGCTTTTATCGAAACCATTGAATACAAGTTTTCTGGCCGACCTTGTAAACTCTTCTAAATCATCTATAATATAGTTTTGTTTACCCATGTCTTTCTCCGTATTTAGTTTAGGATATCAAATAATCCTTTGTAGTAATGTGGTTGTAATACAAAATGAACAGCATGACTTTGAATGTGGTTTAAGTATTCTCTTGCTAATCCAGCGTTAACAAAATATTCTTTTTTCCATATGGGTTGTTTCTGATAGTTACTCCCCAAATACTGGAAGTTTTTAGGCTTCTCAGTATTGGAGAAATAACTATTCACAGGAAATGACTTTTTGGGAAAATTAACATACCAAACATTTGATGATCCTTCGACTATATCATTTAGAGTATCATATAGCATTTTACCCCAAGCGTCCCAAGCGGCGGGATCAAACTTGAAATAGTGCTTATATTTGTCTTGAGCATCATCATAATCATGCTCATCGTTATAGTCATCATCTTCGTGCATACTACTTACCTATAACTGTATCTATTTTGATTGGCTACATTTTTACGATTGCGTCCTCTACGACCCTTAAATCCTAGTCTCTTTATGAGATTATTAATCGTTTGGCGACTAAGATAGTACTTATTACCATAAAAGGTATTATTTTCAAAATGATAGTAAAGACCTTTTGCTGATCCTAGTTCACTCATCAATTCAATAAACTTTTTCTTAGCTTCTTCATTAGCTAATAAAAGCTGTAAAAGAGGATTAATGTGTCTACCCATTTGTTTTCTCCTTGTTTTATTATAAGGTTGTGTCAAAGGGTATAGAGTCTCCTATACCCCTGACACGGAACCCTCATCCAATACAAAACTTGTCACTAAGTTGATTAGCCAAATCTTTTGCCGCACTACTAAGGAAACGATTATTACTAAAATAGAGAGGCGTTGAGACTTGATTAAGGAACTCTACAACGGTCTTTAAAAGTTTGGTCTGCTGACCATCAAGGTTTATATCCTCGTCAGGCAGAGCGTCCTTTAACTCCGTAGACCCATTCTCATCGTCCATCAGAGTATCGTCATCATTCGGATGGACCGGCACTGGATCGCCATAAGTCTTATACATTTTAGTTTTCTGGAAATAAACAGCCTTCTGATTATTAAGATCCTCTGTGCTGTTTGTATAAGTCATCTGGTTGAGAATATCAGCAGCAACATTAACTGATACTGGAACACCAGTAATATCAGACTGCTTATAAGCCTTAGCATAACCCTTATACCATTCGTCGCTACATTTCTCAGGAATTATCTGTAGAGTAGCGGGTTGACCAGTAAGAGCAGACTTTAGATCGGCAACATTAATTGGTTGACCAGTACTACCATAAAGAATACTGGTAAAATAAGGAGCCTTCTTTTCCCATTCCTTACGCCACCAAGTATATGGTACACGATAAATCTGATTGGGCTTAATCGCCCTTGGATCGCCATCAAAATAGTTTACCAACTTCTTTTGAAGGCCATTCCAGAAAGTTTTGTTGCTTCCAACAATTTTACGACTAGCATCATCAAAAATCCAGTAACACTGATAGCCATTACGAGTATCAACTACCCAACTAGGCTTAACTGGAAAATCATTGATCTTTTTGAGGAATTGCTTTTTCTTAGTCATAACAACGCTGGGCTTAAAATACTTTCCGTCGCTATCACGACCAGCATCCATATCACAAAAGCAACAAGTAAATTGCTTGATAGCATATAGTTTACGTCCACCATTTACATAAAAATAAACATCTGAGTGGTTTGAGATATTAGCCTGTAGAGCATCTTCAAGATCGCTAGTATGACTCATACTGCTAATCTTCTTACGAGGATTACCGTTATAAACAAAGATGTTGTTCTGTCTAAAAGAACTCAAAAACCTATGCTGTTCTGCTGCGTATCCATTAGCATGAGCATTATTATTCTTATCGAAAGGATTAAATCCAATATTATCGCTAAACATTTTAGTATTCCTTATTTTCCTGTAAACCTTGTTGGGAGAGGCACCATACCTATCATAGTCAACAAAAGAGTGTTGGCGGGATCGAACCGCCATAGCCCAAATTGCTCACTCCGTTTTTATCAAACATAATCCTGATCAGGATCATAGTCTTCATCTTCATCTTCATACTGATTCCAATAATCATCATCATACTCGTCATATAACTGCTCTTCATCGTCATCATAAGAGTCTTCGCTAAACTCAGCCTTGTAAAGAGGCTTTAGTAGTTCGCCTTGATATTCACCAACAACTTCATATCGACAAGTACGAAGTTTCTCATGATTACAATCACTAGGAACGCTGACAACATCCTTTGGATTGATCTTGACAATCATAATATGATCGCCACTATCAGCACTACCATAATTAGCCACATAGTTCAAAGCACCAGCATGAAGTCCCTGAGAGCAACCAACACTACGATTGTCGTCAACCTTAGCCCTATTCATTTGGCAAACTTGTCCAACATGATTATCAAATGTGCCAGCATACTTATCCATATAATCGCTGCGAACAGCCTTGTATGCTAGAAAATGACCATCCTCAGTTATTGGCAGATGTTCATGCTCCAAGAAATCATACAGTTCCTTTTGGCTCTGCATACTAGGATTTTCCATAAGATTATTCAAGAAGTTTACAAGAGGCTGAAACGGTAATCCCTTACTCATAAACTCTAGAATACGCTTACTAATGCTACCATGAACTTCTTCGCCATCAAAAAGCACCTTGCCGTTCTTGACTTCAACCAGACCATCACTAAATGATGATACTGCCTTTTCAATATCCACCAGATCTAGCAACTCATCATTTGTTGCTGTTGGTAGAGCCTCAAGAATCAACTTGTAATTAATATGATCTGGAATAACTTGATAAGCCTTATTATTCAAGATCAGTGTCAAATTACCATCAACCCACATAAACGGAACGCTCATTTTAATTTCTCCTCTTTTCCTGTGAAATTTATTTGATCAAAACACCTAGACTATTTCGTAACTGTTCAATACCGTTGTCATCAATAGTTATAAACCATGCTGGCGGACTATAGTAACGATTATGATGTACTCTAAGTGGATTAGAGGAACCAATTCCGTTTAATCCCGCATCAGCACCGTTTGATTCCAACGTACTGCTCACAATATACTTGAGCATCGGCACCTTGTCAACCTCCGCTTTAAACTTTTTTCTAAGATCACTACTTTTCGTTATCGACTCACAAAAATCTTTGGATTCTTGAGAAATTGATACTATCTTAGATGTATAATCTTCGCTATACATAGTATTGATCTCGCTCTTTAAGATATTAAACTCTTGAGTTTGTTTACGAATCTTCTCAGGATCAATACCATTCATATTATGCTTTGCTAATATTTTTGCCATAGCAGCAAAGTATTCTGACTTCTTACAAAACTTCATATCAAAACTATTATGGATAACATGAGCAAAAAAGTAATGAATCATCCATTGATCGACCAGATTACAAAGTTCCGATCCGTCAATATACTTATGATAATCAATACCAAAAATGTTTAGAATAGCAACCGCTACTTGTCTATCTGTACGAATTCTGTAATAACCATAAGTATCATTCTTCTCGTCTGTATTATACTGTTCAGTACAGTAGTCTACAATATTCTTATATGAACCAACTTCTCCGCAGAGTTTACTCATCATACTCTTTAATTTAGGCTTGATCCAAGCATTGAAATCAATAAGATTCAAATCTTTGATCTTACTAACAGCACTCTGCTTGATAGCAAGAATATTCTTGTCTTTCAATAGATTGTGAAGAGTATGATTTTTATCTTTAATGATTTTGTTAAGATAAGCGATAGATGGAAATCCTTCCACCGAAGCATATCTAATAATAGGAATATAAATTGTTTCGTCTTGATCCTCAATAGTTTCGTAGGTATCTTCGTCTACTTCTCTAAGAAGATCAGAATCATTTATTCCATTACCAGATAGCACTAGTTTATCGTTAGCGTCTGGACAATCACGAATAATAAAAACCTCACCAGCACTAATCTTACCAAAAGAAACACTGCTCTTGCGTGGTCCCTTGCTAAGTAGACTACGATAATCAGAAACATTAACTATATTGGTTTCTCCACCAATATCACTAATGATATCATCAAAACCCTCTGTAGAATCTTCTGGATGATCACTATCCACCATAAGATAAGCAAAGCAATCATTCTGATTACAATATTTTGTCACAATCTTTTTGGCGGTTTCAGCACCCTTAATATCGCAGCGGAAAAAGATCATTTTACCACTCTTTTTAGTTCCGCTCCAATAGTATTGAGGAACTCCCTTGAGTGTTTCGTTATGAATTTTATCTGTTAGATAAACCATACGACGAGAGCGATATCCGGCTGTTCTAAAATTAAAAACATATAACTGCTTATTTTTCTTGAACTTGTATTCAAGATCTTTGCCACTAGTTAATTCGTGGGTCTTTCCAGACTGATCAGTCCATGATGCACCAGCGGTCCATCCACCAGCAAGATCGCTTAGATTATAATAAGTCTGATAAGCATCTACCAGATTAGTACACTGAGTAATCTTTTGGGTCATATCTTCTTTGAGTTGAAGATAAATATCTTGGGTTCTTTCACGCAAAACTTTAAGAACATTCTTTGTATACTGTAAGCCTTCACGACTCACATCCATTTCTAATTCACCAATATCAAAATTGATTTCAAGATACAAGCCAGACCCTAGAACCTCCTTGACTAGGTTCTTCCAGTTATCCACATCCACCTTTTTGAAGGTACGATTCCATCTCTGGATAGCGTCATTGGAAGCGTCTTTTTCTGCTTCTCCAATAATCTTTGAACTATCAACAGGATAAGCAATATTACCCATGATAGCAACAATACCACTATCAGCATTGTTGTACGCTGAAGGATATTGATCATTATTATTTGCTAGCCTACCAATCCTCCATCCCTTACCATCAATAACAAAATTGGTATAAGAGTACGAATGATCGGAAAGATTCTCCCCAAAACCACCCTCAATAATGGGCTTCATTTTGAAGTAATGGAAAATTCTTTTTGCTTTGGTAGTAAACTCGCCAAAATCACACTGTTTAACAGCAAAACTAATTTCAAGACCATTGGCTTCCTTAGTTGGACTAATATCGAACAGATTAAGACTAGGAACACCATTCTCGTCCATAGCCGCAATATAAGAATACTTAGTTCCGTTATAGTAAGATACTGTGCTAAAACTCTTGGTATAAGCAAACGGACTCTTACTACCTAATCCAAGACAACCAACAAAATCATTACTATCGTTCTTGTTGCTTGCACCATAAGTGGTATACAGTTCCTCCATATCCTGCTGACTAAGACCCGTGCCATAATCGCGCACAGTAAAAGATGGAACCGCTTGTGTTGGCAGAATAACCTTAAAAGGATTCTTATTACCAGCAGCAACGTGAGCATCATAAGCATTTGTGCTTAGTTCACGAATAACCGCCATTACCTTATCGGAATACAGAGAGTCCGACAAGATTTTAAACATTTTGCTCGTTTGAGCAATAGTAAATTGATTACTGCTTTCCAAGCCCCTACTATGAATTTCAACCGTTCGATCTGCAAGTTTCATCGTTTAAGTCTCCAAGTTTCCTGTGTGATACGCCAAGTATATCATCGACAATCGTGGTTGTCAAGCGTTAATCAAAAAGTTTCGTCGTTGTCGTTGTTTTCTTCTCCATAAGACTCGTAATCCTCTGAAACATAATTATTTTCGTTATATGGCATCCACTCATCAGTATCGTCATATTCTATTTCTTCATCGTCTGGTTCATCTAGAATAATTTCAAATTCTTTCACCTTGTCTGCTATCTCATCTAATCTTCTATTAATAAGTTTAACAACTTTTTTTAGTTCTGATAAGTCTCTATTATTAGTTTCTTCTATTTTTAGAATCTGTTTATCTAGTTGTAGAATTTCTTTTAGTATTCTTTCTATATCTTTCGACATATTTTTTCCTATTAGATAGTTGTAATATCTAATACACCGTTTTGGTATCAAAAATGTCTTTTATTAAAATTAGAATACTCTTTTATGTCGCCATATTCCCTAATTTTTGTATCCTCATAAGGAGCGGCTACTCTTCTGTAGAACTCTTGCTTTATATTCTCTAGAACACCAGTGATCATTGCTATTTTTGCATATGATTCTCTGCCCATCAAAGATGCAATGATTCTGGAAAATGAATAATTAATATCTCCAAGTATAAATGAAAAATCTTCGTTAGTCATATTTCTGTTTGTGGACTTTGTAATATCTAAACAAGCAATCATTTTATCGATGCAAATATCCAACTCTTTTCTCATATCTTCTTTAATATATGGCATCTGGTTCCTCACATTTACAAAAATATTCGTAACAATAGTAACATTGTGGACCCGGTTTTCCCAATCCCCAAGCGTCACTAGCAGGATCAAAACTTTCTAGTCCAGTATCGATACAAACCAATTTATCATTAATTAAGCCTATATTATATTGATGACAATCCCAAAAATCTAAATTAGTATGATGCTTGATATCCTCAACCAAGTCTTGTATTTTTTCCAGAAAATGAGTATATTTTTTACTCCATCTTGTAATTGGTTCTGTGGTCAAATACTCAGCAATTTCTGTTACAAAACCATACGAACTATACAAGGATATATCTTTGATTGGTAATTTAACCACATCAGTATATGCTATTGGAGATAGTCCGTATTTACTAAGTAGTTGTTGAAAAAATAATGCGGCCTTAGCATCTTTTTCGGATTTAAATTCTTTGAATCCTTTATTGGTTTCGTCGAGTAAAGGATAAAAGTTACAATATCCTCCCTCATCAAACCATTCACTATCAATAGTATAATTCATATCAATACGATATCACCGTAGGATACTCTCCTGTAATATTATACAAAAAATCTTTTGCTTTTTTAAGATCAAAAAACTCTGCGATAAATACTAAAGAAGGACTAGGATTATTTTCTCTTTTTTCACCATATATTCTATAAAATGGATCATCTATTGCTTTGTATGAATTTTCTAGAAAATCAGCAACATTTCTTATTTCATCAATATATGTTCCACCATCATAATCATTATATTCTCGTACTGTCATTAAAATAAAATAACTAATGGGAGATTTAGTATTATGATTAGGAACTCTAGCACTACAAAGAGTATTCATATTAATTACTACGATATAATGGAATAATTGTTGACTGATCAATGTATGGATTATTTTGAAGTCTAAGATCGTATATATCGCCTCTATTATTAGTTCTTGCCCATGCAACTGGATCTATGCTGAATTTTGAACGAAGTCTTTTAAGTTCATCTTTAGCATTATTAATCCAGAATAAATCTGCCCCAGAAACTAATGCAAAATCAATTAATGTATCGAGCGGATAGGAATTTTTATCCATAATAATTCACTTTCTGTAGTATGAGATTGGAGGGAGTCGAACCCTCACGCCTATTAGGCAATAGATTTTGAGTCTATCGTGTATTCCAGTTCCACCACAATCTCGGTTTCCAGCAACTTAAATAAAAATTGCTGGAGTTTTTGAACATCAGTTGCCAGAATGAGCAGCCTTTAGTCTACGAGCAGTTTCGGCCATAGCCTCAACATTATCGACAGTACGAACAGGCTTTGCTCTTTGCATCTCTGGAAGATCAATACCCTTTTCAGCAAGAACCTTTTTAACACGACCAAATCTACTCATTGTACTAGCCAACTTTTGTCCAGTTTTACTAGCAATCTCAGCATATGTATTACTCGAATAAACTGCCTCTAGAAAAGCGTCATCACTGCAACGAACGCGAGTCTGCTTGATCGAAGTACTAACCTCTGCCATAATTATCCTCCAAACATTCTTTAATAAGCCAAACGAACTTGGGCTTAGTCACCTGACCAATACAACCCTTGCTCGTTCCTATCATTCTACTCCTTAGTATCGGTTCTGTCAATGGCTCAACTTGAAAAATTCTTTTTTAGGGACCATCGCGCTAATCTTATTTATCGATAAAAATATTATCGAATTCTTCCTTCAAAAATGCTCTTATTTTTGCTGCGTTTGGGCTACTTTTTAGATTTTCATATAGTTTTTCTTGACTAGAATTTCTAAAATTTTCTATCTCCATTCCTTCACCGAAAGTTTTTTCCGCTTCTATCAAAAGAAATTTAATAGTATTTTTAAATTGAGGATATGTTTTCCAATACTCGTTATCATGTTCCTTAACGGCCATAGCAAAACAAATAGCATAAATACTAAAATCCAAACACCCGCTAACAGCATCAACTCTTTCATTTAGAATACCATTATTATAATCTTCAACCGCACTTTTACTTCCTAATATATAAGAATTCCATTCGTCAATAATATATGATGGCATATCATTCCAATCCACAATATTTTTAACAAAGTAGAGATTATATCTGTATGATCTTAAGTCTGGTGGAATATATTTAGTAACTAAATGCATACTAATATTAGATTCTTCCAATACTATACAGCGAGAATTTAAAACATAAAAAACATTTAATTTTTTACTCAATGCTTTACTATATAAATTTCTAAGATGAGATGTTATACCATGAGAAGTTTCATGTACATTGATTCTTCTACTATCTTGATCACCGTATGGTTTTTCAAAACTATGTGTTAATACATCTCCGTATATTGTATTTTCTTCAATTTTACGATACTTATCAACCTCCGTAAATACTAATCCGCTTTTTTCTTTTGGTTTTGGTTTATTTTCTGGAATAGTTTTAGGTTTATCATCCGGCATAATAACCACAATAGTATTGTCTGGTTGATTATTTTCATAGTAGTAATAACCCAGTGCCGAACTTATAACTATTAGGGATAATATTTGTTTAGTTGTCATGATTAATAGATTGTAGCCAATCCATGTAGTTATCATATATGTATCCTGCCTTTCTTGATTTCTCTATGTTCCTAGTCCCTGAACAATCTATAACCACAGATGTTGGTATAACATTGTACTTAAATTCTTTTGCTAATTTTTTATTATCGTCTATATCTAGGAGACAAATAACAAACTTGTCTTTAATTTTTAGTTTATCAAAATCATTTTCTAAAATTGTACAATACTTGCACCATATACTTTTTAATATAACTAATAATAATCTTTTTTCTTTTTTTGCAATCTCTAGCGCCTCCTTATAGTCTATATAAACTATTGATTCCTTTGGAGTATTAACTACTGGTACTACTATAGATACTGGAATATCTTTCCTAGTAGTATGTTTTGATGTATAAAAAAACACAAAACCTAAAATTAGAATTGCTACTAAATATTTATTAATCAT